AATACCAAAAACTCCATACTCATCTGGATGCATCAACTTTTTTCGGTGTTGATCGGCTTCGTCAGCAGTTGAGAATCCTTTACTATAAGCCGTGAATAATGTGTTCATTTTATTTCTTTCCAATCTTGGTTACTACTTCTACTTTGCTCAATTGCAGTTGATAAAGGAATCTACGGTATGTCCGCAATGCTGCAATGCTCATTGGATCTGTCTCACCTTCAAGTTCAGCAAGTTCTTTAATTCGTTCGTTCATTCTTCAACTCCGAAATGTTCAGCAACTTTGCTTGCAATTACCGTTGATTTAACTTTATGACCTTCATATTCAGTGTCAGTTCGATAACATACATCCATACATTCTCGCACAATCAACTGGGCGAACTTTTCCAAGTCAATGTTGTATTCTGAATAACGATGGTAGCATTGTTCAGCAAGTTGTTGAATTCGTTCGTTCATAAAAACCACTCCATGTAAATCCAGGCCACAATGCAAGCAACATTGAACCATACAGCAAACAACACCATGTAGAGCATCACCTGAGCCCGCCGTCCTGCTTGTTCACCTTCGTTCATTCTTCAACTCCTAATGTTGCGGGATTATGATCTAGACGGTTACCGTTATCGTCTGAATAGAAGGTGGCATCATCGTCTGTTATTGTAACACACAAATCGCTATGAAGCAAGTCATAATCGGTGAACTCACCCAAGTCTGTGTACACACGAAACTGGTACTTGTCCAGGGCTGTGTATATTAAATGGCCCTCTACTCCGTCTGCTGATAGTTTCATTCTTGTGTCCTTTGTGGGTAATAGTAATAACAATAAGGCCTGTTGGTGTTCCAATCTCCAGTCATGCCATCCAAATCCTGTAGGCTATCCACAGCGCGAGCTGTCATGCTGTCATGCACAATCCATGGAGTGTCACGCCTTGCCCGCAGGTATTGCTTGAGATAGATCCGGCTTTGTTCCAGCCGATTCATTCTGTATCCGTTCTTTTATCTTCGTTGGAGCGATATGCCATAAAGAACACACCCACGACAAATCCCATTACTAATCCCCAAAAGAAACTCATAGTTCAACTTTAATTTTATCTTTGGGAATCTGGTTATAGGGCATGTTGTGTTTGAGGCTCTCTTCCATGATATGAGCCAAGTCATCTTCAAATTTTGTATATCCGGGATTGGCTCGTAGTCGTTGCCAAAATGGACTATTGGTGTCATTGCTGAACACTTCCTTGATACTGGTTTTATATGCCTTCATTCTTCAACTCCAAAACGGTCTTGAATTCTTTGTTCAATCTCATAGCATCTATCCAGCGCCCAGTCATCGGGTTCAGAAATGTTTCCTACATTATGTGCAATATCCATACATTCCCGAACAATCAACTCGGCGAACTTTTCTGTGTTAAACCCACATTCAGTTTCAGATTGTTTCATCAATTCTTTGAGCAGTTTATAGTTCATTCTTCAACTCCGAAATGTTTTAAAATCTCTTCTGCCAATTCTCGCCTACCCCTATTGTAGTCAGATACGCCACCAACTACGACATTTTTATATTGTAATTTAACACATTCTTTGACAATCAGTTCGGCTAATCTATCAATCCGGCTAAGAAAAGCTGGGGCTGGTATGTTATAAAACCCCATGTCCTCGCCGTAGCTGACAAGCCCAGCTTCCTCAAGCAAGTCTTTAATTCGTTCGTTCATTCTTCAACTCCGAAATGTTCTCGAATCTCATCACCCATGGTTCCGCCACCGTTTGATTTTTCACGCAGGATAAAATCCACTTTACCAGCACATTCCTTTACAATCAACTCGGCAAACTTTTGGTCATTATCTCTCTGAAACGCATAGTGCGCTTCCGGGTAAGGTATTTTGTTTCCTTTAGCCCAGTCTGCTCTAACTTCTGCTCTAGCCTGTTCAGCAAGTTGTTTAATTCGTTTATTCATTCTTCAACTCCGAAATGCTTCAACACTTCACCGCCAATATCTTGTTCATTTGTATCTTGTGCCCAACTAGCACGATTGGCGCATTCCCGCACAATCAACTCGGCGAACTTTGCTACATCTTCAAATGGGACTGTCCCTGTTCCGTCAAATAATTTTGCTTGGTAAGCAAGTTTTACAAATCGGTCGTTCATAGTTCAACTCCAAAATGGTGTTTAATCTTTTTAACAGTGTCCTTGTCATGTTCCTTTAATGCCCGAACTCTTTCGTTGGCAAATGGCTCATGTGGGTTTAGTATCATATACTTTTGATCCACAAACAATTCTGCACATTCCCGAACAATCAACTCGGCAAACTTTTTTGTCTCAATTGTAAGCTCTAATTCAGCCTCTGTGGCAAGTTCTCGAATTCGTTGGTTCATGTGCATACTCCAGTAGTTCGGTGTATGATAGTGTATTCGGGTATGGTGACCACACTGAGCAATACAATCCACAACAAGGTGGCTGTGATGATGCCCAAGCAGAACTGTTTCATGCCAATTCCAATTGCTTAACGTGTTTGCAAGCACCACGATAGGTGTAGCCTGGGCAGGTGCATGTGCCCGCTGATGTGTCCACAGTGTAGGTTTGACCTTTGCTGCCCTCAACTGACACCACGTGGCTGGCCACAACAGGTGTTTCAAATGGATTGGGCGAGACCACGTCAAACTTACGTGCTCGTCGATCAAAGCCTTTGATGGGCGATTTGAAGTAAAATGGCACAGTAGTACCTGAGCGTATGTAAGCAATCAGTGTGTTGCCATCCAGCAGATAAGTGTGATTGGCAGTGTTACCTGGCCACGCAGTGGTTTCCAATAGGGCTTGCATAAAGAACTCATGTAGTTGGTATGTGATGATTATAGCAGGTGTGGCCCGTGAAGTCAAGGGTCAAGATTGCCAAACCCGAGAATCGGCTGCGAAAAAATTTTTGAGCATTCAGCGGCCAAAATACGGGAAAGCAATTCGAAACGCCGCCCGGTACAAGCGCGGTCGCCGTTTCTCTTGGTGATTCACAATTCCCATGTTACAATATGGTATGACTAAATGGATCACAATACTCACTGCCCTATCACTGCAAGGCTGTGCCACTGCATACACAGTGACCTCCACGGCCACATGGGTTGCAACTGGTAAAAGCGTAACGGATCATGTGACTAGTAAGCTCACATATGGTGATTGCGATGCAGTTCGTATGATAACAAAGCTAACTTACTACTGTGAAATGACGGATCCAAGTAAGACATACAACCGTACGGGACTGTGAACATAGCTACGCACAGGAGACCCCGCTGTTGATGTGTGCGTATACACGAGCAATGACTAGTTTATATGTTTGATCAACACTAGTATAATGCCAACACCCAGCGTGCCTGCCAGCATGCGCAGTAACCATAACAGCACAGTCAGCAGTAGTTCGGTTAGTAGTTGATTCATAGTGTAGGAGACCCCGCTGTGCGTTATGTGTATATGTCTAGATTGGGTCTATGCACCAAATGGCAGTCTGCTAACATGGCTAGACTCAATCGGTCTTCCCGTATGTAGAAGCGTATGCCCAGGGGCTGTGCTGAGTATGAGTAGCTACAGAATCCCAATTGATCCAGGGTGTCTGCATCCACAGTGTATGAGTCGTAACAGTATAAGCGCATACTGTATATAGTCAAACCAGTACGTTAGGCCCCGCTGTGAGCTCTGCGTGTACAAGCTGTGTGCAGTTAGGCCCCGCTGTTGATGTGTGCGTGTATAGTGGTTAGGCGGAGATTTTAGAGAAATGTAGATAGAAGATTGGGATGATGGGAGTAACCATTAAAACTATGCCTCTCTGCCCCACCCGGGACCTCATCGCTAGACACCGTACGCCACGGTCCGGAACCCCACTCTTGATTCAAAACCCCAGAACCGTTGCACTTTATCACACTATTCTGCACTTTTCCACATGTTTCTAACCTGGCAACCGCACTCGTTGCCCCTGTACGCTGGGTGGCGGTGAGTCTAGATGCACTTTAGTACGCATTCTTTATGTGTTGTGTCACATAATATAGTCAGTGAGTCCCTATATATGCTACTCAACACATATTTGCTGTACAGTGTATATACAGTAAGGCATGGTGTCTCACTAGATTAACCAACTCAATAGTGCTGAACCATATAAGTACTATGTACACTGGAGGAACACTAACATGATTAACAGTCTAGCTCAAATACGTTTTCCAACTCATCAAGTCGTCATCAGTCGCAGTGATGATTACATACACATATTCAAGTATACAGACTCAGCATGTGCATATGAAGTATTCACTAGCAGTATAGCGGCAGGTGATTACTTATTAATAGAACCGGACAGTCAGCATTATCGTGTGGTAATAGAAGGTGATGTTGCTTGGATGCCTATATATTGCAGGCCTTCACCTTTCCTATAATACATTAATTGTATTAAGGCGGTTCAAACCCGTATCAATTGTCATATAGAGGCGGGACCCAACCCGCCCAAACTCGTTTATCAACTCGTTTAATATTATGTGGATAAGTCTGTGGATAACTTAGTTTAGGGGCAGTGTGAATAACCTGTGCATAACTTTATCCACAGCCCCTTAATCTCTCGCCCAAAAAGTTATCCACAGCTTATACATCAGTTATCCACAGCCGAAAACGTGCGCAGCCCCGCCGTCCATCCCCACTATGTTCGAACATGAGTGTATTATAACACGTTTTGGGCACAGTGTCAAACGTGTTAGCAAAGACCCTGTTAGCAGTGTGGGTATTTTTTTGACTTGACGTTTTGGGCATTGTTTGCTATAATACACTATGATGAAAACAAAACGAACTGCCCGTAAAGACTGCAACTACGTTATCTACGTAGCCGAGCACAACGGCTCTGCTTACATTGGACTCACCCGTAAGGGCACTGTAAGCATCGCCAAAGCTGTCAAAGAACGGTGGCGTAAGCATATCAGCAGAGCCCGGCACGAGGACAGAGACTGGGAACTGTACAAGTACATCAAATCGGGCAACTGGGACGGATGGACTCATACAGTACTAGACATCGTGCGTGGCCGTGCTGAAGCGTATGCATACGAGCGTGAGCTTGTAAAGCATATGGAACCCGAGCTGAATGACCAGTACCTTTGAAGGGTTATTGACACACTCTTCAAATGGTGCTATAATACATACTTAAACAACAAAGGAGCGAAACGATGAAGTTTACACAAGCAACATGGCAAGAGGCAAACGGCACTAGCCTGCAGGGTTACATTAATGCAACTTACGCAGACTTGGTAGAGCGTTTTGGTGAGCCCGAATGTGGTGGTGACAAGACTACAGTGGAGTGGGTGCTGAAGTTTGCGGACGGCACTGTGGCCACTATCTATGATTGGAAACTTGACGAGACGCCCACTGACATGTATAATTGGCACATCGGCGGTAAAAACAACACTGCTGTCACTCGCGTTACATCCACATTCAAGCAAGGAGCAACTGTATGAAACAGAATTACACCATGTACTGCTACAAGAAGGACCGCCGTTGCAAGACTGGCGAGAGACTGTTCTCCACCACAGTGTGGCAGGACCGCACACTGGAGGGATTGGAGCGGGAGATGCGTGACATGTCACGTGACCTATATCCGGGCACTGACTGGCGGTTTGAGTTCGTTCCCACAATGAAGACTGTGAAGAACTTGATGAGTGGCAAAGACATTCAAATCCCACACGACACACCTCGCTCGTGCGATCCGTCAAGCGAACTCTACTGGAGCATGTGATGAAGAACGAGATTGAACGCTTGAACTTTGTCATTTGGGCAAAGACTCGTTTCCCGGGCTTTACCACCAATCATGTACAGTATACCAAGGCCAATCGGGCATGGCGGGCTGTGGCACGTAAAGACCCTATGGTTGACAAGGTTATTAGATCCTGCTATAATTAAGGCTACAGTAAACAACTAAGGAGCGAAACTTATGCGTACACAGACAACCCGACTGCTAGAGATGATGGACGAAGGTCTTATCTCAGCCCAAGCCATTGCTGAGATGGCTCTGGCCTACATGAGCGAAGACGATGTGGCAGACATGATGAGGGCCAATGACATCCTGGAGGAAGAGGATGATGGGCAACCCAGCGAATCCCAGGAGTGGGAATCGTTTGACGCAGACTGCTAAGGAGCACACTATGACACGCTATTACGACGAACTGGCCGTTTACGAACGCAACGGATTTGATATCATTGTGGACAAATCATATGAAGACCTGGATCCCAAAGACTGTTTTGATGACGACTGCTTCAACATCAAAGAAATGTATTCCGACATCGAGTGCGGGAACCTTGACTGGTTCATGCTCCGTGTCCGAGTTATGGTTGAGAACATCGAACTCAGCTCGGAGTTCTTGGGCGGATGCTTATACAAAGACGCCCGCGAAGTCCTTACAGACGGCACGGCAGAAGACCTCATCGACATGGCTCTGACTGAAGCCAAGAAGGATGTCTACAGGCTGTACAAGAAGTTCCAGGACATCAGCTGGGAACTTGACGCACAATCGGTTTGATGCTATAATAAACACTTAAACACACACAGGAGCGAAGATGCTAACCATTCAACAAGTGAATTCAGCTATCATGTTGCAGACATGGACCAATGAGCAACTGACCAGCATGATTGATGCAGTCAAGTGGAATCGGGCTACATTGGCCAAGATCACCAAACGTAGCCTCAGCATTGGTGACAACGTGAACTTCACATCCAGCAAGACTGGTGTGAATGTAACGGGTGTAGTGACTAAGATTGCCATCAAGTATGTCACGGTGAAGACTGTGCAGGGCTTGTGGAGAGTGCCAGCCAACATGCTGGAGAAGGTTGAAGAGGAGTGGACTCCGGACAATGCAGACTTCAACGACAGAGGTTCACGTCATCACTATTGATTGACAAGGATAGGTTCATGTGCTATAATAAGCACATGAACAGTTAGATAAGAGTTAAAGGTTACCCACACCGTTAGGCACTGTAAGACGCGAGCACAGAGGGCACTCTACGCAATCTTACAGTGTATGAAATAGGAGCAAAAGCTCTGGAGATGCGGCGGAGCATGTGGGAAGTAATGACCGTCAAGGCCCGTGAGAGATGCGCTTACAGGTAGACATAGATTGACAATGGTTCCTTTAGTTCTTTTCTAACTGAGATTTGCCGAGGTAGTCCTCTGGGAGGGCAACGGATTGTCTATCCGACCTAGGCGGGTTCGATCCCCGTCCTCGGCGCCATTCAAGGCATTCAGGTAGTCCCTGATGTAAGCCCAATCCATGAACTGTTGTTTTTTCACAACACCCAAAAAAAGACCTGGTTGACATCAGGGTCTTTGCACAAGCTGTTGACGTTTTGGTGGAAGTACGCTATAATACATGCATACACACTAAAAAGGACACACAATGCTTACACAATGCATAGCAAAAGCAAAATTAGTTTTTAACAAAAAACTCAAAACTTATAAACTTGTTGTAGCGTTTAACGCACACAAAACAATCAAGCCAAACGGGGACGTAAAATACAGCTTCCCTACGCAAGCAAAATGCAATTATGTAAGCGGAGATTTGCTTGCAGACAATTTGCAAAACGAGCTTGCAACTGTACTGCCTACAGTTTATGCAACATTACGCACAAACAGCGTAGAGTTTGTAGATTAATACTAAAGTTAATGACCTTACCAGCTGTAGGGTTATTACAGCGCATTTGACATTTTAGCCAAAATGCGCTATAATAACAACTTAGCAACAAAGAAAGTAACAAAAATGGGAATTTACGCAAGCACAGTTAACGCATATGCAGAATCTGCCGCTCGTGCGCAAGTGTACACTATGCAAAACAAATTGCAAAGCTACGGACAAACAGCACAGCAACTAAATGTTAGCAGTGCAAAGTTCCGCAGGGACATCGAAACTAAAAAAGCAAAGTTTATTGCAAAAATGCAAAAAGACAAAATTGCAAAAATGCAAGCAGAGATTGCACACTTGCAAGCAACAGTTTAATTTTTAAGGAGCAAAACATGTTAGAAAACACTTTTACATTGCACACAAACGGACGCGGCTATTGGTCGCGCAAAGCAACTGCTGTAACTGTTGAGGCGCTAGACTTGCAGTACATTACAAACGACAAGGACTTTGGCGAGCTGTGCATACACTTTAACACAAACGATTGGGACACAAAAACAGACGGGCTTATATACACAGACAAAAAGTTTATGTCGGAACTGCGCACATACTTGCAAACTGTGGGCTTTACGCAAGCGGAAGCCGACGACGTTAGCTACAGCGAGCAGGGGATGCAAAGCGACAATTATGTTAGCTGTGACGTAGGGGCTGTGTTTATAGCGGGCTTAGAGCGTTTAGAGCCGGAGCATGTGCAAGCTGTGTATAAGGAGTGCGAGGATGTTTAACGTAACATGCAAGCAACTAGACGACACACTACAATGGACGGGTGCTGTTGCAATTATTGCGGGCCATGTGCTTAACGCTGTAGGGCCTAGCATGTACCCCTACAACATTGCAGTATTTGCTGTGGGCACGGTTGCGTTTTTGGCATGGGCCGTGCGTGTGCGCAACATGCCGCAAGCTGTTGTCAACCTCGTAGCATTAGCCATAGGGCTAGTAGGGTTATACAACGCTGTTGGTTGACGTTTTGGCTAAAGTGCGTTATAATACACACATAGCAACAAAGGAGCACACAATGAGAGACGCAATACTTGCAAAGCTAGCGGAAGTAGAAGAGATGCTGTTAGAGGCAACGCTGGACGGCGAGCAACTGGCAGAGATGGCAGTGTTTGAAGAAGTGACTGGGGCGTTGAACACGCTGACAGAAGCGGTTGACTACTACGTGGATTGACTGTATAATTAACACTTAAACAAACATTAGGAGCGAACCAAATGGACAAATACGAAATTGTAGATATGTTTGAGCAAAACTTTATGACCCGCAGTGAAGGCGAGACCGGCGTAAAGAACTTGGAAAACGTGTGCGAGATCCTGGGCTACGGCACGGGCTTTATGCGTAACCGTGCTATTGAGGAGTTCCTCACAGACAATCCGGGTGCTGTAGAAGCCCTGTTCCAGTTTATTACAGAGTGGGCCGTACGCAACTCCGACTGGCAAGCTGGCATGGAAGATGCTCTTGCTGAAGAGGGGTTGGTTGACGAGTAAGCCAAAAGCTGTTATAATACACACATCAACAACACATTGGAGCGAACAATGAAAGTATCACAACTCATCGAAGCATTGCAAAGCATGGACCCAACACTGGACGTTCACTTTAGCTACTGCTATGGCGACCACTGGCGCACAGAGGTGGCCCCTGCTGTGTCACACATTGACATGGGCATAGTGGGTTACAGCGAGTACCACCGTATGGACAAAGTCATCGAAGTTGATTATGACGACGAGGACAGCGCCGACGAGTGCAAGGGCAAACCCGTAGTTCTTATTGCTTAAGGAGCAGACATGATTACAGCAGACACACTAGAGGTTCTAACAGATTTTGGACCACAGTATCTAACCAGAGCCGCACAGGATGCAGGCTACAGAGGTCCTAACTTCACATCGTGCAAGTTCCTGGGCATCACTAATGGCGGCCAGTTCTGCTACATGGGTGTCTTCCAAGTAGAGGGCGGTACTGACAGCACAAAGGTCTTCCTTACATATGACCACACAGAGGATAAGGTCTTTGCAGACGTTCAGTTGACAGACTGGGCTTGATACGCTATAATATACGCTTACACAAACACACTAGGAGCACACAATGGGAACACGTTCAACAATCGCATTGGAATTCGCAGACGGCACAGTAGAGCAAGTGTATTGCCACTGGGACGGCTATCTCGAGCACAACGGCAAAATCCTTGCTGAACACTATTCAGATCCGTTCAAACTGCGTGACTTGATTGATCAAGGCAGCATCAGTTCGCTGGGCAAGGTTGTTGGCAATACACATCCTTTCAGCCCATTCGAAGGCGAGACACAGAAAGCACAGTACGAAGCGGCAATGGCAGCGGGTGCAACTACATTCTACGCACGAGATCGTGGCGAGGAGTTGCAAGTAGAGAAGTTCAACGACTTCCAGGACTACTTGGCTCATCACCAGTATGAGGAATACGAGTACATCCTACGCCGGGACGGCAACTGGTACGTTCAATGCCACGATGACGCCTTTGTTACATTAAAGTCTGCAATCGCAGACGAACAAGATCGAATTGCACAAGAGGAGACAGCAGAATGAGCAAGATGGCCGAACTAGCATACGATATCGAGCAACTATACATCGAGGGCCTGCATCCTACAAAGATTGCCAAAGAGCTCGACTGTCCGTTGACAGTGGTCTACGATTGGTTGGAATCATGTAGCTTGGAAGCAGATGTTGCGGAAAAGCCACAGGATGAACCTTACAGCCCTTACTTGGGCGCTTGACACTCTGGGCTTTTGGTTGTATAATTACTACATACAGACAGGAGCACACAGTGAAAATCATAATCAAAGTACCAAAGAAGCACAGAGAACACATCATCCTGTTCTGTACAGGCACACCTTTCCGGCAGAAGGTTGTGCAGAGCAAGATCCAATACCGTCGTCAACCCAAACACAAAGGACGCGAGCAATGAACGAACGAATTGATGAATTGTGGCAAGAGGCAGTAGACGCCACGTGGATTGATAATTCTAAGTCTGCTCACGAAAAGTTCGCCGAGTTGATTGTGCGGGAATGTAAAGAGAACTTTGGTAAAGTTTGGTATGAACAAGGTTTAGATATTCGTGGTGCAGAATTTGGTAAGTTTATGACACGGTTTGAAGAACATTTCGGAGTTGAAAAATGAACGAACGAATTAACCTACTGTTGGAACAGTCCGGCCTCCAGCCTTATTACGATGCACAAGAGGGCCAAATCGAAAAGTTCGCCCAGTTGATTGTGCAGGAATGTATGGAAGAAGTTATGACTTACCAGCATCACCGCAATCCTACTATACCGTTCATAGTAGAAGATATTAAAAAACATTTCGGAGTTGGTTGACAGGACTAGCCAATCCTGCTATAATACACACATGGACAACGCAAAAGGAAGCAAGATGAACAAACAATGCTACGTTAGATTCAACGAAGACCTGCATGTTCTCTACAATGATCGTTTCATCCGCGTGTCGCTGTTCACGTTCGAGGACGGCGGCCAACGATGCTGTCATTTGAGCGGGCCGGTGGGCTGGGAACTCAGCCACACAGGGTCCGAAGCTGACGGAAAGTTTGAAGAGCTGTTGGGCCTAGAAGAAGTCTCGTGGGATGACTTGAAGCGGCTGGGCTTCACACAATACGGTTGACAGGACTAGCCAATCCTGCTATAATACACGCATACACTAGGAGCACAAGATGATCGTACACAATGTTCAAGTCTACCCAGTCTATGCTGGTCATATCAATGATCACAAGGTCATCAGAGAGGAAGAGTTTAACTCCCGTGAGGATGCACTCATGTGGGTAGGATACTACAACCAGCATGAGCACTGGAACCAAAATGATTGGGCTGAGAACGGCAACGGCGTCGTTGCTGTCTACACTGGCATGATTGATACTGAAACAGGAGAGAATCTATGAACGAACGAATTCTAAAACTTGCCAAGCAGTCGGGTATGCGATCACCAGACTTGTTTAAACTTACAGTATCTCATATGTCCACAGATACCTTAGAAAAGTTCGCCGAGTTGATTGTGAAAGAATGTGTTAAATTACAATATAAAAATGTCGTAGTTGGTGGCGTGTCTGACTACAACCGGGGCAGGCGAGAATTGACGGAAGATATTCAAAAACATTTTGGAGAAAACCTATGATTGAGATCCAAGGATTTAGCCCTAAGCAAATGGCACTGGCAGACATCATGTGGGCCATCAGCACCAAGGAAGGTGTGGATGCGTTCATCGCAACCCTGCCAAAGGCAGAGCGCCGTGAGTGCGAATTGGTGAAAGAGATGTTGGTCCTGGCCTTCCTGGACGAGATTGTTAATACCCAGGAAGCTAGCATGGTAATTGACAAGTTTCGTCTTTGATGTTATAATACATACTTACACACAGCAACTAGGAGCAACAATGAAAGCACTACAGAACTTCGTAGACCAGAAGAATCACTGGAACTCATTCTTCAAAGGCGAGCAGTATGAGATTTCTACTGCCAAGGGTCGTCAGCGTGTCGCAGACATGATTGATTCGGCTCTGAGTCCAGAGAATCTCACATGCGATGGCGAACTCAGCAGAACAGAGGTCAACCGCCGCTACAAGGAATTGAGCACAGCGGCCCGGCAGTTGAAGAAGCTGGATCCAGCTGTTACCTTTTACGAATACGAAGGAGAGTTTTAATATGCCTAATTGGTGCAACAACTCGGTAGAGATCTACCACGCTGACCCTGCTATGATTGAGCGGGTGCGTAAAGGCTTCAACGACGGCGGCTTGCTCAGTGAACTGCTACCATGCCCACAAGAGCTCACAGAAACTGTGTCAGGCTCCATGGGTGAGGACAAGCGGGCTGAACACGAAGCACAGCAAGCAGCCAATGTTGAGAAGTATGGCTATGCCAACTGGTATGACTTCTGCGTGAACGAATGGGGCACCAAGTGGGATGTGGGTGCAGATGGCAACCCAGCACAGGATATCCCAGGTGGGTTGATGTTGGGATTCGAGTCAGCATGGAGTCCTCCAATCGGTGCTTACGAGAAACTGACTGACTTGGGTTTCACCATCCGTGCCATGTATTACGAGCCTGGCATGGCATTTGCAGGCATTTGGGAAGACGGCCAGGATGACTACTATGAGTATGGTGGACTAGACTCAGCAGGCATTGCTGAAGCATTGCCCGTGGAATTGGACGAGGCGTTTGGTATCAGCGAATCGGCGGCTGAGTGGGAAGAAGAGAATCAAGAGATTGATTTAGATGACGGCCTTAGTGCCATTAACGAACAAGAAGAACTAAAATGAAAAACACAAACCCTAATCGTGAGAAGAACATGGAACATGATAACCGCGAGGTCATTCGCCCTAAGACCAAGTTCTATGAGTACAAAGAGCTTGAGCAGGTGGTTGCCAACTGGATTAGGCAGAGTCAATCAAAATGAGCAGACTTGAATTGATTGGCAGGCCGTTCACGGTATTCGATCCAGAGAACAAACAGCATCGGCGTTGGTACTTTGAATTCGTCAAAAGCTCTACCTGGGGACAATGCCCAGTTCGATTTGTGGTAGCCGATGATCAAGGCGATTTGGTTACCATGATTCAACGCAGTTTGATCAAGTTCTATGTGGAGCGTGAGTTCCGCAAGACAGCAGTTCCGACTCCTTTGGTTCGCCAAAAGAGGAAGAAAGCGGTTGACAACTAACCCAAATAGTTGTATAATTAGAACATGAACAAGGCGTTCATGTTTTTTAACACACACATAAGAGGTATTTAAAATGGCTACAGATAAGAAGTTTACGGTTGCTGGTATTAGCAAACTCAATGGCGAGTACAAGGTTCGCTTTGCCAATGACATCATGCGTATCAAAGTGCTTGCAAAACACGGTCACGAAGACATTCGCCTGGCTGATCTCGAAGGCGAGTTCACCAAGTTGGATGCGGCTCGTGCTATCCTTGCATTGGAAGACTTTGAAGATGCAACTGCACAGGCAACCATCACAGAGTATATTGAAGACAATACGCCCAAGGCCAAGTCTGCTCCTGCTCCTAAGGCGGTTGCAAAAGCTGCACCTAAGGCCAAAGCAGTCAAGACAGCCAAGGTTACTGAAGACGAAGACGCACCATTCTAAGCTATCAAGCCCGGGCCTGTTGATATCGCCTGACTGTTCCTACATAGTACGCACAGTCTGCAACAATCGACTCCCCGGGCTTCTTAACACAACTGAGCAAAGCAATGACCAACTGGGTTCAATACGAAGTCTGGGCTGAAGACGACGATGGGCATCAAGAGCTTGTCGAAACCACAGCAAGTAAGAAGGAAGCATTGAGTGTGGCACAAAAAGCATTCAATGAGGGTGCGGGCATAGTTACTGTGCATGAAGAAACATCAGACGGCAGCTATGAGTTGATAAAAGAGTTTAAATAACACACCGGGCCCTTAGCTCATGTTGGTTAGAGCAGTGGACTCATAATCCATTGGTGCTGTGTTCGACTCACAGAGGGCCCACCAATTCCTGGCGTTCGTATAATGGATAATACAGGGGATTTCTACTCCCCTAATAGCGGTTCGATTCCGTTACGCCGGACCACTACAAGGATGATATGACTGAACAAGAACAACGAGATGCAGCAATGGCAGAGTTCCTAGCCAAGGGTGGAGTGATCCAGCAAGTGGCCAATGGAGTCAGTGGCCGTGTGGAAGGTGTATCCTACTCAGCTTGGGGAGCACCACGCAAAGCAGGGCGTCCAGCCGCAGAGAAGAGCATTGCACCAACTGAAGAACCTGAAGAAGACATGGACGAATAGTGTTGCGAAAACGCAACACATTTTTGGTTGACGCTCTGCCCAAGAGGCTGTATAATTAAGACTTAAACAGCAAACAGGAGCGAAGATGGGTTACAAAGTTCTAAACACCGTAGACAATATGCGTGACAACTATGGCCCACGTCCAGGACTAGAAGGTCCATTCAACTTCAGCGGCAGGGTTCTGTACTACGATCCTAAAGAAGGTCAGTACTGGGATCCCCGCAGTGACTTCTATGTCAGTCACTCAGAGTACTTCCAACTGGTTGGTTTAATCTAAGGAGAACACAATGACAGACTTTCAAATACTCATAACGGTGGCAGTGATTGCAGTCATCGTTGCCGTTAAGATTTGGATACTCACTAAGATTTAAGGAGCACAAAATGACAGGACTAGACTTTGCAGATATTCGCATAGGACGCATGTTCCACCTCAACGGTTGCGACTACGTCAAACAATCAACTCGCACAGCCCGTATGCTCAGCAACGGACGCATCTTTTACTTTGGCAAGACTGAGTACGTTCACCCTGCGGCGTGGTAGGATTGGTTGACAGGACTAGCCAATCCTGCTATAATACACACATGGACAACGCAAAAGGAAACGAAATGCTCAAGCATCAGATCAAGCACGTCAAGGCTGCTATTGCTACTGAATCCAAATATCGGGCCGCTGATGCCGCGGTGAAGAAGTTCCAAGATGCTGCCCAAGCCAACTACGACACTTCTGCTTTCGCTAACGGCTACTTGGGGTCAATGGTTGCGGGCATGGCAGCACAGCACCTGACTAAGGCGCAGTTCGCAGAGTTTTTGGTGGCAATGGAGCAGTCGGCAGCCAAGCAACAGGCCGAAGTGGATGCGAAAAAGAAGTACAAATTGGCTTGACAGGACTAGCCAATCCTGCTATAATACACACATGGACAGCAACACACTGGAGCACACAATGCAAGAATACACACTGACCCGCATGGAAGAACTTCAAAGCATCCACTGGGACATGTACAAGGATGCCTATAACTTCCGCCCACGGCATGTGGACACTAGCGGTTGGACTGAAGCCCAGTTCGAAGCTGAGTTCGAACAGTTGGCAGAAGTGATCCGCCGTGAAAGCCAACTCCGTGAACAGGCTGAGGACGCGGCTTCCATCGCGTTCGAAATGCGGATGCAGAGCCTGATGATGTCGGGTGCTAAGAGCTACGAGATGGCACTTCGTTGGGTCCACGAAGCTGAAGGCACCAGCGGCGATGACGAGTTCCTTGCTTGGACTTTGGACTTGCCCTACCGCTATTTTGCAGTTGACAAGGCCACAGTTTGATAGTATAATAAACACATAAACAGCAACAAGGTGATCCTCGTATGTAAGAACCCAGCAGAAATGCAAAAAGGGTTGTAACCAAGGGATCCTAAGAGAGTTCGGAGACTCTGCCCAATATGTAGTTAGGTTGACAACTTGCCAAAGTAGTTGTATAATAAACACTTACACACACAAGGGAGCGACCCAAATGACTACTATTAACTATGACCGTTTTGCCAGTTTTGACATTAACGAGTGCTGTGACCACTTTGACAGCGAGAAGCAGAGCAACTGGAAGAAGATAAACAAGTTCATCATTGCAGATGGACAAGAGTACGCCCACATTATGGAAACAGAGTTTGACTTTGAAGACACAGGTGATGGCGAGTACGAGGCCTTCCAAGCAGGCGTTAAGTATGCACTGACCAAGATGAACATTGCCTTTGAGGCCGCCGCAGTGGATCTCCAGGTATGCGAGGTGGACTTGGTAGAGAGCATGGGCTTTGTGCTGGTACGTGCAGACGACGAGCCCGAGGACTTTGTAAAACGAGTGCTTAAGAAGCCCGTTATGATGGTTGACAGCTGGGTCTAAAGCTGTTATAATTACTACTTAAACAACACACAGGAGCGAACCTATGTTAGCACAAGCAACAGTTATCACACAAGAAGCAGTTCAAAACGCTTGCAACGAAGCAGGCATCCAAGCCCGTACAGCGGCCAAAGCATTCCACGCCAAACACGGCGACAGAGATGCATGCGGCTTTGCGTGGGTCAACGTGTTTGGCGTTCGTTCAAACAGCAAAGTGGGCAAGTGGCTACAGGCCGCAGGCTTCCGCAAAGACTACACGGGTGCATTGAGCTTGTGGAACCCCAGCGGCTTCCCTACTCAATCAATCAGCATTTTGGAAGCGGGAGCAGATGCCTACGCCCAAGTGCTCAAAGACAAGTTGGGTCTGGACAAGGTCTACAGCGGAAGCAGAATGGACTAACCAAAATACATGACAGAGCCGCAAGGTTCTGTTATAATTAAATCTTTAAACAGCGTAAATAAAGGAACACAAATGGCTAAAGTCGTTACATCAAAGATGCTTATGGCACTACAATCAGAAGTTACCAGCAAGACTCTTGAAGTCGAAGCTGTGAAGAAGGATCTGTCTAAAGAAACGGATGAAGAGATACTGACTCGTTTGAGAGATCGTTTTGAGATCCTGGACGACATGACTCGTGCAGTTAAGAGCGGCAAGGTACGTGCTATGATTGTCACAGGCCCTCCGGGTGTGGGCAAGAGCCACGGTGTTGAGACTGTGTTGTCAAAGCACGATGTGTTTGCCAATGTGGCACAGGACGAGAAGCTGAAGAAGTATGAAGTAGTCAAAGGTGCTATGAGTGCCCTGGGCTTGTACTCTAAGCTGTATCACTACAAGGATGCCAAGAACATTCTAGTGTTTGATGACTGTGACAGTGTGCTGTTGGATGACTTGAGCTTGAACATTCTTAAGGCAGCATTGGATACATCCAGCAAGCGTATGATCCATTGGAACACTGACTCACACCTATTGCGTCGTGAAGGCGTGCCAGACAGCTTTGAGTTCAAGGGCGGTGCTATCTTTATTACCAACATCAAGTTCGATCACGTTAAGTCAAAGAAGCTCCGCGATCACTTGGAAGCATTGGAGTCACGCTGCCACTACTTGGACCTTACTATCGACACAGAGCGTGAGAAGATCCTACGCATTGAGCAGGTGGTTAACGAGTGCGGTATGCTGGACAAGTATGAGTTCGAACCCTACCAAGCAATGGAGGTAGTGGACTTTGTTAAGGCCAACGTGCATCGCCTGCGTGAGCTGAGCTTGCGTACAGTCCTTAAGGTAGCTGACTTGAAGCATGGCTTCCCAGACAAGTGGAAGGCAGTAGCAGAGGTAACGTGTATGCGTAACAGCCGTTAAGCTGTACGTGTATGCAGTACAGTAAGCAGCCACTAAGAGCTGTGCTGTACACAAGGTCTCGCCAACGATTCGCTCCCGGCAACGAGACTCCTAGCCCGGAAGGATGTCCGGGCAGTGTGATCCCTGACAATAAATCCGATTCGCTCCCGGTATGTCAGGGATTCTTTTTGATTAAAATATCGGTCGGGGCATGCAAAATAAAAAAGATTTCGAGAGGGGTGGGGGACTATACAAATGATTTACTGTTGTATTTTTACAACAGCGCATGCAAAATCAACTCACCATAGGTGCCAAATCACCCCACCAAAAGCAAAAGTACTTCTCTATATTTTTTTACGCACAAGAAATTTGCGGAGCAAAGGACCCATTCGGGGACTTCAAACTAACCCCGTATAGTGCGTAAGTACTGCTCAAATTTTTTCTGCGTATATTTTTTTTGAACCTTACAACACCATTCTCGCTATAAATACACTGTATGAAAATTATTGAAATACTTGAACCCACTGCGGAGCCCACAACCACTGCCACACCCACAACTCCCGCTAAGAAGTTTCAAGATATTGCCACTTTGCAAAAGGATCCTGATGCACTGGTCAATACTTGGGCACCACGATTAAATCAATTGCAAGCACGTTGTAACAGCATGTTAGCCAGACTCGTTCAAGCAGCTGGAGCACCATGGGCGAAAAAGCTAGCAGGCACTACTATCACAGTAAGAAGCACTGATCAGTACGTACAAGCCAATGCACAGGATCGTACTATTATCATAGACATTACAGTGTTTTGGGACGCACCAGATGCCACACTGGCAGTGGCCATAGGACATGAACTTGGCCATATTGCACTGGCACACATAGGTGCACCAGCAACACCTGCAGTTTCACGTAAGGATGAGTTTGATGCTGATGACTTTGGTATTAAGCTGGCCAAATTACTAGGTTACAACACTGCTGAATTGTTCAAGTTCATGCACAGTAAGGAAGAGTATGATTGGACTAACTTTGTATCCAGCATGCCCAATAGTACGCATCCAAATTATCAACAGCGTATTGATCGTGCTAAGAAGGCAGGGTTTAAATTATCCAAGGGCGGACAACAACAGATCAACGCCCTACAACAGCATTTGGCCTAGTATTATACTTTAGGCCCAGCTTACTGTTACTGTGGTAAAACTGTCGTTATTGGCATCGCTTTTGGTTACCACATATCCATAACGCACCATTAGTGCAGTAAACTCAGTTTCATTGGCTGCTACTCCGCCTTCCAACGCACCACCATCAAAACCACTGTAACTACTGTAGTTGAATACCTTTGTGCTGTAGCCCTGTGTTGCCCTTGTGCTAATAGTGGTAATTACCGTGGCATATTTTGCAGCCAGTGCGTCGTCGATTTCAGCTTGTGAAGCTGAGTCCACCAATATTTTCATATTGGCTGCTAGGGGTATGCTTGCGGATATGGTTGCCATAGAATTCTCCAGTACTGTATTTAAAGGATTTGGTGAGAGTGATAATGTGGGCTGTTAACTGACCTAAAATCTGCTTTCCGATTTTGCGCTTCGCTGCTACTTCGTAGCAAGAACCAGCGGGTGCCTAGATGCTGTCTACCAAAGCAGTAATGTATCGTTCATAGGCACGCTGTTCATCAGGTTTCATTATGTGTGAAGGCCAAGGCTGTTTGCCCGCATTGATAACGCTCAGGGCTGGTTGACCCGACATCATTTCTCCTGCCAAATTTCTCACATCGCCTATGGAGCTGTCCAGCACATGGGCCACACGTGCCAGTTTGGCATTGCCATAATACGTATTGATCATTTCTTCTGTCCAACCTTTGTTGAACCAGCCTTTGGCACCAATGCCAAAGAACGGATACCATTTGCCCACAGGCACTCCGGTTTTGCCACCACTGCCTGTGCTCACATAAAACGGAGCAGCAAAACCATCTATGTCCACCACCACTATGGGTCTAGTACCTATCTGCACTATTTTATCCTGTGTGCCCGGAAGATTGTGCAACTGCAATCCAACCCTTTCTGCTTGAGCTGTTTTGGCGGCCAGTGCAGGAAAGGTATCCAGTCCGGCTGTGGATTTGGGTGTGGTGTATATGGGAGTGGGTCTAGGAGTTTGATCAGGATCACGAGTGGGCGTGGGAGTTGCACCAGTGGGTTTGGATGTTTGACCAAGATCCGGCCGTGTGGGAGTGGGGGTTGCACCACTGGGCTTGCCCATTACGGGATCTATACGGGGCAGTTCTTTTGGCGCTTGTTTGCCAAATAGACCCAATATCTTGGATCCAATTCCTTCGCTGATTATTTCATGTACTCGCATGCAATATTTATGCGAATTTACTCAGTGGGCTTCTTGCGACGGTAGTATTGATAGTTAACTGTGGTATCGTTGGTTTGATGCACAGTGGCACCGTTCTTGGTGTGGAATCGGCGTGCCATCTCAGTCTGGGGACTAAGTGTAACAATATCGTCCACATCCTTGTAGTCCTTTAGAATCCATTCTGCGGCTTCCTTGATCAAGCGGGCGCCTGCACCTGGTGCGTAACTCCAAATGGTATAGAACACTGCCACACGTTTGTCCTTGTCCATGGTGACCAAATCTTCTTCGCTCTTGGGAATAGTGCTGAGCCATTGCATGCATGTGGCCGCAAGTATTTCCTCGCCTGCTTTCAGTATCAAGATTTCAGCTGCTTCATTTATACGCTGTTCAAGTGGAATGTGGGGTCGTACCGGATCGTCCTTGATGCAACTTGCTCTAGGATCTTTCGGATCAGTTATGCGTATGAATTCCATGGTCATTATATGTGTACTTATGTCTTTTGTCTTAAAGTTGTGTTACAGGATGATTACACATCATCCTGTGGTAAGTTGTTCAGTAAATCTCTTAGCTTGCTACTTTCGACCTGTGCTTTGATTCTAGGCTTGCCCAGGTCAAAACCTTCCGCAGGTGTGGCACGTTCCCATGCAGGTTTGGTTTCATCTGTTACAGTTTGACGGGCTTTGATACTGCTTAACAAACTGGATCCTGCACTGGCTTGTCCAGAACCATATGTATCTTCTTGCTCACAGTCTGTGATACGCAGTGTATCAATATTAAAGTCCAGATCAATCTTTTGACCGACACCACTGCTGGAGCGTGTCTTCATCAGCTGAATTTGATACTTGCCACGTTCACGCATAGCACGACTTGTAAAAATACCAAACACGTTATCTGCTGTTTGAATCTTGGAGAGCCCGCCCGATATGTGGCTGTGGTCAAACTCAATTTCTTCCACTGCTCCACGATTCAACTGCGCCGCAGTAACGAATACACATTGCTTTTCCACTGCTAGATTACGTAGTTCTTCACTAACATACTTGTCCTTGACAAACAAGTTTTCTGCACTGATCTTCTTGCTCAAGGGCATTAGCAAGTCCATGTAGTCAACTAGCAATACATCAATCTTACGGCCCATTTTGATTTCATACTCTTTCATATAAGCACGAATATCATTGGCTGTCTTACCACTTGGCATGTACTTGACTTGGAACTGTCCAGATTTCTTGCCAATCATTTTGACTTTGATCTCAACGTCATCGATGTTCTTGAAAATCTCTCTTGTAGGGATTCCGGTTATCATTGCATCCACACGCATGGATACAAGTTCTTCACTCAATTCTAATGTGAGATACAGTACGTTAAGTCCAGATGTTGCATAGTTAACACCTAAGTTAGCTAGGAAAAGACTTTTACCAGCGCCACTACCACCAGCCCAGATATTAAGTTCCCCGCGATTAAAACCCCCAAATAACTTATCGTCGACAGCTTTCCAACCTGTTGAAATTTGTCCATTCTTGTCCTTGATCCTCATCAATCGTGCTCTTGGGTCTTTGAAATAATCAGTACCCATGTCTCTTTGTAATCCAATCTGTACCGCTTGTTTGATTTTTTCTTCCACTGGACCGTACTCACCTTTTTCCAGCAAATCTGCCGATTCTAGAATAGCACGTTCCAGTCCTTTGTGGCGGGTAAACGTTTCAAAGTCGTTGAGCAACCATTCAAAGTGTTCTTCACGTAGTTCTGTTGCTGCCTTGAGATTACTGCCTGTTGCCGCATTTAGAATGTCAGGCGTGGGTAACACATTGTTCTCACTTACATATGCAGTAAGAAACTCCGCTGGCTCACGTAGCTTACGGTCGAATAAACTGCTGTCAAAAATACTTTGGCAGCGTACAAATGTGCCTGCATCTGCCAGCATCATTTCCAAGTAGACTTTCTGGATGTCATATCCATAGTCCACGTTTTGTCTTGCTTTTTTATCATCTGTCATAATGTATTATACGCTCTTTAAACTTTAATATCAATGTGTTTGACTGGATCCCACGGATAATCCTGCACTCGATTTTTTGTATGATATAACACGGCGCCCATGCTACTACTAGGATCGCCAGGGTTAGGTAAACTCCATATGTACTTAAACTGTGGTTCTACTTCGTTACGATTGGCCTGACTGTTCATAGCACAACCGCCCATATAGACTAAACAGTCTGCATTAGTTAATGTCTTAGCCAGACGCATTATCTTGCCTACTTCTATTTCAAAACGCTCTTGTACTGCGGCAGCAAGGTCGCATTGTAGCTGTAACGTCTCTAATTTATTGTCATCCCAATGCCCAACTCCTCTATGAAAGTTGTATTCTAAGTCAACTACTCCTGTTCCAAAGTAGTTACCTACTGTTCTTCTAAACAAGTAAGGATTACCTTGTTCTGCCATTTTCTGTAATAAGTGTTCGTCTTTTATTGGAGTTAACCCAATAAACTGAGTAAAGGCACTGTAGAACAATCCTAAACTATGTGGGTAACTTCTACTCCACACTTTCTTCATTTCGCCGTGACTGCAATTCCAAATTGTAGCACATTCAAACTCACCGATAGCATCAAGCACGACAACAGCACAGTGATTAAAAGGGCTGGTATAATAACCTGCCGCCGCGTGACTAGCATGGTGTGGAGTGTACGTAATTGGTGCATAATGTAATCCTGTTCTTTGTGTATAGTTATTTGGTAAGTTGCTTATATCCATGGCAGTACGATATTGTCCAGCATAAATTTGTCTTGCCTTCTTTACCCACGGACGTTCATACCAATATATGCGATCCGGTGCACCACCATAATTTAATGCCTTAAGTTTAATCTCGCTAGGTATTTCATCTTCGTGTGAAACATCCAAACTTATTAGTCTCTCGTCCTTAAACACTGCAAGGCTACTGCCGTGATTAAGTGCATTAATCCCCCAGTGAATCATTTGTAGATAAATGGATCACGTTTGCGTAATTCTTCGAGCCGTTCTTTAAAACGTTTGCGTTCTTGATACTTGTACCAAGGTCGTAATAAAAAATCAATTATTCGTTTCATGTTCTTCCTTAAACCATTTCTTTGCCTTAAGTTGTATCTTAAGGCTGTTGGATTCTTTAGCGGATGTTATTAGGTATAATGTTGCTAGTCTACCTAACTTAACTACTGCATCGTTTACATCTTTAATGCCTTCGGGCCAGTTGGGCATACTTACTGACCAGCCATACTCTAATGCTTGCTCTATTGTCTTAGGTCCTTCGTGATCTCTATCGGGAACAAGAACAATTTCCCTACCCAATTGCTTGAGTAGCCAGTTTTGGCTGTCTTTAATCTCAGCACCTAACAATGCACATCCATCAATACTTATCGCGTCAAACGGGCCTTCACATACAATTACGAAGTCTCGATTATTTGCTTGCCTATCTAAATTAAACACATATCCCGGTTGTTGCTCACTGATGTACTTGGGTTTAGTGTCGCCTATGGCCCGAGCTGTGTAACCCACAATGACATTGTCTTTGAGGAACGGTATGATTACTCTATTGCTAAACCCTATTTTAGGTGTCCAATAAAATGGATAATCTTCGAGATATAAACTTCTACTTGAAAGATATTCAAGCACAGGAATGAGCTTTTCCGGGATATGGTCTAAACTTGATATAAGTTCGCTATCCAAAGGCATTGCTCTAGGTTCAAACTTGGGTACTATGCTTTGTATAATTGTATTGGAATTGTCATTAAGACGCAGTGCTTCTAGCTTTAATTGGCTAATAGTATCATCGCCCATGTTGAGCAATTGCATGAACTTGTTCATCTTTTGACTAATAGTTCTGCCGGGTTGCCAACTGCATTTGAACTGGCAATTAAAACAATGATAGCTTACTGCATCGCCACCGTTAATAATAAAGCCGCCACGCTGTCTTTTATCGTCACAGCAAGGGGCATTAAAACTTATCCATCCGCTTGGAGTTTGTTTTCTTTTACCAGGTAAGTATTGTAGTAGTGTGTCTGCTATTAGGCCCATGCCTAATTATACTTAATTTACCACTACTTTGTCAACAGTTCCGGTTGGACTAGCACCATATAGTCCAAGTAATGTTGGATCTAAATATGTCCAGACTACTCTAAAATAATTGTAATCACCAACTGGCAATGTAAACGATTGAGTAAATGTTCCAGTACCTACTGGAGGTGTAAATGTAACTAATTTTACACCATTACGATTAAATGATTCTACACTAATGGTAGAATCCTTGGTTGCTTCAATATACATCTCACCGGTATAATCGGTATAAGTTATATCAAATGACATTTCAGTTGTTGGTATAGCTTCGTAAAATTTACAAGGAATAGCACTGGTATGATTTTTTACATTACCCATCAAATCAATTTCACCGCTGAATCTATCGTAAACTTTCTCATTCCTAAATGTTGGCATTGCATCTCCAACTAATTCAAATTTGCCCACTGCTCCGAATCTACTGTCAGCATACAACATAACATCGTTGCCATCTTTAAGGGCAGTAACACTGTATTTTAAATATTGGCTGGATAATTCAGTTAAATCTTCTTGAGGAATAGTAACAGCGGCAATACCTTTCAATGCAGTTGGAGTAACAGTGTATGGACTATTTTCTAAAGCATTTCCTTGAGCATCCATTATGTTTAATTCTATCTGAGTCAGCGTGGCCAAATCGATGCGTTTTTGATCTGCGTTCTTTATATCGAACTCAATGGTGTTATCGATGCCATTATATATTTTTACATTTCTCTGATACACGTTTGTATACTCCACAGTAAATCCTGCCAAATTGGCTAATAGTTCAACTCTATTAGGATATAAATAACTTGAAATTTTTTGCATCTGACAGGACCTTTATATACTATTTATGGCAAAACTAAGAGACGATATCGAACAGAAATTACCCTTTATATCCGTGTTAAACTACGGTGAGGAAGAATACGTGGGCATTATTATAAACCAGGATCAATTCGTCACAAGTTTTTATGACCTTAATGCCATTAAGACTGCTGAAGAGAAAACATTGTTCTTAGAAATAGGCGAAACATGGTGGTGGGAATCAAATAGACAATTTCCCATCAACATATTCTGCAGAGAAATGATACACCCATTCCACTATGCTATCAAAACATTCAACAGCAAAGATACACGATTATTGTTGGGCCCGTGTGTAAATCTCATGAACTTGACTCTCAAACGTGTGAAACGCAAGAGTGTACAGTTAGTTCGAAAGGTTCGTTAAATTTTCACAAATTAGATTCATTTGCACAACAATCACGTGTGCGTATGCTATAGAATGACTGTGTTTGAAAAAATACTCATCATTCTCTGGTTTGGTCCAAATCTCCGTCATCACTGTCGTCCAATCTTTCCCAATCAGGTAACGTTTTGCCGGACGTATCATTGCCAACACTGCCGCTAACTGTTCTATAGATCCAGGTTTCATTTGTCGAAGAATAGGTCCATGCCCATTCACGTGGAACAAATTGTTCACGAAGTCGTCTTCCAAGAGTAAATCCCATAGTGGTTCAGTCTCCAATAATTGAGTCAAATGCTCTTTGCTTTTAACACCATCATACACACTAACATTTAAAAAATCTATTTTAAAATAACCTCTATCTTCTGCTGTTTTATAATCTATAGTACTTATTCCTGTGATAGGATTGTACGGAATACTAGTGCAATATACTCCAGTATTGTGTTTTTTAAAAATACCCTTGTCGTCAATAGCCGCAACCACGTGCTTGAATTTTTTCAAAGCAATTGATCTATCAGCAAAGTCAATATCAACATCCATTATATATTACTCTCTCTAACTACTTCTTTAACCAACGCAACATCTGCTGGAAGTTTTTTAAATTTACTCATCCAGAATTGGAGATCAATAGTTGATCCAATTGCTGACAATTGTTCATCATTTAATTTACGCAACATCTCTTTACCGCTATTGCTATTTAAAATTAGCCACGGACTCACTTTTCCATCTTTAATATCATAACAAGCACGACTTAAACTAACATATAGAAAGTAATGATTCCATTGTGCATTATTATCATCACCCCATTTCATCATGTGTGTAATGCTACGTTGTAGTGCAGTTTCTACTGTTTCGACCCGGATAAGATCAAGTACATATTTTTCGTAAAGTTCATCTCTACACCATTGATCCAGTTTAACGCCGCTAACCACCACGTAGTCAATGAATCTGTCCGGGTATAAAGGATTAACATTACTAACAAAGCTGCCAAACTTAACGAAAGCGTTATAATAAGGACTTTTAGCAAAATCCTCATAAGTTTTATCCTGCTTACTGTTTTGCGTTTTTCTGTAAAATCTGTTATAAGTATCATATCCCATTACCACATGTTTTTCAGTCTTAGCAAGTGCTCTGCGTTTTTGCTCGCAGATATGCACAGCCAAAGTTTTTTCTTTACTGAATTTGTTCTTGCAATACTGACAAGTATAAGATATATTTTCCAGTAGCATCATTTAAGTTTTTTAGCAATAGTTGCTTCATCAAAGCCGTGTTTTCTGGCCAGCTCTTTCATGTCTTTATCTGTGGCAAGATCTGCCAGTAGTTCCAACTCATCCATTTTTTTATTAGGATAAATCTCTGCAAGAAACTTCAACTTCTTGCCGCCTGTGCCTGTTTTCTTTTTATTACCTAACCATTGATGAAAGAAAACTGTTTCTCCATTGTAGCTACACATACACAGTAATTGCCACATTAGTTTAGGATGCTTTTGCAACAAGTTCCAGTTCTTGTTAAAGTATTCGTTGACAGTCAATACAAAATGTTCCTGTACTTCTCGTTTAGAACTTTGAACATTACTAACATAGCGATTGAGAATAAAGTATTCTCCTTTGAGAGCTTTTTGTTGTTCAGCATCCATGGCATCCCACAGTTCTTTAACATTCTGATCTATTGCAGCCAGTTTTTCTTTAAGCTCTACTTTTTCACTCATACTTTATCTTTACTAAGTTTGTATATCATTATAGCACGATCCAGGGCCTTTTGTAAAGTCACATTGGTCTTTGCTTCTCTCCGAATTTGTCCCCACAATTGATCTTCTTTCATGTGCTCATGCAGGGGCCGCCCATCTGCTGTTCGAGGATCTGTTCCATTTTCGTACTGATAACCAATTAACTTACGCTCGTTATCTCCAAACTCTCTCGCATATATTTCCTCGCCGTTACGCTCGTAGATATATTTTGCACCAGGTTTAAGATCTCCCATTACATCTCCTTGGCCACTAATATTACATCAAATGCTAGCAATGTCCGACTTCCTTGTCCATGCCATGGATTAACACTGTGCGGAATATGACTTGGAAACAATACAAATGTGCCAGGCTCTGGTTGAAATTTCCAAGTATCCTGCATAATAAATCTAGTTAAATCTCTAGTTTGCGGAAGCCTTAATAATAAATTTCCGTCTGCTGGCTTTTTACCTTCTCCATACTCTGGAACACTGGTGTAAATATGACCACTTAAATTTCCTGCAGGATGAGTGTGCATTTCCATATAGTCACCACTGAGCTGTTTAACAGTTCTAATATTTACTACTTTAGGGTTGCAGTAATCTAGATCCTTTGTAACAGATTGTGTGGATACTAGATCCATATAACCTTTACACATTTCTTCAATTAGCGATACAAGCCAGCCGTAATCCACGTCGGTTTCATTGGGATATAACTGTACTTCTTGTGCTGTAATTTGCGAGTGAACTGCTTCCACGAGATTATAAATCTTAACAAAATCCGCTGGTGGAACAGGTGCAGCCGCAACTATGATAGGTTGAAAATACGCTACTTTTAATGTCATAATATTTTATCCAACTGAATGATTTCGCACTGACGTGAAATTTCTTTAACAAAATAAACACAATCTGGTTTGTCGCCGCCGCGTGTAGGAGTTGCTAATAGTTGATTATTTTTCATCTTTGGAAAATACCATTTAACATCATTATAAAAATTTACAATCTCTATCTTTTTAAACTCTACTCTAAAGCTACTTAATGGGTTAAAAACTAATGCTTCGAATCCTCTATCATTAAGACTTGTTAACGGTAAAATTTCAATGTCACTGGCACTGCTACTATCGCCCACTGCAATACTCCAATCCAATGGCATTGTTACTTCATCGTTGCCAATTCTAAGTACCATTGCAGGTGCGTTAAAACTTTCCAGAAAGATTAATGGCATAAAGAAAAAATCGGGCTCAGTTGGATCGCTGTTGTCCAACACAGCAAACCGTGTATTTTCATCCACTTCTTCTGGTAAGTTGTTCAATGAGAACATTTTATTTTCTAATGTTAATATTTGCATAGTTCCTTATTTTTGCCAGTCTATCTTTTCTAATGTGAAAGGATACTTAGCGTCCTTGTAAAATTTCTTACGTTCAGTAAGATGCCGCTTGGCATATTTGCAGGTGCTGGTTATGTCCCAGATTTGGACAAAGTCCTTGTCTTCTGCTTTTCTAATGCCTCGCCCAATGCTCTGTATAACTCGGGTAAAGCTCTTTCCGGATTCCAAAAGAACCAAATTAAAAATCCTAGGGATATTAATACCCACAGCGGCCACACCGTAAGTCGCCACAATAATCTTGTTAGTGCTTGTTTTAATTTCGTCATATTCTTCTTTGCGATCCTTAGTTTTTACCTCACCCGAGACAAAAACTGCGTCTTCAATTTCGTTGATGATAAATTTGCCTGAGTCAATTCTATTAACTAATACTAGTGTGTTGCCTGATTGTGATATTTTTTTAATTAGTTTACTAACATAAATCATCCTGTCATCGTCTGTGACAAGATATTTTAATTCGTCTGGATATGATGTAAAAACCGGCAAGTCTACCATTTGAACTATGTTTACGTGACATGCACTAAGCACACCTATATCTTGTAGCTCGTGTGCTTTGATGCCGCCAACTACTGGACCAAGACTTGCAAAAATTTGTTCGTATTCAAATTTTTCCTTGGGCACAGTTCCTGTCAATCCCCAACGAATGGGAGCATTACACAAGTTTTGTGTGAGTAAATTCTTCAACACTTCCGCTTTGGCCATGTGTACTTCGTCAACAATAACAGTCTTAACTCCGTCGAGAAATTCAGCAAGTGTAACAATGTCATGCTCGTGATTTTTACTTTTCTTATCGAGAATGTTAAGGCTTTGCCAAGTGCAAATGGTGTGTGTCTTACCTAAATCTTTGCGATCTCCGTAATAAACACCAACATCTAATCCCACTGCAATAAAGTCTTCTTCTGTTTGTTCCACTAGAGATTTATTAGGAACAATAGTAATTGTACGACCATATTTTTCTGCAAGCTGACTTAATGTTGCTGTTGTAATGGTCTTTCCAGCACCTGTTGCAATCTCTTGTAGTGCTTGAGTATTGGTTAAAAATGTGTTAATTGCATCAACTTGATAGTCACGCAACATAATAGGCTGACCTGCTTGCTGGTGACCCTTTGGCCATACTTTGCCTTGGTCTGCCCAATAAGATTCTGTCACAGGTTCAAAAGATATCTTGCTAGTGGTACGTAAGTCGTCTACTTCTTCAACACTAATTCCCAGTTTGTTTAATACGTCTAAGATAGTTTCAAGCTGACTAAGATAACCGTTGCCGCCAAGCCCAAACAAACTGACCATTCCGTCCCAACGTCCAAGTTTGTATGCAGGATGATATCTTGCATATGGATTTTCATACTTAAATGCGTTGGCTAATTTCTTGCGAGCATCCAGTGGCAAATTCTCTAACTTAATGTTAACTTCGTCTTTAATTACTAATCGTATTGTCATTTTAATCTTTGCTCAATAATAGTAGGTGCTTCGGAATATGTAATAACAAGGTCGCAACAATTGGTATATAGCGATGCTTTGTTATATCTGAGATTAGCATCGAACGAAATTACACTCATAGGAGTCCAGTCATTTTTTATCAAAAATTTGGGTAATTTTCCAGTTTGTATACCAACTACTTGTGTAGTGTTATCCAGCTGACTATTATATTTTTTCTCAGCGATAAGTTGATTGAATAATTTTCCTTGCGTATCATTATCCATTCTAAAATAAATTCCAACACTATCTGCAATATTATTTTTCTCCAAACAATCGCTCAAAATCACCATATTTTCTTGGAGTTTTTGTGGTAGCCAATTGGGGAACACAACCAGTAGTGGAAATCGTTTAAGTGCAATTAAGGACGTTATCACATTGTCCACAGTGTGTATTGTACTGTCAATCCACAAGCGAGACTGTGGTCTATTGGCAATATGCTCAACCAGGGAATTTCCGGTTTTTTCCGGTTTTTCTGTGAAATACTGGTACCTGACACTTCTGTCATTAATGATGTTTTTGTCAATGGTTGTACTGAGTCCAAGGTCTTCAGTAATGGTCTTTTGAAAGGCATTACCGGGCATATTGCTGATCAAGTACTGGTCTTGAAATGTTGATTTTTCCCAGGATTTTATGGTTTCGTAGTACTTTTTTATCAACTCATCGACTTCGAATTCTAATGGCAATAGTAATTCGCATAACACTACCACATTCTTTTCTGTTAAGTCAGCTTGGTAACTTTTACCAGGTGCAACTATAATCAAGTTCTCGATGTGTTTTGTATTATTTTGTATAATTTTGCGAAAATTGGCAGAAAACGTGAATTCTACAAAAAGTGTTAAATCGTCTGACGAGTTTTTACCGATAAAGAATTTTTTCACTTGTTCAACTTTTCTAAAGTTTTTAGACCAAGTTGGTAACTCTAATGCGTGAACTAGGTCTTGGCAATTTAGGGCTATTTTTTCACTATGTTCCTTCAAAATCTTCAATAACAATTTTGATTGGCTTTCAGTAATAAAATAATGAGTACCCACTGCTGTTGCTAAACTTCGTAAAACTCGCGAGTCTCTACTGGGCATTATTTCTTCAATAGTGGGACCAGTAAAATTTACAATTTTAAGCAATAAGTGATCAACTGTTATCATATGTGTAGTATAGCATAGTTTTGTCTAATGTCAAACCTTTTAGACAAAAAAATAGGCCGTAAATATTTAAGGCCTATAGGTCACCTTTTGGTGGAATTGATTATATACTTGCGTCTTCCATACCTGCAATACGCAATTTTACAATATTAGTGATTTGCCATTGTTTCTGGTCAAGACCTTTGGTAATACCCAACCACTTGTTGCGAAGTAAAGCAAACTCGTTGATAATCTTTTCAAAGTCAACAACATCTGCTTCACCTTCCACAAACTTTTCACAATCACGACTGCTAAGAGCACGTTGATATGTTTCAAGGTATTTTCTAAAATGACTACTCTTTAATCTTCGCAATTCAATGTTCAGGTATTCCAAGATAGCCTCAATTTCTTGTAATTGTCCAAAGCGTTGTTCAACTACACCCGGAAGATCAGCCGCTGACTTTTCCAAGTTGCCAAAGATTTTTACTTCTCTCTTGGCTTCTTGTAATTCAGATTCAAAATGATCCACAGCATCCGGAATATTAGAAATATCCTTGGCTATCTTAGTATACCAACCCATTAAAAGTCCAATTCTGGTGTATCGTCTTCGTCTCCGAAGCCATCGTCATTGAGATAATATGCAATAGCTTGATCAAGTGTTTCATCAACACCCGTAGCTGCTTGCAATGCTTTGTCAGGTACTCCAAAATCTGCAAGTAGATCAATATAGCGTTCTGCTACTGTTTCTAATTGTTTCTTATCGAGATACTCGACAAAGTTTAACCAGATATCACCAATTTGTGTTTCATTCAACATCTTCTGTTTTCTCCTCAGGAATAGTAGGTGTAGATTTAAGATGATAATTATTCATTATCATATCTAATTTATCATCTTTCCATTCTTTTCGGTAGAATAAGTGTTCTTCTCCGGAGGTCGGGTCAACATACTTTAGTCTGTTGCCTTGTTGTGTCAGCAGTCCTTGTTTTTCAAAAAGATCTACAAGACCACTGTAAGGACTCATGCCTGTTGAATATGGGATTTCAATTTGCAATGACTCGAAAGGTTTTGCATAACGTGTTTTCATAATCTTGCAGGCAGCACGAATGCCATGTACTTCGCTTGTCTTAACACCATTTTCATCAGTCTTAAGTTTGAGTTTTTTCATAGCAACAACAATACTAGAAGCATAAACAAATCCTTGTCCACCACTAATTTTGTCATCTGGATCAAACATGTCTTGGCTTGCGTATGTGTGATTGGTACATACCATACCCACATTATAACTGCCAAACATATTAACACAATTACGAACTAAACTGGTAAGTGCTTTAGGTTTACGGCCCATGTCTCCCTTCATATCACCAGCTTCGAACTGGTTAATGTCAGTAGGGGTAAGCAACATACCCAATGAGTCTATGACAAATAAGACTTTAGGACGAGTCTCCATTGCTTTGTACTCTTTCATGAACTCACTGATGGTTTTAGCAACATCATCAATCATAGCCATGTTGAGTTTAAGCAATTTATCTTCACTTGTATCTACACCAAGTGCATGTAGCCATTTTTCGTCAAGTGCATTTTCGCTATCAATCAAGATAACATAGATACCTTGTTCCTGTGCATTTTTAACAATGTTTGCAGAACAAATGTAGCTCTTACCTGCACCAGATTCACCGGCAAACACAGTAACCTTGCCCAAAGGAATACCCTTGTGAAAGTCGCCACTAATAAGGGAATTCAAGGCATAATTGCCAGTGCCTACCCAGTCTGTAGGATCGTTAAATCCTACACCCAGACCGTCAATTGACTTAGTCAAGGTTTTTCTAAATTTCGATAAATCGAAGGCTTTTGTAGCCATAAGTTATTTCTCCTAATAAGATAACCCGGGCGTATGACTAAGTCACAGTGGCCCGAGTCGAACGTTTTACTTCTGACGATTACGAATCATTGCCAAGATGTCTTGGGCACGATTGTCACCGCCACTTGCATCAGCCGCTGGTGCTGGTGCAGGAGTAGCTTTTGCTACTGGAGCAGGTGTGTCATCTTCGTCATGGCTTACTGCTGGTGCAGGAGCCGCTCTAGGAGTAGATGTCTTTTGTGGATCACCAGTGTTCTGGCTCATGCCAGCTGGCTTGAAGTATTGACCCCAACGTTCCATATCATACGGCTCGCCATCAACTGATGCTTCAAACATTTCCTTCATAACCTTGAGCTCAACATCAGTTGGCTTTTTAGGCAAGAAGTCGCTCAAGTTAAACAAACCATGTTGTTTAATTGCCGCTTGTTCTGTATCGTTCAATGGACGCTCACGACGTGACCAAGTACTAGTAGAGTAGTCAGCGTAACCGCCTTTACTACCTTTCTTCATACGATAGTCAATACCGTGTACGTAATCTGTTGGCAAGTCTTCCAACTCTGGATCAACCAATGCCGCACGGATTGATGTAAAGATCTGAGGACCAATAATAAATCTACGGATTGGATTTGCTGGAGTTTCTTTTTCAGCAAGGCCGTCTTCAACAACGAATCCTTGGAAAATATAACTACGCTTTTTCCAGTACTTACGGCCCATGTCTTCCAATGCTGGGTCTTTGAACCACGCACGGACTTCTGACAAGATCGGGCATGTATTGCCTTCGCCATACATTTCTACGCATGGAACTTGTACTGTGATTTGTTTGCTTTCTGATTCACCTTTGATTCCAGCGAATGGCAATTTGATCATTGCACGTTCAACCCAGAAAAAAGTGTTATTGGCGTTACCATCTGGTAGGAAGCGGAGTGATGCTTCGTCGCCTTCTTTGAGATTCCAGAATGGATAAATGGAATTGTCTCCACCTGTTCTGTTACCGTCTGAACCTTTCGATTCTGCTGCCTTAAGTTTTGCTCTGATTTCTGCTAATGTAGCCATAGTATTTCTCCTGTTGTAAGCCTATGTTTTGCATTTCTGCTATTTTTATGTGCCTGTATTGCTTTAGAACCTACTAAAGCAAAAAACGCATACATGTTATTGTATACGTTTTTATTTATCTTTGCAAGAGAAATCTTGCTTAAATGTGGTTTAATTTCACCAATTATCTACGACCCAATGAAACTATTCTTGCCAAAGTTTGATCGTCTGCATATGTAACCGATTCTTTTAAACCATATCTCTTCATTTCGTCAGCAGTTAATTCCCTTGGTGGATTGCCTGTAGTGTAATACTTACCTCCAGCATCTCTTCGTACTGGCGGCACTACTGGTGCTTTATCAAACCGTTGATATTTGTCATCCGTTGGTTTAGTTTTTAACAAAGCCAAATTGGATTCTGCACTTCCTGCTTTATATTTTCCAGCACCTAACATTCTATCTACAAATGCTTGATCAAGTCTGTTTTGCTTGCTGATTCCCATTCTAGCTAACGCTTGACCGGTTGGCCCGTCACGTGGATCTACTGGTACTGCGGCAGGTGTTGAAACTTTTGCAGCTGAATCTGCCTGCGGCTCGTTCATGCGAGCCAGTGCTTGATTGAAGGCTGCGTCTGATGCTGCTGGTGAAAATGCAGGGCTAGCATCTGCCGCAGGTGCTGCCGCAGGTGTTGTTTGAGTTTTGTTAGCTAATCTTTGATCTGTTGGATTAGCCTCTGGTGCTACAGGTGGCAGATCTGTGCTGGCTATTGGTGCAGGAGGTGTAACTGGTGATGTCACTGCGGCTGGTGCTGCTGGCACTGTTATATTTTGCAATTCAGCTGGCATGGCTTGGCCAGCTTTCCAGCCACCTTTTCCATCATAAACTCCGCGAACTAACCCGGCTGGATTCACGGCAACTACTTGACCGTTGTGTGTGGCTAATCTTGTAACATCTTGCAATGCTGGCGTCATTTTATTAAGTGCTATGTTAGGATCAACACCTGGATCTCGAGTAATAGTTTCGTCATGACTACCAACCGGCCGAACTTCGCCTGCTTCTAAAATTAATTTTTCCCTTAGTGAATTGACACGCTTAGATAATTCTGCTTCTGTAATTTTTTTCATATTATTTAATTCCTGCAATCTTTAGCCATGATGCTAATTCGTTGTTTGATTCCATAGTGGTTTGTCCCACAACTGCTCCGGGTTTTTTAAGTGCGGCTGCACGTCTTGCCACATACTCAGGATTGTCAACTTGTAGTAAATTAGATTGATTACCTGGTTTGAAATCCATCGTGTTTGTTGGTGCAATACTGCCAATTGTGTGGAGGTCTTCTTCTGGCGGCTCAGGTGTGGTGATTGACCTTGTCACTCCAGGCCTGTATATGCCCATTTCAAGGTCGTCCAAGTTACCGGGTGCACCTGGTAACGCTTTGTTGGATGGTGCACCTGGCATGTTCATGCCTTGTTTAGGCATCTTGCTCATAATACTCTTCATCATGGCTTGTGGATCCAGTTGGCCGTCGGCACCCATTCCAGGCATATTCATACCTTTCATCATGCTGCCAAGTTTGCCTTGAATACTTTTTTGCATAGCTTCTGGACTAGATCCATCAAATCCCATGCCGGTAACCATGTTTCTAAACTTGGCCATTGCATCTGCATAGTTAGCTGGTTTACCATCTATTGTGCCAGTTTGATTATTGCTTGCTGTTTGGCCTGCTTGCGGTGCAGTTGGAGTTGTAACACCAGGCATGTCAAAATTATCATCTTCTGAATCTGTTTCGTCAGGCATGTCAAAATCCCCATCTTCAGGCCCTTCGTTTGTACCGTGAGGTTGAGGAATTCCAGCCATTTGTTTCATGCGATTTAATCCGCCTGCATCACTGCTGGGATCCATCTTTTCAATCATGGCCAATACTCGACCAACATCTTCCTTAGTAGCATGTTTGTATTCGCCGTTTTTAAAGTTAGAAACAACATGCTGTTTGGTCCAAGTACCACCTTTGGTAAAGTTACCTTCTGTAATTGTGGCATCTCTATTCCAAAAACCAGAAATGCTTTTTAAAATTTCTTGTACGCCATCACCGCCACTACGCGACTTCATGCCAATGCTTGTTGGATCGATACCACATTCTTGTAACGCACTCATTAGGCTCATTTTTCTAGAACCAAAATCTAATTGTGTGTCGGGGCCAGCACCGCATTCAACTGCTTTGATCAGCTTGGCTTTTAACTTGCTCATGCCCATGCTTTCTGCTACCGGCGGTGCTGCTGGAGCGGCTGGTGCAGTAGGTTCTGTAGGTACAGCTGGTTCTGCAGGAGGTGCTTCTGGTGCTGGCATATCTTGTCCGCCAACTGGCATGTCACTGCCTTCTGGACTACTAAATTGTAATTGTCCTGATTGAATTAAATCTGCAAGGTCTTTATTGTGTTCAGACATTTGATTTAAAATTACTTCTATACCTGAACGCATATCTAAATTGTTGGTACCACTTAACTGATCTAACATAGAAGCAAACTCTGGATCAGGAATTAATTCTTTAACTTTGTTAAGATTCATTCCATCTGGGCCACCTTTGAGTTCAGTCTTAAAAATATTATTTAATTCAGCAACTGCACCAGGACGTTGTTGCGGATCAAAAATTCCTCTAAGTGCGGCAGCGCCGTCTTCAGGAAGGATACCATTCATGAAATTTTCAAATGCTTGTTCAGGATCAAAGCCTTCCTTCTTAGGAATGCCTTTTTGTGCCAATGCCTTGGCAGCATCTCTTCCAGTACGGTTAGGATTGTTTGGTTTCTTAAACGGCGACTTTTCTTTCTTGCCGCCTTCACGTGACTTGGCTTCGTCGTCAGTTTCCCAAGGTAAAGTTTCTTCGTCCAACAAATCGTCAGCAGTTAATTCACGGATTGGCAATTCGCTTTCGTCGACTAGTTTAAAGATATATGGAAATACGCCTTTTAATTCTTCGTTGAATGTGCGGATAGTCAAACGATCAATCCAGTCATCCATAACTGCTTCTGGAATCATTTGTTCTTCATGTTCAACAAACGACTCTGCAAATTGTTGATAGTAAGTAGGACGTTGTAAAGAATGAATTTCTTTCTTTATACTGTCAATGCGTTCCATTACCTTGCTGGTAATGTCGCCCATTGCTTCACTCAGTTGTTCTTGACGTCCAACGTAGTTCTTAAACTTACGCAGACTTGCTAATTCTTCGCTTAGGCTGGTAATGTGTTGACCAATTCCGTCATACGGATGACCACCAGCTTTAATGTGCTCTGCTAATGCACGGGCACCATTTAAATGCTTTACGGGATAACGAAAGCGTTCTCCCATTGCATTTTCAATGTAAATATTTTCAATGTGCATTGTGCGGCCTGCGGCGAGTTCAGGATTAATTTGTTGACTGTGTTTAATAATTAATCGTGCTTCTCCGAGATCCTGGTAGCTCATCTTCGAAGTACCAAACAACTTGTTTTCCATAATCATATCATCCTTAACTTTGGAGCGAAACGCATAGTCTCTTTTATCTAAATTACTTTTGCCCATTCTTTTAACATCATAATTCAATAGCCTATCTTTGGCAAATTGCCTAAAACTGCGAATAAATTTAAATGCACCAGGGTGTTTCTTTGAAACAATATCGCCACTGACTTCTAACACTACGCCCTCATCGGTGTCTAGTGTGATGGAAATCGTGCCAATTTCGTCACCATCTTCTTTATATTCAAACTCAAAAAATCGAGCTTTGGGTATATCTTGTTTTTTACTCAATACGTTAGCTTCTTCGTCACCGATACGAATATCAGGAAAGCGTGTCTGTATTTTTCCGTAAAGGTCTTTGGCAATTGTGTCTAAATTAGCGTCCATATGATATTTATCAAACGTTAGAGGAAATGAATATGGGTAGTGGTGCGTCCCAATCTTCGGCGAAATCGCTGTTAACACTCATTGTTTCAAATACCAAAGGATCCCATTCTGCTAAAATAACACTCATACGTATTACAAGTAATAATGCACTTACCAAGTCATCATGTTGCCCAGTTTTAGCTTTGAAACTTGTGCCAGCCGCAATAAATGCCTTGAGTTCTGTGATCAAGGGTCTGCTGTTTAGCTTCATTTTATTTTCTTCAATTAGGTATTTCAAGCGGGCACACGCTGATATTTTACTGCCAAATGTGGTGTTGAATCCTTTACGGAATTTACGTATATGCCCTTTCTTAACTGGCTCGCTGACAAATAATCCTGGGAATGTTTCCTCTCCAAGATCCTTGATAACAACCAATGCGGCTTCACCTACTGTGTTATTTTCGCATGACCAGTAAATGCTGTTGGTGTATTCTTGGCCAATTTCGTCTTGAATATATCTCACTATGTCTCTAAATATTCTAATTTGATCTTGAATAATTGTTAGATTGTGTTGCCATTCACCACATTGCGTCATACTGGGCAATTCGAATATTTGTATGGCTGCAAAATCTCCGCCTGTTCCTAAACTGGGATCCAGTGCAACAACATACAAGTTTCCGGGCGTTGGCTTTTTAAACCATCGTACTTGCCCCATCTTAGTAATAGGCTCTTTGCCAGTGAGTTCGCTAAGTTTAATACTGTTGATAAGCGTTTCGTCATACACTAGAAATTCACATCCGTATTCACGACGAAACCGTTCTTCTCCAATACGACCCATCTCAACTTGCTTCCATGCATCATCACGATCCGGATGTTCATTCCATTCAGCACGGAATCCATGAAAGCCGTTGATGCCAAGGCCGTCTGGTTTTTCGTTGCCGAACTCGTCAAATGTGTTTTTGCTTTCTTTCCAAATTAGTGCAAATTCATCTTCGTCACTGTTGGGTGTACTAGTAATAATTGCACGGCCACCAGTTGCTAGTGTCGGGGAAATTGAAGTCCAAAACTCTGTGGCGATGTTAGGTTGCACAAATGCAAACTCATCGCAATACAATAAGGATATTGACATACCGCGACCAGTATTACCGGTAGTAGTTGCTGAAACAATTCTTGATCCATTTTCAAACTCAATAGAGCCCTTGTTATAGTTTACTACACCTGCACGAATATGGTCAGGGCATAGTTCGTATCCGTAACGGATACGTTGCATAATTTCCTGTGAGCCGGTGTATTTGTGTGCGGCAACTAGAATAGTTTGATCCGGGTGGAACATAGCAAACCATAACAAGTATGCACTTGCACATGTTGTCTTGCCGCTTTGGCGTGGCAGCATGTTTATGTTAAAACGATAATCGTGATAACTTTGTAATAGTCGTTCTTGGTATTCAAATGGTTCAAACAACAACTTGCCTTTGACAGGATGTTGTATATAGAAAAACTTTTTACTGAAATGCAAATAGCCATTTACCGGATCGGAACAATCCAACAGCTCTTTGATATCAGCTTCTGTGAACTTTTCTTTTGTGTGGGCTTTCTTGGTGATTACACCATCTAAACTTTTTGACATAACTTTATTTACATAAAAAAAGCACCGCGAAGGTGCTTTTTTGGTATCTTGAACAAATGTTTATCTTTCCATACGATCGTTGTAATCGTTACGCATACGTTCTTTTTTATCTTTTAATGCTTGTAAACGTTTCTTAGCTGACTCATCTCCGTCAGCTGCTTTTTTCTTCAAGCTGTCTTCTTGTGATTTTTCTAGGTCGCGACGATGTTCAGCATCTACTGAATTTGGGTTATATGCTTCGTCATATTTGTTGTACTTTTTGCGGATAGCATCCATTTCTTCTTCGCCGGCTTCTTTAATTTCTTGATATAAACTTGACAACTGACTAACAAGTTCTTCGCTTACTTGAGTGTAAGGATTGCCGCCGCCATGGGCTTTGGGTACTTCGTGATCACCGCGTCCTGAGTTTGATCCAAGGTCAGTGACTGCGGATGGTGGAAAAATTTTCTTACCGCTGGCACCTGCCATGGAGTTTGCAAATGCTTCCATCTCTGGTTCCATCTCTCCGCCAAACACTACATCAATTGCATCATGGTCTGCATGTGGCTCGCCAACATTTTCAATACCTTTTAGAATATTCATCAAATCACGGATGCCGCCATCACCTGAACCATTCATGCTAACATTCATGGTAACTGAGTTGCTTTGAGCAGGATGGCCGTGGCCCATGCTTGTAGGAAGTGCCATCATGTCGCCACATTCTTCTACATCAGCTGCCGGCTGTGGTATTGGCATTACCGTATCGCCGCCGTCACCGCCGTCCGAGTGAATGTCACGTTCGTCGATAGCTTTAATCTTTTTATAAATGTCTGAGAAGTTCATATTATTTTCCTTTCCTCGGGTCTGGATTTGTTACTTTACCAAAGACCCCGGTAGTCGATGATAGCTTTTCTGATTTTGTAGATTTTTCGCTTGGAGCTTTTTTTGCCAACAATTTTTCGTTAACACCTTTGTACTGTGTAAGCTCAGCTTTGTTTTTGTTTAACTCTTTTAACAAACTCATAACATGCTTCTCACCAACTTTATCCTGGCCAGTACTTTTGTCGTATTCTTTTTCAATCAATGCTTCTCCACTTAGTTCGTCATTGGCATGATTAAGTTCTTCTTCTTCTTGTTCTTTTAAATTACGTACTTTAATGCAACCTGCTGGAACACCACAATGTTCTGCAACTAAGTTTTGTACTTCTAAACTGGTGGCAGGATAGCTTGTGCATACGTCAAACATAGTGATACCTACATTTGCTAATCCTGGAAAATCTGTTTGAGTTTCTTGAATAGGAGTGCTTTTTCCACTGCTACAACTTTCAACTTGGAACTTGGATAAGGCCCGTTTAATCAGCATAGAACAGTCTTTAGGACAGTCTCCTGCAATTTTAACTTTAAATTCGTAGACTTGTTTATTCTCTACTAAGTATTCTTTGAATGATTTCATGTTAGATTCCTGATAGTGTATTTATTTCATATTGCGTAGTTTTTCTAATAAACTATTGCGATCAGTGATAATAACACCATCGCCTTGTATACTAATGCCAGAATCTTCTTGAATTGAATCGTTATCTAATTTCTGTTTCTTAAGCTGAAGATCAATCATCTTTAATTTCTTATCTATTTTGGCAGCTTTGGCATCAATAGCATTTTTTAACATTCCGCCAGCAACTTCAAAAATACGTCCACTATAACGTGCTTCCACATTCATACCCAAATCCATGAGATCGTCAAATGCGTCTGTAGCACGGGTTGCAAGTGCGTCAAATTCTGCATCGCTTTCAGCAAGGCCTTTTACAGCAGGTAATGCAGCCGAAATCTTGTCAAACTCTGACATGTCACGGAGGAACGGCTGAGCCATTTCTGCCTTGGCAGCAGCTTTTTCTTCGTCCTTGACAACTTTCTTGCTTTCAGGTAGGTTTAAAATTTCTTCAAGTTTCTTCATAATAATACTTATGCGTTTCCTTGGTGGAACAAATCGTTTTCGTTAAGGATGCGGAACTTTATGCCCTGTTGCCTGCACCATACACTGGCAGCGGCCCACTTGGCTTGATTCTTAACGTACTGTGCTTGATTATATTTGTTCTTGCCGACACGTTCTAATATAGTCTGACTTGCGGGTTTAACTTCAATTAATTCCACTATGATTTTGTTATTTTTATCCACATATTGGATGAAAAAATCAGGAACATATATTGTGTTGCGACCAGTCAGTGGATCTCGGTAAGGTATGTTGATAGCTTCGCTGGCCCATTTTTGAACACTTTTATTGGTGTCGCAAAATCGCATAAAACTCCATTCCCAACTGCTACGATATGTAGGAATCTTAGTGCCCACATACTTTTCAGGTTGTGTCATGGTAAACTTACCGCGGGCAAATTTACTGGCCATATTACACTAAGATATTGCGGCTTTCGTAGCTATCTGCAAGTGGTGCAATTCGATATCCAAGCAAGCTAATTTTTTCTCTGTAAGAGTTTAGTATCTGTGCTATAATCTGACTTAATTTTACATCAGTTAATGACGTCAATGTATCTAACAGTTCAAAAGAATTTACGTTATCTAGTCTTGCTTGATTAAGTAACACAATTGCAATGCTTCTTGCACCTTCTGTGTCAAATCCTCGTTTTAAGAAAAATCCAACGCTTGCATCTATTTCGTTGGCTGGAAAACTAACTGCATTAACAAAAAACTTATCAAAGAACTGTTTAGTATCAAGTGTTGAATTTGTATTAACGGTTGGTAAATTACTGGCCATTATGGTTCTATACCTAAATTAATTTTTTTAGCAACTGTGGTGTTGCTGTTCGCTACGTTAAGCGATTGCGGAAATGTAGTATTTTGAATTCCGCCAACAGTTTGTATAGTGTTTGTTGACAACAGCCCAGATACACCGGATGCAGGCCTAGTTTGTGTATTTTGATATGAATTAATACTAGTCACAGTATTATTTAATGACTCTACTGCATTGTTAGTAACATTTTGTTGAGATACAAAACTTGGGCTTGCATTGTCAACTTGTGGCAATCCTTGCAACGGGCTTGGAGTTAAGTCATAATGTTCTAAGCCCCATCCTTCAACGTTCTCCGAACTCACAGTTCCCATTTCATAACTGACTGCTTCGTATCCCAAAGCCATAGAAAATTCATGTAAATCTTTGGATGCATATCCTACTTCTTTATGGTCGAATTCTTTAATAATAGGATTATGTAATTTATAACTAACATACTCGTGTCTGGCCATCTGATATATTTTAATATAATTAAAAAACGGTGCAGTACTACCGTTATCTAACCCGTATGCAGTTTTAATAAAATCACTGTTTCTAGTGGCGTTTCTGTTGTAAGAACCTGATGCTTTGGCACTTAATGAATCAGCATAATAATAACTGTAGTAGTTTTGCCACAACTGATTAATCAGGCTCATGTTGTCATCGTGAAATGTAATTCTGGCATCTTCAAATTTGTGTTGAAATTGTATTATTTTTTTTCTATTGTACTGATTAACTTGGTCAGTGCTTATTGTAAACTTGGGCAAGTTGATCTTTTTAACCAACACACTAATCTCATTTCTATGACGTTGGGACAGGTCTATTGTTTTCAATGCCGCCGGATTGATATTAAATGCCACGTGAAATTGAAAATCAAACTTGGGTGCAAGTCTGAACTGATCCGATACAAATGTTCTACTTGCGTGTTGAAAATCACGCAATAATACATGCGAATTTGCTGTCAAAAATTTAGTTGGAGTGAATGCCATAACAGTATTTATTTAAAATATAAACTACGTAGTTAATGATCAGTCGTTTAAAAACCCACCGAAGTGGGTTTTTATATATCTTAGTAAAGTCCGCCGCCAGTAACAGCAGTACCACGCTTTTGTTGGAATCCAGAAGTGCCAAATCCTGCGCCAGCGCCAATTTGTTGTGCGTTATCATATTGAATTGACAAGTCGATTAACATGATATCTGCACTGCCTGTGTAGCTAAGTGCTTGGTAGTTGGTTGATTCTAAGTAGCAACCATACAATTCCCAAGTTTCGAGTACTGTGATTGCTTCAGCACCATTGCCGCCGTCAAGCATTTCGATACGTGTGATAAACTTGTAATCGCCTGCAGATGTAGCACTTGCCTGCTCAAAGAAGTCAAACTGTTTTTGATTCTGTTCGCCAACAAGTTTGGTAACTGCGTTGGTGATATCATCACGTAGTTTGATCGCAACAGGTGTAAAAGTTGGCTTACCAGCATAATGAATCTTGCTGTTGTAAACTTCGATGGTCTTGTCTTCAAACTTAACGCTTGGGCGTGCCGCATCAGCGACTTGTTTTGTTAATTCAACAGTACTACCTGATACACCAAAGTTTTCAAATGAAACACGGAATCTGTATTTCATTTTTGGCATTAGTAGACCCTGTGTAGCAGAGCTTTGATTGCTTGCTAACGGTACTGTAAATCTTGATAATGATGCAATTGACATTTATGTTCTCCTAATTATTATAGACCTGCTATCTCGCCAGTGTTCTTCAAGCGTAGTGGAATGTAAATAAATTCAACTGCTTTCACTGGTTCAATTGCAACATCAAGGTATAGTTCGCTGCGATCGATTCTTGCAGGCGTATTATTTGAAGTATCGCACACTACCAAGTAGTCGTACAATGCACGTTGTCCTACTAATTCAAGCAATAGACTTTCTGCGGCTTGTTTAATTTCATTACGTGTGATAGTGTCGTTTGGTTCAAACACATATGGTTTTGCCAACTGGGCAAACTGTCTACGTAGATAAATCACCAAACGTGCCACGTTAATGCGATCCAATGAGCTCGCAGTTAATTGTCGTGTATATTGTCCAAAGTTAACTAGACCAGTGCCTGTGATGAATGTGATTGGGTTCACATGAATGCTTGCTAGCGTATCACGTTGTCCGTTGTTCAATGCAGTTGCATTAAATTCACCAGTTAGCGGATCAACATAACCCACTGAGCTAACATTAGTAATACCGCCACGGCGTGTTCCTGCTGGAGCAAACCATGGATAAGAGACATTATCGCTTAGAGCAATTGTACGCAACATCATGTGGCTTGGAGGAACAACAATGTTGTTGCCTAACAAGTCTGTGGTATAACCCCATGGATAGAACACACCAAGATAAGCATCTGTTGCAATTAATCCGTCATCGCCGTTAACTGTTGCGTTTGCTGTGTTGTTACCCCAGTTGCTTAGTGTAGTAGCATCTGGTGTTAAACGTGCTGGTGTATCGCCAACCACGAATGCAGTTTGTCCACGGTCGTAGTTTAAGCCAACCAATGCTGTAATTGCTTCAGTATAACCTGGGCAAGCCATCAAGTTGAAAATAAGTGATTCTTCATCACGCATGTTTGTGTTGCCGTTGATTTCTGCATTGATTGCAGCAAGTACAACTTGACGTACAGCCTTGCGTCCAAATGATCCAGCACCATTAACTTGGTTGGCAGCATAGCTAACCCAGCGAGCTGGATAGTAGTCTGTCATCACTTCATCACCAAATCGGATGTTACGTGCAAGAACATCAACATAAGTTTCTTGATAACGTTTAACGTTAAATCCACTACGACGCAAATTCCATAACAATGTTCCTGATGGATACAATGCAGGATCTGGACAGTCAAAATCTACAAAATCGCTGCCTAACAAGTCAACTATAGGACTAGCGTCAGGACCTTCACCAGTTGTGTTCCAACGTGCGTCTGCAAATAAAACACCATTTTGTGTTGTTTGATCTGCGTTATCAAGTAGTACCCATTTCTTAGTGGTAAAGTTAAATTTATAGATTAATGGGAAGTTTTCTAAATCAGCAGTACTGATCCACAAATCTCCGTTTACCAGTGCAGTTCCATCAGACTGTAATGTTGGTCTAGTTGCACTAACAATCGGACCTGTTGGATTACTGCCTGCAATACTGCTATAACCCTTCCAAATTGTACCGTTATGCACCATGATATCAACTTCGTCAATCATGGTGTTGTACCACAATGTACCGTCTGTTGGTGTTGATGTAGGTGCAGTGTCACTTGATGTAATATCAAAAGACTCTGTCCACAAACTTGCAACACCATCTGCAACACCTGTTGGATCTAGGTAGAAATTAGTAGTTGTACCAGCTGCAAATAGTTGATTTATCGGAGCACCAGTTCCGTCGGTGAATTTAATGTCGCCGCCGTCTGTGTGACTAATAACAATTTGATTAGTAGTAGTTCTTGTGGCAGTTACTGGAAGACCAGTTAGTTGAGAATGTAACTGATCCAACAATGAATTTACGTTTTGCACAGGATCAGTTCCTGCTGTAAATGTAACAGTGACATTGGTGTAGGTATTTGATCCTGCACGGCTTACGTCCAATTGGAATGTATTAGTGCCAGCAGTGAAATTACGGGCAGTTGTGATTGCAATCGAAGTTACTATAGTTGGACCAACTCCTGAACGTGCATAAATTTTAAAATCTGCTTCGTTGGTTGTTTCGGCATCATTTGTTTTTACATAAACAGTACCGATTGCTAGGCCTAGTCCACCTGTTAATGGATCTAATCCGTTAAGGGCCTGGGCTGCTGTTGGGTATAACGAAACTGCTTGCTCTACAAAGGCACCAGTAGTTGCACTGTATTTTTTAATAATATAGTCTGCACCTTGATTAGGTTTAGTTGTCTTAACCCAGATTGAACCAGTTGGAGCATTGTCTGCATCGAATGTTGGAACTGAAGTGTGTTTGCTGATTTGTAATACAGGAGCGATATAAGTAGTTGAAGATAATCCAACTTTTGCTACAGTAGTGCCACTGATCACAATGTCAACACCACTAGAATAAAGATTTAAAAATCCGCTAATTGCGGCTGCTTTAACACCACCTGCAGAAATGTTTGCAGCATTGATGGCAGCAGCCAATGCAGTCACTGACTCAACACCAGTTACAGTAACACTGTTAATAACAATTTCGTCGCCCACTAGCAGAGTGGGACTAACTATGTTTCCAGTGGCAGCAGGCCAACTTGCTTTCCAAGCACCTGTTCCAACTTTAACCCATGTTCCTGCGGCTGTGTTTGTTAAAACTTTTTTGTAGTACAATCTATTAAGACTTGTAGTTGCTACCAGTGCATACTCGCCGTTGGCACCAACTGAAGTTGCAGGATCTCCGTCTGCAACTGCTCCGACTAGTTGATTAACATCAGTGATGATTGTTGGGTAACGAACATTGTCCGTGCCAAATGTGCCAGTGTCTGCGTTATATTGGTTGACGCCAAATTTGGTGTCCGCAGTAGCAAACCAGTATGTTCCGTCAGCTGGTGCACCAGTAGGTGCTTCTGCTTTGCCTGTCAGTTGGTCAAGATCTAAATCTGCACGTACCACATACGCACGATTGCTCACCCCTAAGAAGCTGTATGCAGCCTCTAAACCATACTCATTCTGTTCACCAGCATGGATAGGATTGTTGTTTGAGTCAGTGTAAAATTTGGGTATACCAAATGTATCTGAAAGATCTTTCTGGCTAGTAAGCAAATATATTTTGCCTGCGTTTGCTGCCAGTGTTCCAGGTGCGGTACCAGTACCTGCACCATTTTGTTTATTTTCTGCGGAAGCAACGACAATTAACGGTACAGTGCCGGGGGCAGCTGGAGTGTAGAAACTCTCGTCTATTACTGTTACGCTTACGCCTGGTGAACTTAATTGAGCCATATGTTTTATCTCCATGAATACATGTTCTAATGTATTTATAGGTTTTTTGGTTTTTCTAGCTGATATAGCGTAATGAAATTGACAAAAAAGGCTTGAAAAGGTATAAATATTTTCACAAAGGTCTTAAAAGGTATGCATCCAGATTTAATAAAAAACAAATATACAAAATGGTACGCTTTGATTATTGCTAATTGTAAAATGCGTGTTAAGCCAACTGTTTATACAGAGTCTCATCATATTCTTCCTAGGAGTTTAGGAGGTGCTGATGTTCCTGAAAATTTAGTAATCTTAACTGCAAGGGAGCATTTTGTAGCACACTTGCTATTAGCTAAAATGTACAGAGGCGATAGTGGAATTAAGATGGCACAGGCTATTAATGCTATGTCTATGCAGGATCGTGACGGAAAACGTACTCGATTAAATTCAAAAAAATATGCTCTTGCAAAGTCAATAATTAGTAAAATATATCGACAAGCTGGCAAAGAATATAAAAAAGAAAAAACAATACAGGATGAAATCTTATCTGCACATACTGATCTAACAAAAGTATTTGATAGGGGATCTTGTAAGATATGCGGAATTCGACCAAAAACTATTAATTATATCAAAGAAGGCAAGACCTTTTATAGATCAACTTGTACTATTTGTAGTAAAGGAGATACACGAGAACGGGTTCCAGATTGGATGCGGGATGGCTATAAAAAATTAACAAATTGCGAAATATGTAATTTTAAATCAAAATTTACAGAACAATTACTTGTAAATAAAGAAAATAAAAAATACAAAACAATCTGTTTAAACTGTCAAGTGGCTATTAAATTGACTCCGCCGAAGTTAATTCCCGATTTATAAGAGGGTATACTTGGGCGTACAAGTCATCAATGTGTCCATTGTTGTCTAATACAGCATCAAACTCAGTACCAACCCATGCAGTTTCACTGGCATGAATTCCTAATTCTTCTATTTTAGACTTGCTCAATGCCCAGGTCATGTTGCCTCGGTCACCTTTATTCATGCTGATTGCCGCGTCGTACCATTCAGGTTCAGTGCCTCGGAGAACACGTACAACAATGCCGCCAGCATCTTTAATTGACTTAATTTCGTTAGGAAAGCGGCAATCACTGATAACAACATCGTCTGTACTATTACGTAGCTTGTTTTCTAAACTGGCAATCCAAATATCATCGTGAAATGCTCGACGACATACTTCAGTACCCCAGTATTGTAACACCCAACGTGGTGTGAGATTGGGTATATTCAAGCGTTCTGACCACCAAGGATCTACCTGTTCACGCCATTCACGGGCTTGTTTAGTGCGTCCTTCTAACATAGTACGGTCCCAGCCGAACACTTGTGCCACTGCATCTTTAAGACTATTGGCAAATGATTCTCGACGAAATCCGTGAAAGTTAGTAAGGTAGTCGGCAATAGTATCTTTGCCAGAACCAATAAAACCGCAAACGCCTATAATCATAGAGCCCCCTAATAATAGCTCTATTATATAACAGTTTTATTACAAAGTCAATTTATTTGTTAGCCAATAACAAATGCATAGCCTGTACCACCTGCTATGTAAGTTTCCATTTCTTTGTCAAGATCTTTAAGTTCCGCTGTTCCAGCAGTTAATAATGCTGTACCGTTTAGTGTGATGGCACTACCTGGCCCTGCAATAGAACCAAACTTACTGCGGGCTTCTCCCAGCATGATTTTACAACTTGCCAGTGTATAGTCTTTGAGCCATTGTTTGGCATAGATATCCTGTAGCAATACCCAGTCTGGACGATAGTTCTGACTCTTAATTAAAATTTGTTCGCCTTGTGCAAACGGGCGTTGTAAAATGTTTAGAATATGACTTGTGGGCTTCCAACTAAATTCAATGAACGATCCAAACATTTTACCCACTAGCTTTTGATAGCCAGCAAATAGTTCATATGTTGCAAGGCCGCCCATCATACTACCCGACATCAAATAGGTATTTGTATAGGCCAAGTTGAATGGTTCAAACAATGTACCACCTGCACCCATACCACTTCTACTGCCAATTGCTCTGCGAAATACACTTTGCACATTGATAATTTCGTCGGGCAAGCGATATTCGTTTTGATCCTGTATTAATTCAAGGAAGCTATAACTTTCCTCCACTGCGTTTGGACTGCGTTGTCGAAAGCGATTTAACGCACGATCAAGTCCAGTTTCATAGTGAATAGGGTCAAGCTCTACTTCAATCATGCCATCGCCAAGCATGGCACGAACATAGTCAAACACTTTGTTTCGTTCCAATAATGAATTAGATTCTGTTGTTGCTGGTAGATCGTCCATATAAGTTCTCCATGTATATTTAGCTGGCGATAAATATCATATGCCAAGACTATCACTGTATAAACCCGAACGTGGGCAAGATTATAAATTCATGGATCGCCAGATTTCTGAGATGTTTCAGGTTGGCGGTACAGATGTATACTTGCACAAGTATATGGGTCCAAAATTAAACCCAAACGGTACCGCAGATCAACCTGTAATTGATTCATACAATGTGGCAAACATACAGGATTTACTGTTTTTAGAAAACCGTGATAGGAAATACGAAGAAGAAATATACCGTATTCGTGGCATTTATAATGTGCAAAATATCGACTTTAATCTAAGTCAGTTTGGCCTGTTCATTGATAACGATACAATTTACATGACTGTGCATATCAACGATTTTATCAAGTATATCGATCGTAAACCTATCAGTGGCGATGTGATAGAACTACCGCATTTGAAGGATCAATTTGCACTGAATGATTACGATATTGCCTTGCCACGATATTATGTAATTGAGGATGTGGGCCGTGCCAGTGAAGGATTTAGCCCAACTTGGTATCCGCATTTGTACAGATTAAAACTTAAGAAAATAACAGATAGCCAGCAGTTTGCTGACATTCTCAACAAACCTGCTACAGATGCTAACGGTGATCCAAGTGGTATGACATTGCGTGATTTGCTCAGTACACACAACAAAGAACTGGAAATCAACGATCAAGTTGTTGCACAAGCAGAAGCAGATGCACCCAAGAGTGGATACGAAACAAGACAGTTTTATACACTTGCAGTTGATTCTACGGGCAAACCAACATTAACAACCGCGGATGAAACTGATATATCAGCGGCATCTTCAGTAAGAGCAAGTCAAGTGAATGGTGTTCCGGAGCGTACTGGATATACAGGTTATTTGGTAGGCGACGGTTTTCCAGTTAACGGATACGAGTTTGGATTTGGAATACAGTTCCCTATGGCACCAGCACAAAATGATTTCTTTTTGCGTACTGATTTTTTACCCAATAGACTGTTTAGATTTGATAGTACTAGATGGATCAAAGTTGAAGATGCAGTACGTATGAATATGACTAATAACGACACAAGACGTACTTTTAAGACTAACTTTATTAACAATACTAATCACATGTATACTGATATTGTTGCTACTGATTATGTAAGATTAGAAATTGGAGATACGGTTGTACTTACTAACATTGCGTCCACTGTCACAGCACCGTATGTTGTGTTAAAACTTGATACAAACAAATTAGAATATGCACTTGCAGATCATCCAGAGTTAATTTCTATTGCAGGTAGTTTTATACAAATAGCATTGCCAGTTATTAATCTAACACAAGAAACAATTCCTTACGATGGAGCGTGGACTGTAACGCTATACAATGTACGCGAAGAAGAGAGGCAAAGTCTCTCTAAGGCACTTAAACCCAAGGCAGATCTATAATGCAACATTTTTACGATGGTCAAATACGTAGATATCTAACACAAACAATTCGGGTGTTCAGTAATTTTGTAGTCAAATACAGCGACGGTACACTAGTACGTATTCCGGTTATGTATGGTGATGCTGACAGACAAGTTGCCAGTATCATAAGGCAAAATAGTGAAAACAAAGTTAATAGTGTTCCTAGAATTTCTGTGTATATCGGCGAATTAAGTTTGGATCGTAATAGACTTAGCGATTCAAGTTTTGTAGGAAAAGTACACTTTAGAGAACGTGGAATCCAAGTTGACACAGCAACTGGGAATGACACGTATAATCAAAGCCAGGGCCGTAATTATACTGTTGAACGTGTGATGCCAACTCCATTCAAACTGACAATGAAAGTAGATATATGGGCCGCCAATACTGACCAGAAATTACAAATCATGGAACAGCTATTGGTGTTGTTTAATCCTAGTTTGGAACTACAAACAACTGACAATTACATTGATTGGACCAGTTTAACCACCTTAGAATTAACTGATGTAAAATGGGGCAGTAGAACTGTTCCAGTAGGAACTGATACTCCTATTGACATAGCTACACTAACAGTAGTAACTCCAATTTGGATTAGTCCGCCTGCTAAAGTCAAACACCTTGGCGTTATTACCAAAATTATCACAAGTTTTTATCAAGATTCAAACACAAGCCCAAGTGGATACATAGATGGCCTAGGGCAAGATCTTGCTGGCCCAACAATAACATTATCAACAGAGCTGACAAGAATAACCGAAACTACCAGCGGTAACTTTGGAATTCAAGTATACGGTGGCGAAGTTAGATTAATGGCTTCGAGTGAAAATGCAATACCTAAAAACAATCTTTTAGAATTGCCGGTTAAACAAGGGCCAGCTATCAATTGGCTAGTGCTGTTTGAACAATTTCCTCAGCAGTATGTTGCTGGTTCCAGTAGATTGTTTTTAACGCAGCCCAACGGATCAAGTGTCATAGGTACTATATTGATCAACCCATTGGATAATACACTACTTAATGTGTCATGGGATACTGATACACTTACTACCAACACCGGCATAGATAGTAATGGATACTTGGATACTGATATTGGATACAATTTAGGCGGGTGTCACAGAGCCAGTAGTCCGGGCACGTTCGATGCCATCATGGACCCACTGGTTACTGGGCCCAGTGATGCAAAATTTGTTTCTCGATACGGTGCATTAGCAGCTGGTCGACGTTATTTAATAATAGAAGATATCGGCAGTGTGATCAATACAGACGGTGCCGATGCTTGGAAAAGCACTGCAAATGTTGATTTTGTGGCACATGCCAACGATATTATCGAATGGAGTGGCACAGCATGGCAAGTAATTTTTAACAGCATTCAAGAAGCAGACACCATGGTATGGCAGACGAATATATACACTGGAGTTCAGTACGCATGGAACGGAGTTTCCTGGGTCAAGAGCTTTGAAGGTGAATATAAGGCCGGCCAATGGATGATAGAACTATAACAGAAAAAATCATATGCAGTGGTGCATTGTTTTGTGCCAAATCAACTCAAAGATTTTTATTACTACAAAAAGCACACGGCAAACATGTAGGCACTTGGGGACTAGTGGGCGGTACTAATATATCTGGAGAATCTCCTTGGCAAGGTCTTCAGCGTGAAATTGAAGAAGAAATAGGAAAAGTTCCTTACATTAATAAAACGCTACCTTTAGAAAAATTCACCAGCAATGACAGTGTGTTTAACTTTCACACGTACTTCTGTGTTGTGGAAGAAGAATTTATTCCTATTCTAAGTGACGAACACAGTGCCTGGGGCTGGTTCAGCTTGGATCGGCTTCCTAAACCCGTACACCGAGGACTCGATTTAAGTCTGCGTAATCGAGTCATTCAAACCAAAATACAAACTGTGATAGATTTAATAGATAACTTATAAAACAAAAAAGCCGCATCAAGCGGCTTTTTTGTTGGGTACTGTTTGAATTAAGCCTGCGCTTCACTCCAACGCAACACCAAGTTACAAGGAATAGTTCCTGAACCTGAAGCACGATAGATATTAATAGCCAACACGTCTGGACCATTTGGATATGTGCCTCGACCACCCAATGTGGTATTTGTAAGTTCTTTCAACGGACTTAGATTCAGTGAATTGGTAGAACCTGGGGCAGCAATAAACGAGAAAATCTGCTCGCCTGGTTGTGCGTATGGGGGTTGTCCAAACTTGAATGTTACTGTGGTTGAACCAGCGGTAATTGTTGTAGTATCCGATGTCTGGTTAAACGTCACACGATAATACTGTGTTGCAAAATACGTGGACAAGGTCACTGATGAAACAAACGTACCACCTGGAAAAATACCGCCAACGTTGACTTCAGTACCTGTGGTAGCAGAAGTTGCTTCCCAGCTTGCTTTGGTGAAGAATATTAGTGAAGTTCTTGTAAGAGGATAGCTGATTGTCGATGTTAATGTTGTGGCACCAGCAGTTGAACCGCTTGGGTTTTTACTCAATGTTATGTAGTAGTATTGTGTACCACTGAAACTGCCCCAGAAGTTTATTGAGTTAATAACAGTACCAGATTGTATGTTTGATCCTGTAATAGGTTGCCCAGTTTGTAGCCCAGCTGCAATATATGTTGAGTAATTGGCTGCTGTTATAAACAAGTACGGATACCCGCTAAGAACGGAATTACTGTTACCAGGAATTAGTTCAATGCTAAGTGTTCCAGTTGGAAACGCCACTGACGTAATAGAACTTGTGGTCTGCGTTGCACCGCTGGCCCAAACAATACCACCGCCACTTGCTACTTGTGAGAAACTGGGCAATCCGCCAGCTCCTGCACCTTGTAATCCGTTCCATGCCACGTCAGAAACGTTGAGTGGATAATTTTGTGGATTCAGCACACCTTCAATAACAATACCACCCGTGTATGGAGTTGTGCCGGTGTAACCGTCGGACGTAATTTCAAGAGCTTGTAATAACAATTGAGCACGGTTAATCAGTTCTCTATCACCCAAGTCGCCAATAAGAGCATTGCTCACGCTGGGTGCCAGTCGAATCATGAAAGCTGTTTGTTTAGTTGTTGATACCAACAAGTTTGTGGCTTGATAGTTGAACAAATATCCACGGTCTTGGTCAAATCCACCGTCTTGAATATAAGCACTACCCCAGTGACTGATGTTTGGAGTTGCTGTGGCAGCAACTTGCAATACACCTTCATACTTGGCATGCGTTGCGGCAACACCTGCACTGTATGCTCTTGCAGAACCTGCAACAAAGTGAGTGAATGTTGTGGCACGAACTGCACCTGTCAAGTTGCCTGCATTAACACTGGCACTTTTGCCAGTGTATCTAATTAGTTCGTTGTCAATGTACACAGTGCCAGCTGTTGGGAAATATGTCAAATCAGATACTGGAATAGTTGTTTGACTGTCAGTCATTGCTTCTGTCAACACACTCTTTGCACCTTCGTTGATGACTTCATAACGAACTGGGCTGTTACCTGAACGTTGATAAGCTTCTCTATTTAAATTGTTACCACGCAATCTATGCACAGTGATGTATCGTCCATCAGGGCCACGCATCATCCAGTCACAGAAACCAGCACCATACCATGTCCACTGCAAGCCAATCATCTGCATCTTGCCCACATCAATGTTAAAACCGCTGGGGTTATGCACTCCGCCAGTGCCGTCACAGCGATCCACATTCCATTCTCTTTGCGGAACAGTGTAGTCAACCACACGAGCCATCTTGATACCAGATGCGGTGTTAACACCGCGATAGTCTGGAGTAACTGTGATTTGTGTATCGCTGTTAACTTGGCTGACCACGTGAGTCATACCACGAACAACCACACGGTCACCTGCTGCCAACTGGGCAATAAAGCGAGTGTTGGTTCCAGTAAGAATATTGCTATCTGGAGAGACTGCAATAGTTCCAGATACTTGGAATGTGCTGGAACGACGTCCAATTGCCAATGTCTGGCCATCGTATTGCCAGTAAGGTCCGTTTTGGTCGTCAAATGTGCCTGCACGAACAATCGCACCAGTCCAGTTTTTAACCACCATGAAACTTGGTCCGGCCAAATCTGTAGTTGTTGCGCCTAGTGTTTGGGTGGCCAGTACTGTCAATGTTCTTTCATCCACAATACTGGTAACTGTGTATGAGCCATCATAGCCCGAGGTAAGTACTCCGTGAAGTTCTATACCTGCGCCAATCTGACATGAATGATCCACGTCATCTGTGATAATAGTAATAATGCTGCCAACAGTTGTACCAGATGCAGTTACACTTCTGATGTCATAGTTAGGAGCAAACAATGCGCCTGTGTTGTAGTTAATGGCTTTACCAGATTGATAACGAATATATTTCTTGCTCATACGAATTGCATGACTACCGTAGCTTGGACTTCCTGTGCTTAGAATAACACCGCCATCCAATGGACGATGTAAGAAATAAGCATCAGGACGAGCGTAAATTATACCACCAATTGTGCCTGTGATAACCACAGCACTTCTGGCGGTATATGTAAGTGTTGTCAATGTTGGAACTGTTTCAACAAAAAACGGGCCGCCGGCAAATTTGTGATTCAGTGTGTCGCCTGAGTCACTAGTAGTTGATACTATAATTGTGTCGCCAGGTAAAAAGCCGTGGGCAGCTGGAAATGTAACAGTGATCACAGGAGTTGCGGCTGCACTGTATGTGAACTGTGGAGCACTTACTTGTGACCCAGTATAAAAACCACCCTTACGTAGTTGAATAATTGGGCTGAATAAATTGTCGCCGTTTGTAACACCAACTTGTGCCTTAGCATAATAGGTAAAAGTAGTTGTTGTAGGCACACTAAAAATAATAAAACTTCCTTCAGCACGACTAAAACCAGTAATGGCAGTGTTGAAACCTTTAATTGTGACGGGCTGACCAACTGTATATCCGTGAACGCTGGATGTTGTGATGGTAATTAAACTTTCGCCTGTTGCAGCATTTGTTACAGCCGCACTAACGTTTGCATCAGAACCTGGAAGTTCGTAAATACTTGGATAACCACGCATCAAACTAACTGCTTGCCACTTGGTAGGTTGTAATCCGTATTCAAAGTCAGCGTCCAGCATGGACAAGGGCTGTGATACACGAGTACGTTCAAACGCATCTGTACCAACTTCTGGCAAACGTACATCTGTCCAGGGTTTTTCGTAGAATATTTGAAGTGTATCGTTAGCGTTATGACTAGCGGTATTAACTTGTAATGTAATAGTGGTAATGCCGTCAGTGCTGTCTAATGCATGTGGAAAGTCCGTACTATTTGCTCTGCTAAAACTGATTGCTGTGCTAGCGTTTGTTGTGTCTGCAAAGTTATAAAGAATAACGTTGCGGGTGGTGTTTGTAATAATCAACAACTGATTAAGGTCAAGTTTACCCGGAACTTTAATAGTACCTACGCCAGCGACACCTGGGGTAAAAACGTAGCTTCTAATCTGACTTTTGGCCATTTATGACTTCTCCAAATATTATTAATGTTATTTAGCTTAAATTATTGTTGCTAGTGCTGATTTGTAATTTAAAAGTTTTTGATGTCAATTGCATCAATTGCTTCGCGTGTTGTACACGCCAATACTTCAGCTTCTAACGCATTATTTGCATCTCGTATTGCTTGCCTAGCTTGTAACACTTCAAGTACTCGAGAAGTTGTATTTTCAAGCTGATCTTGTTCTTTGGCTCTTTCTAGTTGCCAGTCCAGGGCCATTATCTTTTCAGCAGCCTTAGCCTTGATCTGCGGAATTCTGGATTCTTTATATTTTTGCAAAGAATCCGCTTCTTTAGCTGAGTTGTATTCTGTAACTTGTTGATCCAATGTTTTGCCTGGCATTGTGTGTACAACTACGCCGTCAATCAACTTCAAGGTGGCCAACAATTCTGTTGCTGGATTGTATGGATATGCATAGCTGGTGGTGTGTGCGTCTGACTCAGCATCGAAAAAATTAGTTGCTTCGTTAGTCAGCGGGTCGAATGTGAGATATTTCATAATTGTCCTGTTTTATAAATCATTGAATGGTTTTGTGTCGTACATTAACGGCACAATACACGGATAGTCTGTACTGTTGTAGTTACTGCCAATAATTTCAGTGGCTTGAGTTCGTACCATATTGGCCCTAGCAGAATCAGCAGTGGTGTTCATCAACCAATCACTGGCAATGTGCTGGAAATACAGGCCTGCTCCGCCGTTTGCATTTGCACCGTTTTGACACATGAAATCGCTTTTGCCAATTGGTGTAAACTGATAGCCACGACTATTGGGATGTTCAAAATCATAAATTGTTTTGCCATCACTTACTCGGATCAATGCACAGTAAATTCCAGCTTGGTAGTAGTAACTTGCACAGTACGCCATGACATATCTGCCGTCTGAACTGACTACAAATCTAATACCATAATTCACACCTTGGTCAATGCCATAGCTGGTGGTATTACTTTGACTTACAATTGCACCTTCTGCTAAGCCAGTTGTTCCCCATCGGTGTACCCAAAATCCATAACTAGGTATCATGTTAACAAAAACAATTTTTCCATTGTCGCACATCACAGGAATGCCCCGGTAGTTGTCTTCGGTTCCGTTATTAGTTGGGACTCCAGTACTTGCCGCATACGCAGTACTGTAGTTTGCCGCAGTGTTAAAATATGTGTACAGATTGCTGGAAGTGGCTTGTGTAAAGGCTGCTAATTGCTCAGTGGTTCCAAAAAATTCTCTATTCGAGTACTGACTTAATCTTGGTACATTGTTGTAAACCACAGGTTTGTGAACATAACTACCGTTGCTTTCTATAATGCACAGCTGATTTGTTTTGGCATTGTAGCTGACGCGACCGTATCTAGTATTACTATATCCTGCATTTTTAGTAGTAACTGTGACATAGCCTTTGCCTAAACTAAATCTCTGAAAGCCGTACCAAGTTGCACTTCTTGGCCCAACAGAAATTTCAGCACTGTTATTAAAAATAGCATACACTTGATCTGATTCGTTGACCACTGTGCCTACATCTCTAAAGGCTTGGCCACGTCGAGTCAATTCAGTACTTTCTCTAATAAGATCGCCGGCAAACCCTGAGCCCATGGCATGGCTCAGATTGCCTAAAAATCCTGCACTTGGTGCACCTTGACTGTAACAATCCGATGTGCCGCCCGGTTGACTACTGGTTAGCGCATATCTACTTCCATAGTATTCTTCACTACTAGGTGCTCCTGTGCTACTCATGGTTGCACCACCACCACCACGATTACTATTATTCAACATGAATCTACCTACGCAATTATAGTTATGATCATATATGGAGTAGCCGCCATTTGCACTTTGATTTGACCACACTGCAAACGCTGCCTGCAAGTATGCATTGCTTGGTGTGTAATTTGTTAAAGTATTGCCTAATAAGGTTGGCATTTTATCGATTCCTTGGATTCATATTATGCATTAATATTGAACAATGCAGTATCATATTGTACAGATGCAAACGCTGGATAATCAGTTGAGTAAAAATTACTGTGCATAAATCCAGGAAGATAAGTTCTGCATATGTTTGCCTGGGCAAGATCCGCTGTTTCATTCATTATGGAATCACTCGAAATACTTTGATGGTGTATGCCAGCTCCGCTATCGGCATTGACATTTTCTAACCTCACAAAATCACTCTTGCCAATTGGGGTGTAAAAATTCGCATAACTGCCACCATTACTTTCATCCCATACAGTTTTGCCATCGCTGACTCTCACTAGGAATACTTTAGTGCCCGAACCATAATAATTGTACGGGCAATGTACCAACACATATCTGCCATCTGACGACACTTGATGTCTAATACCATATCTAAATCCCTGATCAGTTCCGTAACTAGTAGTCAAACTTCTATTAATCAATGCACCGGTATGAGTACCATCTGCATTCCACCTGCTCATCCAAACATTATTACTAGGAATCATCTGTATCCATACTATTTTATCATTGTCACACATCACAGGTATGCCTCGATAGTTATCTTCAGTGCCGTTGTTTGTGGGCTTACCAGTGGCTGCTACATATGTTGTGCTGTAATTGGCTGCGGTATTAAAAAAGTTGTACACTGGGCCAGTAGTGCCGGCGGCATATGCGGCAGACTGCTCTGCAACTCCTCTAAACAAAGACGGTGCATAATATCTAAGATTAGGCACTGCATTATACACAGTAGGTCTAGCACCGTATGAATCGTTGACTTCAATGATGCAGACTTTTTTAGTTTTTACGTTATAGCTGATACGCCCTTGAATACTATTTAAATTATAACCAGATTGTTTGGCAGTGACTGTGGTGTAATTCTGAGTATTGACGACTCGCTGATGCACGTACCAATTCATACTGCGTTGGCCAATTCTTAAATAACCGCTAGTCGACATGAAAATTGCATAGTCTTGATTGGTTTCATTTACTATAACTCCACAATCTGCAAGACCACGGGCACGTTGTTCATACCCAGATGACCCCATGATGTCTCCGCAGGCATTTGACCCTTGAGTGAAGCCTATTGACAATAAGCAGTTACCAAGATAATTATTAAACTGCGACTGTGCATACGTATCATTGTTACCAGTGGTGGTGCTGGTTCGGGTGAATGCACTGGCAGAATATGAGTCAGTCATTTCGTTTGCTGAAGTAGAAGTCATTGCACCTCCGCCGTTGACGTTGCTGTCATTCAGCATGAATCTACCAATGCAGTGAAAATTGTGATCATATATGGACCAGCCGCCTTGACTGCCGTTGTTGCTCCAGCAGGCAAATGCAGGTTGCTTGTACGCTTGACCTGGAACATTCCCACCTACAAAATTAGATAATAACGCCATTTATTTCCCTTATACCAATTTCCAACCGTAAGTTACGCCTGAATACACCAGTGCAACGCTTACGTTTTTTATGTTTAAAATTAAATCTTCTGTTAACCCCATAATCAAACTGGCGTTTCTTGCAACAGTTAAATTGTTACGGTCAAATGTTCCAGCCAAATCAGCAATGTATATGGTTGCATTAGTTGCAGGTGTTGCTGGCAATGTCAAGGTAAATGCAGATGTGGCAGTATTGGCAAAATATTTTGCACCTGCCACTGCGGTTGTTGCGGTTGTGATAGTAGACCAAGCGCCGCCGCCTGAAGCATCCACATAACCTTTTGTTGCAGCTTGTAAATCAGTAGTTGGGTTGCCAGCTAGATACACTGCGGCGCCAAAATAACTGACACCGTTGACTCCTATACCGCCAGCCACTGTAACTGCTCCAGTTGTTGCACTGCTGGATGCGGTAACATCAGTGGATATTAAAGTTGTAAATTTTCCAGAACTTGCTGTGGCACTGCCAATTGCAGGAGGACTTGCCAAGTAACTGCTAAAACCAGTGCCACTTATACTGGTGGCAGATAATGAGGTAAATGCTCCTGATAATGCCGTTGTTGCACCAATGGTGACATTGTTAATTGTGCCGGCAGTTGCTGGATTAATGGTAACTGTGCCAGTACCAAGCGGGCTCAGTGTCACTGTTTGATTGGTAGATACCGCTGATAGCTGGCCTAAAAACGTAGTAAGCTGTCCAGCTGTTCCGAGTGTTAGTGTACTGGTAGGGCTTATAGTGGCCAATCCTGTTGGACTGATTGTTACATTACCGGTTGGACTTAAAGTCACTGTGCTGGTTGTGGTCAGTGTAGTAAATCTACCAGCGGCTGCTGTTGTTACACCTATACTTACATTGTTTAATGTGCCAGTCGAAGTTGGACTTAAACTAAAAGAATTCAACGTTAAATTTAAATTTCCAGAAATGTTAACAGTTCCGTCAACAGTTAGTCCGTCCAATGTTCCTGCAATATGTGTTACACTTGGTCCTAGTGTGGTAGGAGTCAGTAACTCATCGCCGTTGTAACCTAAATACGATCCAGTAGTAAGTTCAATTTTAGTACCAGTCACAGTGATAGTATTTGTGACCAAGTTTCCTTGCACATCTACAACAAAATAAGGGCTAACGTAGCCGTGTGCTGATCTAAATAATTTAGAAACTGTAGTCATATGTTTTCCGTTAAACCATTGCCATGCCGTATGCGGCTGCTAGGGCGGCTGCATAACCAAATGTAACGGCACTGTTTACACCTGCAGGCTGGCTGGTCATTGTTAATGTTGTGAATCTTCCAGTGGATGCTGTGGTGGCACCTATTGAAACATTATTAATATCACCAGTGGTATTTGGGTTTGCAACAAATGTTCCAGTCCCCGACGGAGTTATAGATATAATTGCATTTGAGCCGCTAAATGCAACATTGCCTGATGCAGTTAATGCAGTAAATGCACCGGCAGCTGGGGTAATATTGCCAACAGTGACATTATTCATAGAACCTGTTGTTGCTGGTGCTATTGTTATAGTTCCAGTGCCAGTTGGGCTTAATGTTATTACAGCATTTGAAGAATTAAGATTTACAGTGCTAGTTGCAGTTAATGTTGTAAAAGTTCCTGCTTTAGGTGTTATAGCACCAATAATAACGTTATTCATTGCACCAGTTGTCACTGGATTAACTGCTAAACTGTTGGTCACTGTTAAATCTGCAATTGAGCTACCGGTATTAATAAACAACGTGTTTGTGGTTGCATTTGTTGTGACAGCTATTCCGTTTGTTCCCACCACATTTAATACGCTGTTGGATGCGTGAAGATTAATGGCATCTTGCCCACTGACCGCAAGTTGTGTATAACTGTTCATACTGCTGCTCCTAAAAGAATAGCCTGTAACTGGCCAAGTGTGATAAGTTGATTGCCCTGAGTGCTTTGATTTAAAACTGTTATAGTAGTAAATCTACCAGCAGCCGGTATTGATGATCCAACATTTACATTATCTATAGAACCTATATTACTAGGCCCTATATTAACTGTACCAGTACCGCCAGGGCTTATGTTAACTGTTTGATTATTGCTGTTAAAGATTCCGTTATTATTAACAGTGAACGTTGTAAAAGAACCACTATTAGAACTTACTAATCCTATAGTGGTATTATTTATAGTTCCCACGGTTGCTGGATTGACTGTAACAGTGCCGCTGCCTGTTGGTGCCAACGAAATTAGCTGATTATTACTAACAGCAGACACCGCTCCTATTGCTGTCAGTTCTGTAAATGTTCCAGACTCTGGCGTAAGTGTTCCTATGTTCACATTATTAAAATTGGATACTTCTACAGTATTTGCTGTGAATGTAGTAGTTACATTTAAATTAGCAATATTTTCTAAACTAAACGTTATTGCACTAGGAGCAGTTGTAATTGTAATAGCACCATCTGTATTTAAAATGTTTAGTTTTGTTAGAATAAAATCTGGAGCAAGCTCGGTTTGGCCAGGAACTTGTATTAACCCAATATTACCAATTGCCACGGATCCAGTTTCGTTAATTATCATGAATCCGTCTGACAGGTTAGTGTTATTCCAATTTCTGAACACACCTAATTCGCCGCCGGCATTTGAACTTTCACCGTCAATTGTTGGAATATAAGTAGGAGTTAGACGTTCAAAATATGTAACTTTAAAAGTTAACTTGACATTTACTAATGGAGTAACACCATCATCTTGATAAAATGGGCTGGCTGTTACAATTACCCTAGATGCATCTGCCACGGCACTGAAACTTACTAAATCTCTACCATTATTATTCCTGCCACTTACTGTAATTGATGCTTGTTCAGGGCGAGCTGATATTTTTACATTAATATGCTCAACATCGTTTTTTCCGTACTCTGCAACAATTTCATAAACCGCACTGGAAAACTCACCAACAAACCACGTGTCTATCACAGTGGCCGTTGGAATAGGTATTTCAGATCCTTTTACAGACCAGTTTACGCCCCTTTTAAGTCTTAGGGTATTTCTTAAGCCTCTAACAAAGTAGTCTGCAAAGTTCATATAGTCTCACTAGTACAATGTATTTATTCATAGTCAGATATATTGACTGTGCTCGCTAAAAATGCTAAATTAATATAAATTAGGAGTTTGACATGGGTCGTTATTCGGAATATTTCAAAGAAGTATGGAAGTTGCAGGCAAACCGCAAGGTTATGGGTGTGGGATTGTTCAATGTATTGGTTGACAACACACGGGTTTTTACACCCGGTGATGCAATTATGCCTGTAGAAGGTGTTGACAAAGCAATACAGATTCTGTCTCAAAAAGGATACGATTTTATCATTATTACGGGCCAACCTTCTAGCAGAACCCGTGCTTTAGAAATGCACGATTTTGAAAATATTATCACTGGAGCAAGACAGTTTATCGAACAACTAGGCGGCCGAGTTCGCAATGTTTATTATGCACCGGGTACTGATAAAAATGACCCGTATGTTAGACCAAATACGGGTATGTGGGAGCGTGCGGCATCAGAAAATAATCTCAAATGGGATGGGGTGCATTTTGTAGGAAGCGAAACAAACGATGTTAAAGCATCTACTAAAATGAAAGCTATTCCTGTTTTAATTAAAACTGCTAATAGCGAGTCTAAACTCAAAGCGTTTGAACTAACGCATCAAACTAAAGTAAAAGAATTTAGCAGTTTATTAGATTTTGCTAATTCGCTGGAATAAAAAAAGGAGCTAAATGCTCCTTTTTTATTAAAATACTCTAGAATTTAATATATCATCTGCATTTCCAGTGCATCCTTTCCAGAATGTATTAAATGCAATAGTCCTACGTGCTGTATCTAGTTGTGCAGGAAAAACTTGATGTCCAACATTTGACAATATCAGTAGCAAATGATTTTTAAGATTATCTTCGGAGCCAGCTAAATCTCTAATTGTTGCTTGTATTTGCTTTTTATACAAATAACAAGGAATCTCTTGGGAACTAGTATTCATAGCAAAATTTAAATTATCAGGATTATCGTCTAAGTATAATACACCACTGACAACGCTAAATGGGTGTGCGTGGTCTTGATGGCTACCGCCTTGCGTGGATCTATTAGCCCACGAGTTAGTAATTTCTATTTTTTCAAATAGATTAACATTGTATGCATTTCTTAAATAGTCCTCGCATTCCTTCTCTAATGCTTCCTTAATTTCTTTAAATTCAGGTCTATTAAATAAATCTCGATTGATACTTATTTCATTATGTAGATTTTTTGTAAATTCAAGTTTGTCAAACTCTGATCTGATGAGATCAAAATCAATCTCATCAGACAAGTCTTTAATTAAAATTAAATTAGTTGACAAATTAAAAAAACTATTCATCAAACTTCCTGCAATTCATTCTTCGTTAACAATTTTCCAATTTCAGGCAACCATAAGTATTTCATGCTAGAGCGATTCAAAGTGTCTAATGCTTCGCTTATTTTTTCAACTAGCGGATCTCCTGCCAAGTTAAAACTAGTATTGAACAAAATAGGTACACCTTTAATTTTATTAAACTCGCTGATCAAGTTATAATAGTGAGGATTCTGCTCTTGTGTAACTGTTTGCACACGACAAGTACCGTCTACGTGTGTAATTGCTGGAATCTTATCACGTTTGTCTGCTAGTACGTCAACAGCATACATCATACTAGGACTTTCTTTCCTACCTGCAAGGTCAAACCAGTCTAATGCGTGTTCTGCTAAACATGATCCAGCAAATGGACGGAACCATTCTCTGTTTTTAACTAGATTAACAATGTCTTTACCGTCAGGCACAGTTGGGTCAAATAAAATACTTCTGTTACCCAGTGCTCGTGGGCCTGCTTCGCTACGTCCTTGGAACAATGTAACAATATTACCGTCTGCAATAAGTTTAGCTACATCACTAGCAGTAGTACCTTCAACGGTAAATCCGTCAAAGTTTGCGGCTGCATATTCTCCGGATCTATCTGGACCAATGTACAACGATGTCAATGGTGTTGGCTCGTTGTTACCTGTAATTTTCCTATAAACATACTGGCATGCACCCATAACTGTGCCGCCATCGTGACTAACTGGTTCGTGATAAAATTCAACATCTGGGAATTCTTTCAAAAATTCGTAGTTTGCAACGCAGTTTAAAACATAACCGCCGGCCATTACAATTTTCTTTTTACCTGTAATTTCGATAGTCTGTTTGATCAACGCAATTACCCGCTCTTCTGTAGATTTTTGTACAGCATAAGCTAGATCTTTTTGAAGATCGTTAATTGCAGATTCATCCTTATGCCACGATGCATCACTTTCGTGCTCTTTTAACTCGGGATTTAAATCGCATCGAATTACATTGCCTGCTGGAAACTTAGGTTTAATCAAGTTACGATTGTTAAATTTACCTTCATGAATTTTAATACTATCATTTGGTTTACCGTAAGGTGCAATGCCCATAGTTTTGCCAGCTTCAATAGCATGGAATCCTAAGTATTGTGTTACAGCTTCGTAACTCTTTGTAATACCATGGCCGTCAGACATTTCAATATATGTATCGTTGTCGGTTAGGCTGAAACTATCTACTAAATTAGTGCCGTAATGCACTAGATGTTTGGTAATTTCTGCTGGGTATGACAAACTCCAGATAGATTCTACTTCCCACGATTCATGTTTTAAACCTTCCATATCAGGCAAGTCTAAACCGCTGCCGGCGCCGTCGATAACAATAGCTGCGGCATCGTCGAATCCTGAATTATAAAATGCACAAACTGCATGAGTCATGTGATGATCATCACCTAACTTAATAGTTTCCATCTTATGCCCAGGTTGTTTCTTTCTTACATAACAGGTATATGCATCTTCGGCTGTCCAAGGAACTTGTCCAAACGCATTTCTAGTCCCGCATAAAATTAAGAAATCAATATGATCAGTATATTTGAATGCTTCTTCCATGCCTAAGAAAGGATTGCCATCGTACTTCATTCTGCTTAATCGATCTTCTTCGATATAGTATACTAGTTTGTTATCTTCGTACAGCGCACAAGCACCGTTGTGCCCTACATTAATAGCCATTAACCACATGCTTAGGTATCCTTATTTTGTTGTTTTCTTAATATGTTCTTTGATGCCTGCAATGATAGTTTTTAATTCTTCTTTGCTAAAATCCATCAATGTATCGTTTAATCTATCCGCTTCTTCGCTTGCAAATCCAGCAATCCTGATAGGACTATAAACTTTCTTTGCACCTTTCTTTTCAACAATATTGAAATGCTCTGGGAATGAAACATTAATGCCAAAAGTGCTTCCTAAGATTACAGTGCCAGGTTTATCAAAAGTATATGCAAGATGCTGTCCTACACTATCGCAACCAATAAAATAGTCGGAGCTTTCAATGATTGCAGCCCATACCCGCAATGGAACTTGTTCTTGAGGTTGGAACAAAGGCAAGTTTACTACGTCTAGTTTATGTTCACCCATGTAAATCATGTTATAGTCTTTAGATAGTTCTGCTACAAGTTCCATAAACGTTGCTTGTTCAATACTACGACTGCTTCCGTCATATACAATACCTGGACCCATTTGACTGCTACGGCCAAACGGCTGAATCACAATTGTTTTTTCTTTCTGATGCTGTTGTTTTACTTGAGTCATTAATCCAACAGCTGCCATTTCTTCGTGTTTGTTTAAGTTTAGGGTGGGCTTTTGATTTTTATCAGTACGCTCGCCTAAAATATCCCACCAAAAGCTCTGCTGTAAGCTACTTCTCTGGTTGTAGTATTCATGATCTCTATAAGGTTCTGCACTAACACAGATATTGTCCTTAATAAGATCTTCAAATAACCCCTTGTGGTTAACGTCCCAGGCTTTGGCCTGTAATGTCGGATGTCCCATGAACATCTCTAGTCCGCCTTCGCAAACAATTCCTGCAAGTTCACCTCTGCTATCTAATTCTTCTAGAGCGGGTATACTTGCTATAACACGGCCTGCGCCACCATTAATAAAGACAACTTTTTTCATATGATTCCTATAGTCTGGATATTTATACTAGCATATAATACTATACAAGGTTTTCTGATATATAGTCAAGCAAAATTTTGCCGTATTCTTCGTGAACTATTGCATCAAAGTGGCCGGCCATTCGGCGACGGTCAATATGATTAACACTTCCCCAATTGTAAACTGCTTCTGAATTCAATTTGTAAAAATTTACACAGCTTGTATCGATAATTTTATAGTCAACTTTATCAACTGTGTTTACGAATATATGCTTGTAACCTTTTGATTTTAAAAATTCATGTAACGCAATTATTCTAGCTTCCTGTTGGGGACGTTGCAGTTCGTCTGTCCACAAATAATCTACACAAAATGGTACAACATCTTCAACTACACTATGAAGTTTACCCTTGGTCTGGACAACGGTTCCACAAGTTGGGTTGACAAACATTGTACCAAAATCTTTAAATTCTATAGGTGCATGTTCGCTTAAAAAAATATTGTTAAGATTAAGATTAAAATTTGGTATTTTGCTAAACCAAGCAGTACCATCAACTTCTGTTCTATGCAAACTAGACCAACCAATTATAACAAATACATCTTCAGGGTTAGTGCCAGTTTTTTCTAACTCAAGTAGATCAAAGATAGTATTTCTAAAAATAAAATCGTTGGTTGCACCGTTATAAGAATTGTTTATATAAGTTTCGCAATTTAATCCGGATGCAATAACTTTTGGAAATGCATATTCTTTATTATGTTCTTCTCGGTTGTAATCTTCTATAATCTCCATTCCAAAGATAAATGAATCGCCGTTTGCATATAGTGTTTTCATGAATTATGTACTGTACGGATACCCAATGTTTGTTTGTTGTTTAGCAACCCATTCAAATTGTTGCTCCATGTGGCCAGACATAGTTTGTAAGCGAACAACCAAAAGTAAAAAGTCTTGCCATTATCTGTTATTGAAAGTATATCCTAGACTATATATATGCAAACAAAAACTGTTTCGTGCCTAAACTGGAGATTTATCATGTTGAAAAAAATTGTTAATGCATTTAGCGTACCTATATTAGAAACTCAATTTGATAATGTTGATGCGTTGAACGTTTCTCTTTATGAAAATATAACTGCTATGTTTTCTGATATGGACGACAAGCGACTTTTGAGTTATGAATGGAACAACTTTGTACTAACAGATAATCCAAAACCAGCAACAGGATATAGTTCGTTTAATCATGCAAGTCTAGTAGATAATCCTAATTTTAAAGAGTTCTTTGATATAATTACTCCGTTAATCACTGATTTTTTCAAACAACTAAATTTTCCCGAAGCTTCCCCGTTTATCAATAAGTGGAGTTTTGAAAATTCATGGGCAAGTGTATATCCGGAAGGTGCATGGGTTCCTAGTCATAATCACGGTAGCAGTCACTGGAGTGGTGTCTACTATGTAAAAGCAGATCCTGCATGTGGTGATTTAATATTCTCGGATCCTAAAGAATATTCGTTAAGCAACGAACCTGCAAACACTAAATGGCGTGGCAATAATCGCCATATAATGGGAGCAATTCCGGGCAAGATGTATGTTTTTCCTGGGTATGTCAAACATGAATCACATCCTAATATGTCCGGCGAAGATCGAGTTATTATCAGTTTCAATATTAAAGCATGATATACGATCCTAATTTTCCAGAAATACTACAAACAACATTTGCAATAACTGCTGAGACTAGGCAACGGATGATCGATACTGTCTTGTCACAAAAAGATATTGGAAATTATTACGGTGGCTACACGTTTCGAGTTGTAGATACAGAACAAGGCGATTTTAAAAAACTGTATAACTATACTATCGAATGCACTGAAAAAATATTTGGAAAGTTAATGCTTGCTCCTAAGAACAGATCTTGGTGTTGGGCAAATGTTTATAACAAAGATAGTTTTAGAACAAACATGCACGAACATAAAGGAACGTGTTCTATCAACGCAATTTATTATCTAAAAATACCCGATGACATTGCTAATAATGAAGGCGGATTGTCACTGGTAAAAGATGAAAAACTGTACGGTACATTTCAGCCGGACGAAGGCGATCTTGTCATAATGCCAAGCTATGTTCCGCACGAGCCGCAGTATCACTCGTCGACTGATTATAGAATAGCAATTAATATGGAGATTGCAACATCTAATCACAGTTCAAAATACTACACTAAGGAAAACATTTATGCCAACGCCACCATTCTATAACCCATCTGTGTACGAACAAATTCGAGTATTATCTAAGCACTTGTTAGAAGAAGATGTATGTGATAAACTGATTAAAAACTACGATACTGATTTAGAATTAAAAAATCAAGATGGCGACAATAATGTATCTTATAGATCTGTTAAAATAAAAGATATTGATATTAACGAAATCCCGGGATTACGGGATCAAGTATTATCTGCTAATTTTGAATATTATAGACTCAACGTCAATGCACTTAAATCTGATTGTTTTTTTGCAAAATATGAAACGGGTATGCATTACCAAGAACTGCATATGGATTGTGTGCCTGGTGATCATCAGCGTAAAATAACTTTTACATTAATGCTGAACGACGATTTTGAAGGCGGCCAATTTGAATTGTTAGGCAATACCTATATAGAAAAGGAAAGGGGAAAACTTTTGGTTCTCCCCTCTTTTCTTCCCCATCGAATCACACAAGTTACATCAGGTGTAAGATATGCAATCTTTGGGTGGTTTTACGGCCCTAACTTTATTTAAACTGTAGGAATTTCTACAGGTACTAAAGATAGTGGTTTTGCCTGAATCTCCACTGGATCTTTATGCTCGCTAGTTACAGTTCCGCCTGGACCAGTTACTGTTAGAACTACACTAATTACGACTTTTGTTGCTTGTTTTACAAATTCAATTTCGACAAACTCTTCTTGGCCGTATTCTTCTCCGTTGATAACCCAACTGTAAGTATCCCAAATACCGTTAGGAGTTGCATGGAATCCCAGTTTGACAGTGTTGCCGTTGTCTTTAACAACGTAGTTAGACCAGTCAGCGAACGGCGGCCCTGGCGGCGGTGTTGGGTTTTCAGCAATGTGCTCTTCTAACCACTGTCCGCCACTGATCCATTCGTCGTTCTTAAATTTCCAACCTACATTAACATGGTCAGGAACTTGTTCCCAATACCCAGGCAGATCGTTTTTTGCGATCTGATCTGGATGCCACAGTCCCGAAGGATCTTCGTCATGCGTTTGCATGATTTCATTGTTTACTATTTTTGCCCAAATCATTTATTTCTCCTGAATTATTAAGCATCTTTCCAATAGATAATAGCCATACCAGTACCAGCATTGCTAATTCTCCAATCTAACTCACATGCAGGGTATGCTAAAGCAGTAACTCCGTCGCCGTTGCAAGTGTTAAACGTACTATTACCATAACAAACGCATAAGATATAGTTTCTAAATACGCCGCCACCACCGCCTTTACCTGCTTTTGACATCATGGTACAGATTCCTACTCCGCCTGATCCGCCCAATGTTCCTGCACAACTAATAATGTTAGGAAACAACGATTGTGCAAATCTATCTGAGCAACATACCTTACCTGTCAATCCTAGGCAACATACGAATGGCCAATTTACATATAGTGAATTATTATTGTAATGGAACTGTGTAGCACAGCAAACAAATACTACGCCGCCTGTTCCTGCGCCTTCACCTGCATTTGCTGGACGAGTTGTTTGATCTTCTCGTGTTGCCCACAGAATTGACCCGCACCAGTAGTCATTATCCCTGTGATGGCTTCTACCAGCAGAGCCGGATCCGCACATACTGTGAATGTCGTGCCAGCTGTGAACTATTGGATCTTTACTCGGTGGTGTGTACATAGTACACGACGCATAATTACCGCAATAGAAGCCGATACAATCCCAATCAATACATCCGCCAACACCTGAGTGGTTATCATAGCCACCCCAACCGCCGTGGCCTTCGATCCAGAATCCGCAGGTACAATTGGTATTGTACATATTTTGGCATTCACAACAAGTGCAAATTTGCCATTTTGTTCCGCCGCCGCCGCCCGCGCTGTTTGGAAAACAGGCATTACGCTGATGCGGCCCGCCTTGCCCGCCTTGGTTTGCTGAGCCGCACATACAACTGCAAGGGCCGCTACGTACATCTTGTCTAAAGGTATAACCTACGCCGCCGCCGCCGCCGGCAGTTGCTCCGTGGCCGCCTGATGCGCCGTATATATCAACTGAATTTTGTGCGCCTTGTCCGTTGCCGCCACATAAATGTCCCCACCATCCAGCACTTGCACCGCCGGGATAACGTGCATTACAACATTGATCAGAACCGTGGCCTGGAGTTTGGCCAATGCCAACGCCGGCAACAACAATACAATACCCGCAGCAAGTTGTTAAAGAAAAACAAATACATGTTCCGCAATAATGGCTGAGAGAACCACCGCAATAGTTACAACCTTTGCCGCCTGTGCCGCCAATACTATTCCAATCTCCACCAGATGCTGCGCCTGGTGTACAACCGGCTGCTCCGCCGCCGGTTACTGTTCTTGCTACAGCACTTGAGTTAGTGTAACTTATTGTTGTATCTTGTTCTTGGCGACCAACAACAACCGAAACAACACAGCCTGGGGACACAGTGTCGTAGCGTTCAGCATATCCGCCGCCGCCGCCTGCATACCCGCAACAAGTTTCTGTACATTTTGGTTTGCCGCCGCCGCCTACTGAAACTACTCGTAAACAAGTAATTCCGGAAGGAACAGTAAATGAATAGTTACCAGGAGTGTCTAAAATAACTCTATTTTGCCAACAATCGTTGGAACTATAAGAATATTTTTGAGTATTTGACTGATAACAAGTAGTAGATACTGCAAGCTGACAACTGTTAGCTTGAGAAGTACCAGTGCTTACATAACGTCCCATTATTATGCTTCCCTATAATATATAATTGCCATTCCTGTACCTGCATTACTGACCATTTGATCTAGTAAGCAAGGAGGAAATGCTAGTGGTGTAGCTGCTGTACCGTTACAGCAATCAAATGCACCGCCCCAACATACACAAAGGAATTGACATTTTGCTTGGCCGCCGCCACCGCCTTTGCCGGCTTTGGATGAATATCCGCACCACGACACACCGCCAGAACCGCCTAATGTTCCTGCGCAAGTAATAAAGAATGGAAATAATGCATCCTGCATTAACCATGCCTGATCACACCAGCCGCAAACGCCTAACTGGCAAATTTTACACCAGTTAACGTTTGGACTTCCGCTTGTTCCGCTGTTTGCTCCAGCTGTTGTACCAATCATGTTACCCATCATTAAAGGATTACAGCAAGTAGTAGCAATGCCGCCAGTTCCTGCACCTTCACCTGAGTTTCGTGGACGAACTCCGATGAAAAATCCTCTGCAACCGTTAGTGTTTGCTCTACTTGCAACTGTGCCTGGTGCACCAGATCCGGCCATATCGTGTATATCCCACCATTCTTGTCTTTGAGGGCCTTCTTCGCTACAAGCGTAGCAATGCGTAGTATAGCAGTAAGCAGAACCAAAAGGATACGAACAATATGCTCCATAACCCCACTCAACGTGCCATGCTTGTGATTCTTTAGGGTTTGCGCCACCACGGCCTCCGTCACCACCTTTCCATACACCAGACATGCAGTCTTGACTCGCCCAACTTCTGCATTGTGTTTGTCCTAAACTTGTGCCACCGCCGCCCTGGGCGCTCGGTGGGCAATTTGTACACCAAGTCAAATAAGGAGGAATATACTGACACCCCTGCATACAAATACAGTTACAGCAGTTATAATGCCAAGTACAGCCTTGTGCGATCCAGTCGCCAATACCTGCTCCACCACCAACAACTGCTCCGTGACTTGTGCCGCCGTAGCCGCAAGTACACCAAGATGCGCCGCCACAAGTTGCTAACCAAGAACCTGCGCTTGCACCGCCAACAATATTTGCACTACAGCAACCGTTACCGTCATGTCCACCTTCAGTATATTGGTAAACTACACAGTATCCACAACAAGTTGTAACACTAAAACATTTACAACTTCCGCAATAGTGACTGTAAGAACTTCCGCAATTGTTACAAGAATATCCTGACAAGCCGCCGCAACTATTCCAATCTCCACCTGTAGCAACGCCAGAAACACAGCCAGATGCTCCGCCTGCTGTGTGAGAAGCAACACCATTACAACTTACTGTTGTATCTTGCTCTTGACGGCCTACTTGGATACAGAAATATGTGGAGCCGCCTGTTACTGCGTGATTTTTCTCGCTGTATGCTCCGCCTGAGCCAGCAGCACTTGCGCACGTTGAACCGCTTGCATCAGGCACACTGCCGCATTTTGGTTTGCCGCCGCCGCCAACAAGAACTGTTCTGGCACAAACTATGCCAGCTGGCACTGTCCAGCAATATGCTCCGGGTTTATCTAAAACTAACTTGTACTGCCAACATTGCTTGCCGTCGTAACATGCTTTTCCGCCGTAACGTAAGGTTGTGCCATATGCTTGACTTTGTGCAATGCTACCACCCAAACTTGCGGCTGTCATTTTAAATGCAGCTTGCTTTTCAGAAGTAATACAAGTAGTTAATACTGGTACAAAACGTCCCATATTATCTATTTCCTATTAAGTTGTGCTTGTTTCAATACCGTATGCTACAGCATTAACACTGGTTGTGCTTGAATAAACAACTAATACTTTTCCAGCATCTAGTACTAAACCTGTACGCTCTAGTACAGCGTTTGCTGGAATAGTTGTACCAAATTCTAACCACTCTGCACCACCCGGTGTTGCACTACTAGCAAGAGCTAGTCTAACTGTAACACCTGACGCATTCCTATTACAAATTGTTATGTTTACAATAGCAAATGTACCTGTAGGGCAAGTATACAAAGTGGTATTCGTTGCTGCTGACAGATCTGCTGTGCCTAATCTTCCTGTTGCCATAATTTAATTCTCCAATTATCTTAGTAAGAAGTAGTTTAATGCTAAGGGACTACCGTCTATACCCTGTGTAAAGTTAGCTTTATTCTTTATATTTATCTGAGTTCCTGCCGTGTTACGAATCTGAGATCCTGTAATTTCGATAGTTCCTGCTACCAGCGTATTTACGTTAACTGTGCTGTTGCCGCCGCCAATTTGGCTAGCAACATATGCCCTGATAGCTTTCTGCGTTGGCACAATCGTATCACTGTTTGCACTGAATGTTGCATCAGTACTGAACTGACTAATACTTGTGTTTGAACTGCCCAATGTAACACTACCTAATTGTAATGTTTGTAGGCCGCTCAAGTTAAACGCATTGGCATTCAATGTGGCAATACCTGTTGATTGCTGAACAGTGAACAAGTCGCCCACGTTAAAGTTACCGTCTTGGTCAGTACTTGTGTAGAACACACGCCCGCCGCCCGCTTCGACAGTTTCATTTGCTATGTCGGCTGCTTGAAGTGGTGTGTTTGGATAATTGGTTGTGGCAATTGGGCCGGTACCAATACTCAAGAAGTCGTGTCCAGTTAGTCGAGTTTGACTGTATAATATACGCATTGTGATTGCTACACCATGTACTGGTGCAAGTGCAATGGTCATAACAGGACTAATTTGTAATGTAGCACTGTAGTTACCCGGTGTTCCTGTTTGACTACTAACTGTTACCAACTTGTAGTACGAACTATTGCCTGCAAATTGTATGTTACTACCCAATGTAGGAATAGCAGTCATACCACTTACATTCATGTACTGATTATTTTGGAAAATGTCAGCATAGCCGCTACCACTGATTGTGGTAGTGGAACTGGTATAGCCAGTGCCGCGATTGGTAAATGTTGGGTTGCCCAAAACGCCTATACCAGTTCTCACTGTGTACGTGGCCGTTGACGTGGCATTTGGGTCGCCAAGTGTGATTGTTGGAGGAGTAGTGTATCCAGAACCTGGTTCGTAGATTCTAAAACTACTGATCTGTCCGCTGGTAACAACTGCACGGGCTTCTGCTCGTGTAAAGTTAGGAATACTCAATGCACTTGTACTGCTACTTGCAATAACTGCCCATGTAGGAGCCGCACTGGTAATAGTAGTGCTGCCTGTTGAAACAGCATGACTAGTGTCAACTGTCCAAGTACTGCTTGAACCAAACTGTGTTCCAGTCAAGTTAGCAGTGATTGTTGTGCCAGCAATTACACCAACGCCATTCAACACTGCACCAGTAATAATGCCGCTGCCAGTTGGAGTACTTGTAACAGTTAATGTTGTTCCAGTGATACTACCAGTAAAGCTAGTGCTGGTATTACCAAATGTCAAAGCATTCCAAGATGCATTGCTCAGTGTGCGTGGAGTCCAGTTAATGCCATCCGGACTTGTTGCACCTGCACCTGCACCTGTTACACTGGTCCAGTTGCCGCCTACATTACTTGAAATAGTAGTAATTGGTGTTAACGTTGCACTTGTACTAACTTGTATCTGACTATTAGTCTGATTAATTGAGACAACGTAATATGTTGTGGCTGATGTTAAACCGCCAAATGCAGCACCTGCTGTGATTGCCTGTGTACCAGTAGCAGTTGTAACTGCCAAATTAGTTCCGCCAAAGCTAGCACTTACTGCTACAGTTGTTGCACTTGGAACTGCTGTGACAAAGTATGTTGTACTATTTGACAAGCCACCAAATGCTCCCGATACATCAGTTACAAAGCTCTCGCCCACTGCCATGCCAGTAGAAGAATCAACGGTAATCAAATTATTAGTACCGGTTATCAAACCTGGAGTTGTAACAGTTTGACTTGCGTTCAAAGAATAACTAGATCCAGAAATTGCAATACTACCAGTTGCACCAATGGCAGAACTCACTGTGTATGTGCCTGCACCTCCAGAGCCTGAGCCAAGAGCAGTAATATATCCAGTCAAATTATCTAATTTGATAGCATTGTTTTGATAAGAAACATATCCCAATGTGTATGTTAGGCCAGTTGGAGTACCAATAGTAGTTACCACACCAGTTGTTACGTTAGGATTAACATTGCTGGTTGTGCTCAGTGTGAATGTTGTACGACCATTTGTAGCAATCACATAATAAGTAGTTGGATTGGCATAGCTGGTAATAGAGCCAGTGCCGCCCAGTGTGCCACTAATTGTTATAGTCATACCAACCGCAAGAGTTGTTGCATCACAATTAAACTGTCCGCCAGTTCCAATAATATTAACATTGGCCAATACGGGCTGTGTTAATGTATAATGTTGACCTGCAAATAGTGTGCCTCCGCCCACGGTTGCTGTGGGTGCTGGACTTATGAAATAAGTTCCTGATCCACCAGTGCCTGTGCCGTTAGCAGTAACAAATGATCCTGCACTTACTACGGTTCCGCCAGCACCAGTTGCACTTGTGGCACTGTCAAATGTACAGATACTTGCTGAACAAGCTGTTACTTTGAATGTGCCGTTAAAGTTGCTGTTGGCATTGCCTGTGATTGTGATTGCTTGTCCTGTGGCAAATGGAGCACTTGCTTGTACACTGCTGAATGTAACTGTAGCACTTAATCCGTTACCGTTAACATTATTGATTGCCAAACTTTGTGCAACGAAACCGTTTGTCCAGCTGATAACTGTACCCGGAACAACAGTGCCAGAACCCACACCCGATACGTTTAGTGTAATAGGAGTTGCTGTGATTGTGGTACTTGTAACTGTCTGACTCAAGTTAACTAACCATGTGCTTGGATTACTGGTTGCAGTACCGCTCAAACCTGCAGAAACATAAGTTCCTCCAGTAACGCCTGTGCCGCTTATCACATATCCCACAACAATGCCTGTTCCTGATGGAGCACTGGTCACAGACATAATGCCGCCTAGGCCTACATCCGTTGCACTTACTGGTGCAATGCTGGCAGTAAATGTCACTGCTGTACCGGCTGTGATGCCGCCAAAGAATGAACTTGGTGCTGAAGCAGCAATAGTATAACTGGCTCCTGTGATATTAGGACCACTCACATATGCACCAGCCGCTGGAGTTCCAACACTAGTACCTTGCAAACTTAATACGCCGTTCTTAACTTCTGCAAAGTTGTTAGTAACAACTGGCCCGCTGATAGCCTGTCCAACTGCCACTGTACCTGTTATAGTACCACCAACAGTTAATGTTACACCGCTTACGCTGGAACTTGTACTTGTAAAACTGTTACTTCCAGTAATATACAATGGCTTGCTGAATACTGTTCCGCCAGATACATATGCAGTAGTTGTTGTGCCTGCAAATGTCACGCTGGTAGCAGTTGGTTGTCCAGTAACAGTGTAACTGCCATTGTAAGCAATAGGGGCTACACCTTGTAAATCAATAGTTTGACCTGATACAAACGGTACTGGTTTAACATAAGTGTATGTTAAGCCAGTTGGAGTTCCTGTAGTTGTAACAACACCAACTGTTGGTACTACGTAAACGCTAGTTGCCGCTGTGCCTGCGGTAAATGTCAATGCTGTTCCACCTGGAACAGAACTGATTGTGATACTGGTACTTGCTACGACACTCAACACATAGTAAGGAGTATTAGCAACCAAACCAATTGTTGCCAAGTTTGCACCTGTAAAGTAAATTGGGATTCCAGCTTGTATATTTGTTGTACTAGCCATTGCCAATGCGGATGTGCCGTTGCCGGTAAATGTTTGGCCTGCTGCGGCTGTTCCGCCTGACAACTGGAATCCTGTACTGTTATTGTTAGTCTTGTTAATAAAATAAGTTGTTGGATTTGCATAACCAGTAATAGAGCCAGTGCCGCCCAATGTACCACTAACAGTTACTAGCTGTCCAACTTGCAATGCAGATGCTGTTGCTGTGCAAGTAAATTGCCCGGCTGTTCCTGCAATAACAACTCCAGTTAATGCTTCTGTTTGTTGAGCATAAGTGACTGTTACTGTTGATCCAGAACCAGTGACACCTGTTACTGCAATGTTTTGTGCAGTTTGTACATTATTACCAGTAACAACCATACCTGTAGCAACAGTTCCTTGATTTGCTGACCCAGGTGTTAACACATTGCCAGCACCAGTAATACCTATTGTGCCAGAACTGTTTAAAGATGCAACTGCTCTTGTAGTAGCTGTTGCGTTAGTAGTTTGACTAGCGACTGTTGGTGTCCACGCTTGCCCTGTTGCCATACCAGCTGTACTGCTTAAAGTAATTTGATTACTACCAGTGTAGGCTGCTGTAACTGTGGGTGTCAAATAAGCTGCTGTAGCAAGGAACGATCCTTGACCGTAGGCAACATTTTTCCAAGCATAACTGAATGGTAAAACTGTATTAGGAGTTGTCCAAGTAATACCATCTGTTGAGTATGCTGTTGCTGTGCCGCCCTGGGCAACTGCAACAAATCGGCCATTGCCCCATGCAATACTTGTCCAGTATGCTGTTTGTGGTAATGCTCCAGCTGTCCAAGCTGCTCCGTCTACTGAATATGCAGTGGCTTGGCTTAACACAGTGCCGCCTGTAATAGCAACAAATCGTTCTGGGCCAGTGCCATATGCAACAGCTATGTAGTTAGCGTTGGCAACTGAGCCACCGTTGTTCCAAGATGTGCCGTTAGCACTGTAAGCTGTTACTGTTCCGTTGCCAACTGCAACAAACCGGCTATTACCATAAGCAACGCTGGTCCATGTTCCAGATTGTAATCCAGTCATTGCTGTCCAGCTTGTGCCATTGGTGCTAGAATATGCAACTGTAGTTGCTGCTGTTCCTGCAACTGTTACAAAATAAGTTGTGGCACTTATTGCACCACTTGCAACTCCAACATATGCACTAGCAGAACTCAAGCCAGTCATTGCACTCCAGTTTGCACCGTCTACGCTGTATGCACTGTTGCCATCACTGGAAGAAACTGCCACAAAACGGCCGCTTGCATAAGTGGTAGAACTCCAATTTGTTGCAGTTCCTGGCATTGTGCGACTGGTAGTGGCAAAACTTGGAGCAGTAAATGTTACCCTTGGTTCAATGCTGTATGTTGTTGTGCTGTCCATTGTTGCACTAATTGCTGTTCCAACAACCACATGATCCCAACCTGCTGCATTTACAATCATTGTACTGGCAGTTACATCGGTCAAACCAGTGCTGATTGCAGCACCGCCGCTTGTTGCACTGACTGCAAACTGTGTTGCACTAGTGATGGCCTGTACATAGTAAACAGTGGCCACAGCAAAGCCGCCGATTGCAGTGCCTGTAAAGACGATTGGTTGATTAACATACAATGTTAAAGTGCTAGCAACTGTGACCAATGCACCAGTTGCTGTAACTGCACTGGCTGTCAATGCTGTGAAACTTTCTTTAGCAATGTATGCTTGCTTGCCTCCAGCGTTATAAAATGCAATATAACCAAATTGACCAACACCTAGGCCGCTTGTGATTAGTAAACGCATGCCAAGATAGGATGCACTAACCGCAGTATCTGATCCAGCAATAATAATAGTTGTAGTTGTACCGCTTTGTGCCGTGTTTGTTGCTGATACAAATCCTGCACCAGTAGTTAACATTCTGTTTTCAAATACAGCATTATCACGAACTTCATCACCTACTGCTGTGGCATTGATGCCGTTTGCACTGTTAAAGGTAAAAGTTGTTCCTGAATTAGGATATGCATTACCAGCATTACTATATTCTAATCTATAGATACTTGCACCGCTGGTGAATGTATTTCCAACCACTGCTTGAACAGCACGGTTATTAACAGTAGCAGTGATAGGAGTTTCTGAACTGTTAACTCCTTCAGATACGCTGCCAAATTTACCGTAAGAGTTGTTGCCGTTGGTGGCACGAATCTTGCCACCGTGTTCTGCAAGATAACCAATGTGTGCGTAGTATGTAAACACCGAAACTAATTCAGCACGGCCTTGGTTAGTAATCCAAGCACCGATACCATTGTCAATAACTTGTGTAAAGTCGTTGGCAACAATAGATTGATTTCCGCCGTTGTGTAATGCACCATCTACTTTTAGTCCAATTGCACAAGATCCAAATGTAGTGACGTTTTGAATATACGGACTACGGCGTGAAATCCATACGCTAGCATCATCTGGGCCTGCACCTGGATCTAAACTTGCATATGCACCTGCTGTGGGACGCTGTGTTCCATAACTGTTTGCTGCACCTAGTGTGCCGCTTAATCCTTGCAATGTACAATTACGCAGGCCAGAGCCGTTTCTCATGTAGAACATATTGCTGGTTGTGTATCCGCTGGAGGGTTGAATTACAGTTGATCGCAATTCGTCGCCAATAATTGCACAGTTTTCAGGAATACTAATAGGCAGTACTTCGGAATAAACACCAGACTTAACATAAATTGAACTAGTGTATCCTGTCGTTGGCAACGGAATACCAGCTGTGTCTACTGCGGTTAATGCGTTAATAACAATATCAAACAATGCTCCTGCCGCAGTTGTTGCACCAGCTTCTGATGTGTAAGACAAGTTAATCACTTGATTAACTGCTGGAGTATAACTGGTTAATGTTTGGTAGTTAGTACCTGGAGCAGTATTTGTTAATGCATTAGTAACAATATTAATTTTTAATCTTTGTAGCAATGCAATAATAAACGGCATTGCTGATGTTGTGGCTGCATTAACAAATGTAGTGGAAGTAGCAAAATACATCATTGTTGCATTTACAGTGTTAGTATTACTTCCACTACGTAAATCTTGAGTGATAGCATCTAAAATAATTCTTGAATCACGCAATGTTTTTACACCGTCATATACTGAGCCCGGTGCAAACGGTGCAATACTAGTTGTTTTAGCATATTCGCCATACTGATACATTTCACGAACGGCCCAGTTAACGTTTTCGCCAAACAAATAGATAGCATTGGGAAATAATGTTCCCGCTGCAACTTGAGAGCAAGCGTAGGCAATAGTTGCCCATGGCTTGTCAAGTGTTTTACCTTGATCAGTTGCTGCGGTGTCTGTACCACCAACAGCAACATAATAAACATTGTTAATATTACCAAATGTGTTCCAGTATAAGTTTGTTCCCTGTACTGTCAACACTTGACCGTCGGTACCGATAGGCAATCTTGCTGGGCCTGCGCCGCTGTAATATAGCGTGTCGCCTTGTGTTGTTAACACCGCAGTTTCCGATCCAGCAGCCAACAAGTTCCAATAAGTACCAACTAAATCAACAGTTGGTTTGTTTGTTGCAGTGGCAGCAGTGTGGCCCAACACGCAAACATATGTGTTTACACCATCCTTGATTGAATCCCCAAGTTTATATGCAGTGCCATTTGTCCATGCACCTAACCACTGATATCCTGGGTTTAACAATTCCCAGTATGTGCCGTTTGGTGGTTCGTTGTTGGTGTGATCTAGTTTTGATAGATATGTATAACCATTTAATCTCACAACATCGCCTACTTTGTAAGCAGTTGCTCCAGACCAGTTGCCAATAAAGTTGAATCCTGTGCTTAACACAGTCCAATACAATGTTGCTGTACTAGGAGTTTGATTTGTATGATTTTGCAGAGCCACATAACTATAGCCGCCGTATGTAACAACATCGCCTTTTTGGTAAGTTGTTACACCACTCCATGTGCTTTCAAATTGCAAACCTTCTACAAATATTGCCCATTTGGTATCGTCAAATGTGCCAGCAGATGTGTGGTATGTTGTGCAAATCCATAAATCAGCACCGTACTTGACAACATCATTAAGTTTGTAACGTGTTGTGCCTGACCAGTCTGTTTTATAGTCAAAACTTCTGTTGACTAAATCCCAAGATGATGTATCACCTTCTAATCCTATTGAAGTAGATTGGCTAGTATGTGCGGCATTACAAATGTAAACCGATGCTCCGTACTTGACAACATCTCCAACTTTGTATGTTGTAGTTTGTGACCAAGATCCAGTCCAATTAAATGCACTGGCAAACAGTGTCCAGTTGCTTTGATTTGTTTCTAATGTAGTACTGCTGGTATGACCTGTGTTACAAATATAAACGCGGCCGCCATATTGCACAAGGTCATTAATATTGTAATATGTAGGAGTGGTCCAAGTGCCTCTCCATGTTTGGCCGTCGGCGGTAATGTTCCACTTTGATGCTAAATCAGTATAAAAATCTGCCGAGCTTGTGTGCCCTGTGGTACAAATATATACTTTACCACTAACTCTAACTACGTCGTCTTTTACGTATGTGGTAGTTCCCGCCCAGACACCTTTCCAGACAAATCTAATCCTACCTAATTTAAACTCTGCCATATTCTACTCCAGATTTAAGTTCTAAATATTTATCAATATACATTTTAACGTGCTCCGCTTGATATAAATGAAGCTGTTGCCAACATATTACCACTTACTCCACCTGTAAAATTAACTTTACTTTTAAAATTAATTGCAGTACCAAGAGTGTTTGTTATTTGATTTGATGTTGCAATTTTAATTTGGCCCGCTGTTGCTTCGTTAACATTTACGTTTGCACCGCCTCCACCAATTCTACTTGCAATATATGATTTAATTGCTCGCTGTGTTACTAATACATTGTCGCTGTTTGCAGGCAATGTTGCATCTGTTGAGATTTCAGTAACTGTTGCACTAGTTCCACCAAGCACAATGCCGCCCAGTGTTAATTGAGAAAGCCCGTTAAGTTGGAAGAAGCTGGCATTTAATGTTGCTGTTCCGCTGGCTTGTTCAACTTTAAACAAGTTACCAACACGGAAGTTACCGTCTTGATCTGTTGCTGTGTAGAACACTCGGCCACCACCACTTTCTACTGCCAGGTTTTGCGGTTTAACTTCGCTTACGTCGATATTTGGATAATTTGTCTCAGCGGTATTTCCTGTACCAATTTCTAAGAAATCGTGTCCAGTTAATCGTGTTTGGCTATAGTTAGTTGTAATAGTAACTGTTTGACCTTGTGGTGGTGCTTCGGCTAACAATATTTCAGGATAAACGGTAAATCTAGCAGAGTATGGACCAGTTCCTGTTATATGTTCGGCTGCTACCAATCTAAAATTAGTGCTTGTACTAAGAAAGTTTACGTTTGCTCCAGGGCCAGGAACCGATGTAAGGCCACTAACATAAAGGTATGAACCGTATTGGTACGCATCTTGGTAGCCAGTGCCGCCGGTAATAATTGCACTTGATGTCAAATATCCAGTTCCTCTATTACTAAAAGTGGGCGTAGCCAATACTCCGTTTCCGATCCTAATTTGATACTCTACTCCAGAACCATTTGGATCACCGATAACTATTGTTGGTGCAGATGCGTATCCGGAGCCAGGTTCAAATACTCTAAATTTACTAATCCGGCCAGATGTTACCACGGCTCTTGCTTGTGCTCTAGTTCCAGACCCTGGAGCACTAAATGTGATTCTAGGTTCAATACTGTACTGGCTTGTGGTATCAAGATCTACCACTGCATTAACACTTTGCATAGCATCCCAACCAGCTGTTCCGTTACTTTCTTTTAATATAGTGGCTAATTTAGTTGTTGCACTGTATGAACTAATATATCCGTATTGTCCTGCACCTCTTCCTGAAATAATAACAATACGCATTCCTAGATAGTTACTTTGCACATTTGAATCTCCCGCTGAAAGATAAATTGTTCCAGAAGATCCGCTACCTGCCTGTGCATAATTAATAACACTTAAATAGCCACCACCGCCGTAACTGCCAGACGAAGTTATGTCTGTTAATCTAATTTCGTATACTCCACCATCTCTTACTACAGCAGTGCTAGATGCGGCACTTAATCCTGAACCAGTAAATGAAAATGTTGTTGAACTGTCATAACTAACTCCTGCATTGTCATATTCAAATCCTAAAATCTTAGAACCGTCTGTGAATACAAAACCAACAACTGCATGCGACCCACCGTTGTTAATTGTTCCTAGGATAGGAGTCTCCGTTGCCAGCGTGCCTTCTGCTACTGACCCAAAATCTCCGTAGCTATTGTTGCCGTTAGTGGCACGAATTTTGCCGCCGTTTTCCGCCAGATATCCAATGTGTGCATAATACGTGAATACTGAAACTAATTCAGCACGGCCACCGTTAGTAATCCACATACCAATGCCATCACTAATTACCTGTGTGAAGTCGTTGGCCACAATAGATTTGTTGCCCCCACCATGTAACGCACCGTCTACCTTCATGCCAATACAGCCAGTTCCAAAAGTTGTAACGTTCTGCACGTAAGGACTACGATATATAATTTGTGCTGCTGAATCTGCAATGCCGGTTGGATCCAAACTTACATACGCACCGGCTGTGGGGCGTTGTGTTCCAAAACTATTTGCTGTACCTAGTGTACCTCTCAATCCCTGAAGTGTCATATTTTTTAGAACAGTACCATCCCGCATATAAAACATATTACTAGTTGTGTAGCCAGTCGTTGGTTGAATAACGGTTCCTCTTAACTCATCTCCAACTAGTGCAACATTGGATTGTATAGTGATAGGCAGCTCTTCTGAATATACGCCAGATTTAATGTATATAGTTGCTGTTCCAGTTACATTATTACAAGCATATTTGACAGTTCTAAACGGTTTGTCTAATGAAGTACCGTAACCTGGTGCATCAGTTCCTGCCAGTGAAACATAATAAACTTTTGTTCTAACGCCCCATAGTCCCCATACTGGACTATTACCAGATACTTTTAATACTTGTCCGTCAGTGCCGGCTGCTAATCTAGTTTTGGCACCTGCATTATAATAAATCATATCAGCAGGGCTGGTCATTACGTTGGTTGTTGTACCTTGTACTAGAATAGTCCAGTAAGTACCAGTGGTGCCGCCGCCAATATCAGTATCTGGTCTACTGCCAGCTGTTGCTCCGTGGGCCAAGGTGCATTGAAATGTGCTAGGACCGTAGCCAACAATATCGCCTAATTTGTATTGAGTTGCAGTTGGGATTAGGTCTGTTGTTAGCTCGAACCACGGGCCTCGCCATTTTGAACCTTGGTTAACTACTTTCCAATAACCTACATTTGGAGGTTCTTGAAGTGTATTATCTGCTGTAGCAACATACAAGTAGCCGCCTACTCTCACAACGTCACCTACTTTGTATTGAATAGCAACTGGAGATGGGCCGCTGGTAGTGGCTACATAATCTCCTACAAAATTATAGTTTGCTACTACAATAGACCAATAACTCAAATTGTTAAACGGTGTTTGATTTTCATTATTTTGCTCTGCACGATATGCATATCCACCATAAGATACAACATCGCCGCGTTGATACGGTGTTATATTATCCCATGTTGCAGATTCAATTTGTAAACCATCTAAATACACTGACCAATTGGCTAGATTAGCGGCAAATGCTGTTGCGGTATGACCTGCTGTGGCAATCCATAACGATCCACCATATTTGACTACATCGTTAACTTTGTAACGAATGGCAGTGGTCCAAGTACCCTTAAAATCATTTTGTTGATATACAACTTGCCAGACTCCAATGTCTGCTTCTAAACCGCTGGCATACGATGCCACACTATTGTGAGGAGCTGTACATCTGTACACAGTGGCACCGTATTTTACAAGGTCGTTAATTTTATATCGTGTGCTTGTTGTCCAATCTTGTGTCCAGTAATCTGATTTGGCCACTGTTTCCCATCTGGAAATATTAGCCTCCAATCCCGAAATGGTGTCAGGGCCTGCAACACCCGAAGTTGTTATGCCGCTGCTGGTATGCGATAACAAGCATCTGTAAACAATGCCGTTGTAACGAACCAAGTCACCTGGATTGTACAATGTGCTAGTAGCCCAAGTACTTCTCCAAGCATATCCGTCTAACATCAGTACCCATGTTGCAGCTGCCAATGCAGGTGCAAATGTAGAGCCGCTGGTATGTGTAACAAAACAAATGAATGTTTTGCCGCCGTACGCTACTACATCGTCTTTGACATATTCTGTGGCAGCAGCCCAGTTACCTTTCCAGGTATATCTAATTCTTGCTATTTTAAAATCTGTAGTCATAGTTTACTCTTAACTTGAAATACCTGTTGGGTATGTGTATTTTGTGTTTATTCTAGCTACTAACTGGCCAGCTTCATCAACGTAATAATAAATTCTGCGATTGTCCCAGCGATATTGTTCATACAATAAGTTTTCATAAACGATGTTATGATACACATCACGGCCTTCATAGAAGTCTGTACCTGTATCAAAGTCTTCGTAATTATTTTCAATATCACCGACTGCATTGACTGACAGTGTGTCTAATCTACTCATTTGATCAACCAGTGTGAGAGTAATTTCGCCATCGTCGTTGCGTTTAATGCCCATGAAGTATCGAGGTTGAGATCCAATCAGTTCATCTTGACTACGTCCAAAAAAGTAATTGCTATTCATATCGGTTCCTTTATGCTATTTCAGCGTAACTGGCAATAACATCTAAACTTGCGGCGGTGTCGCTAATAACACTTAAACTACAACTGTTGCCTAAAATAATCTTTTCGCCATTCTGTACTAATTTTGCCGAGGTATAGGGTGGTATAATAAGTTGTTTTATATAATAACCCTTGGTTGAAGTAGCATCTGTAATGTACACATCCACAATAACATCATAGTCAACGATGTTTGCCACACTTAATCCAATAAGTGTAAAAATGTTAGAAGGAGTTGTTGACAAAATTGTCGTTTCAACGGTTCCTATTTCTTTTTCAACTGTTGTTCTAAAATAAGTCGTCATTTCTATTATCCAAATATTAAGGCAGTTTGAATGCCAATGTCTGTGGCCACGTTAGCAGTAACACCTGCGGCTGCACCAGCAACACTAATCCAGGCAGTGCCGTTCCAAATTTCAACAAGAAACAATTCGTTGTTGTAACGCATCATGCCAGTTTCAACATATATGCCAGTTGGTCTTGCGGCAACAGATCCTACTGGAATTACAACACCACGGGTGCCAGCAATTTTTATATAGCCGTTATTAGTTTCAACAAATTCAGTTACTGCGTTATTAGAAATATTTGTAATTGTATTATTAAAAATCTTAATATTTCCAAGAACTACTCCGCCTGTTCCGCTAGTTGTAAAATTAATATTAGTGTCAGCTGTTTTAGCACTGATAGTATTGCCAGTAATTTCTAAATTAACTGTTTGAAAATTATCAGCTGTGAAATTAGTTGTTGTGATGCTGGATACTGTAACCGCATCACTGTACACGCCCGCCCATTTTAAAGATGGCGTACCAAGTGTAAACTGATTGTTCTGACTAGGAATAATGTCACTACCAATTTCGCCTTCAAAGTCAACAACATCTGTAGTTTGATTACCTAATGTGATATTTCCGTTGGCAGTAATATTACCAGTGGCATAGATATCACCGTTAACATACACATTACCGTTGACATTAACTTGTCCTGAGCCAGCAGTTGTGATATTTAAATCTTGATTAGTTCCCAGCGTGGCAATTGTGTTGCCGCTGATTTCAAGTGCAGTTCCGATTAATGCACGGCCTTGATACACAACGCCGTTTGCACCACTTGGTACAAAATTAATTGTTGAACTTGAACTGCTTATTGTGTTATTTACAAGAGTAAAACTGGCAAGCTGTGCTTGATTATTTACTTCAAGGTTTGTTGATTTTGTTGTGCCGTTGACATCGAGTGTGTACTGGGGAGATGCGTTATTAACACCAATTTTATGGCTTGTGACATCTAAGTAAAGTAGGCTCGTCTCAAAGGCCAGATTCACTCCATTACGAAGTAAATTATCCTTTAAGAGCGGACCTGAGATACGACCAACAGCCATTTACGCTCCTTTGTACACCGAGTTTCACGGATAACCACCTTACATAGCGGGTTTACCACTGTTGAATATCGTAAAAACTTGGTCAGTCTTTACAGTAATAGTATTTATTATATTTTGGTTTTTAACCCAGTATAAGAGTCCAAATGTCCATGATGTCAGTGACCTCGTCTGTTGAAAGAACAGGACTGGTACCAATCATAGGAATCCATTTACGTTGTATACTAATATTATTTCCAGATGCTAAAAATCCAGTTGCGGCTACATCTACATCAATGCTGACTCCTGGAACAACTCCAGTAATCAACGTTAATGTGGCAAATATTCCCGGAGTAGGTGAACTGACAAAATCACCTATTGAAAATCCCACAGTGCTGTCCACATAGATTGTGGTATCTCCAATATTAATATCTGCGGTAACAACTGTTAGTGTAACTGTGGTAGTGTTAGAAACATTTGCATAAACTTCAGGCGTAAATGAAGTTGTATTATAACGAATTGTTCCTAAGTCAGGACTAGCAGGCCGCTCTAGGGTAGTTCCTATTGGAATTGACCAGCCGGTTGGGCCACCGAATTTAAAATATCCGTTGCCTGTTGAAACAAATTCTAATGGAGTGGAATCATGATGTGAAAATGTATTGTCTTTAATGGATAAAAAGCTGTTGAAATTCAAACTGCCAGTGCCACTAGGAACTAAATTAACATCATTAGACGTGACAATGTTACTAATAGCATTGCCACTAATCCTAATATTACCTGCATCTAGAGTAGTAATAGTTGCGTTGGTTGTGTTAAAATTTGTTGTTACTAAACTGGTAGCATGTATATTCTTCCAAATTGATGGAGTTGTATCTTCGCCTAGATTATACGTACCGCCAATGATGGGAATTATATCACTACCTACATTTGCTCCGAATGTAATAACATCGCCGGTGTCATTGCCCAACGTGATGTCTCCGTCAAATGTAATATTACCAGTGGAAGTAATTGTACCATCCACATGTAGATTGGTTTTACTAATTGTCAGTGTTATTGTATCTAACGGATTTAAATCTACTAATGGGTTATTACTTGTGAAAATTATATAATAGTCTTGTCCGTAATTTGCAAACGGTCCCTGTACAATGGTTACAGTAGTGCCTTTAATAAATTGTGCAAGATTAGTAAGATATGATCCTACATCTAATCCACTAGATTCCCAACTTGCTCGCGTAGCATAAAAATAATTTAAACTAGTTGTAGTATAAAATCCTGGATCATTTGGAACAACTAGTGTGGCTGCTACTCCTGTACCAAAAACTAATCTACCAGTAGGATCGAATATAATATTTTGATCAGCAAGTCCAGTAAGTTCGGAACCAACAAAATTAAATTTATTTGTACTACCTATACCAGTTAATTGAATAATAGGATCAGTGCTTTGATCTGGAGTGATGTAGATATTTTCATTAAGATAGTTTGCAATTTGATCTAACGTGCCAGTACCGCCAAACGATAAGTGAGCAATATCTGCTTGGGTGTTTATTATAAGATCATCGGAATATATATCTCCAAATATATCTAAAGTTCTAACAGGTGTATTGGTATTAAATCCTACAAATTTATTATTGACATTAAGGTACAGTACATCTGTATCAAATGCAAGATCAATTCCGCTACGCAGTAAATTATCTGACAGCAAAGGACCGCTTATGCGACCAAACTCTTTTCCTGGAGAAACTTGATTAATTTTTAAGGCCATAACTAATGCACTTATTGATCAAAACCATGCAATACAGTTACTGGTTTTCCTGGTGGAACTGGGCTACTAAATTGCAAGTACCAACCATCTCCAATCTGTGAAGGGTTGGCAATAGTAATGGCGGTTCCTGCAACAATTGGAGATCCAGTAATTGGATTACTAATATCAATGCTGGTCAATGCACCAGTTGCTAGGTCTGTAGTATATTCCACTAATGTTGTAAGTGCTGGAATACCAGTTCCAGATACTGCGGCACCAGTAAGATCCATTGCTGGATAAATTGTATTAATACTTGTAATTGTGCCTGCCACAGTTTGAGATCCAGTAGTGGTATTCATATAACTTACTGAAGTTGTATTGCAATTAGTTACAACTGCTTCTCCGTTATATCCGTAAGGTGTCATTCCAGTTACTAGTATAGTTTCGCCTATTGAAAATGGTGCAGCTGGTTGTGCGGCAAATGTTAAGGTTGCAGTAGTAGTTGAACCACTTGCACCAGTTGTTTGTAAACTGGTATTAAAATATAATCTAGTTGCAGTTACAAGTTCAGTTCTACTAAGGGTGCCGTTATAAGTTTCTGCACTAAAAGTTGGATTTTGTTCAACCAAATAATTTGTAGTATGCAATTGAATTACATTTTCAACAATTACTAACAAGTTAGCACCTGTCCATGTATACCCGCGTTGTGCGGTAACAGCATACGGTGACGGACTTAACGGCCCAAAGTATACAGTGTCGCCGTCGCCTACTCCAAGAGTTTGTTGAGTAATTTCACCAGATTCTCTATAGCGTAATGCACGCCAAGTACTACCTTGATACACTTCTATATCAAGTGTTGTTTCGTTATATCGCATCATTCCATTTTGCGGAACAACCGGGCGTTCGTTATCAACATCGCCAAAACCACCAGACGGCACAGTATCATCACCAAGGCCGTTGGGCAACTTTAATGCTGTACGAGAGTCCATTATTACAGAACCGTTCGTATCAACATACAGTGTGTTATCGTAAACTGCTCTACGATTTAAAGTTTGTCGTCTTAAATATCTCATTATACTGCCAACGTACTTATAGTCATTACTAATGTGCTGCCGTCATCGGCTTTTGCATATAGTTTGTCGCCATTTTCTAATACTAATTTTTCTTGATCTAAACTCAATGTTTCTCCAGCTGTGATGGGAAGCCCATTAACAATTAAATTAACATCTGCAGGTGTGCCGCCACCGGGCACTGCATACAAATAAAAGTTAGTAGCATTAAGTGCAGGATTGCTTGCGGCAAATGGAAATAAATTGCAAACAATTATGCAAGTGATTGCATTGCTACCGGTACTGGTATATACCGATGCTGCTGTAGTAGTAATAGCCGCTGATGTTATTGCCATAATTTTTCCTTATAATAATATACTTAATAAAACTGCACGATTCTTACTTACTAATTCGTCTACATTGTTAGTCATGCCAGTTGTACTGGAGTTTTTAAAAAATAATCCAGTTTTACCAGCACCTATATTTGCTGTATTTGAAAATACTTGGGTTTTTGTAGCAGATAATACGGGGAATGTTGATTGATTTGTTAAATTTAAAAACGAATTAATTTCAACGTTGTTGTTATTTGCAAGCAATGTTAAATTATTACTAGATATGTTATTAATAGAATCGTCAAGAATATTTACATTATTAACACTTAATCCATTTTGGCTCAGTGTTGCTACAATATTTTGATTGTTAAGTATGCCCGAAGGTCCTACAAAGAATTGAATGTTACTGCCAAATGCTTGGATTTTAGTATCTTCATTACCTGGTGCGGCTGTTGGAGGAAAGTACATCCTGTCAACAGTAGCAACACCGCCACTAGCTGTTACATAGTTTGTGATCGATTTCCAATTTGGAATATTGTTATCGTTGTCAGACACGTGTATATAGTAATCGTCATTGTTGCCGCCATTGACAATACGCAACATGCCGCCTGTACTTTTTAAATCAAATATAAAATCCGCAGCACGGTCATTTACAATACCTGCTAAACTTAGACCAGTAACAATATTACTTGTTGCAGTTTTTAAAACAAATGTACCATATACCTCAGCAGAAACTGCCGATTCGTAGTACGATACTTTTTCATCAAATATTATCAGTGCATTTCCATTAGGATGAGCACCGCGGTCAATTTCAATTCCAGAACGTTTGTTGGACTGAGCATCTGCAACAATTCCCCAGTCAGGATAAACTGCAAGAGGATTGGTGTTGCCGCCACCTTTGTTAAGAGTTATAAGTCTATCTTCAATGTATAGTTGTGAAGTGTTAACAGCCGTAGTGTTACCTTGAACTACCAAATCTCCAGTGATATAAGTAGTGCCAGCATCAGGTCCAGTATCCAATGTTATAGTTCCATTGTAACCTGTTTGAATTCTATAATTGCTTTGACTGACTTTTAATATTCTTGACATCTATTATCCTTAACATTATCCTTAAGTTAGGGGCCGAAGCCCCTAAATTAATTAAGCGTTAGCAAGTTGAACATATACTCCAACCGGAGCAACTAGTTTCCAAGGAGCTTGTTGACCAGTAGTATACAAATGTCCCGATCCGCCTGCGACTGTTAATGTTGCCTTGTGTGCTGTAATCTTAGTAGCAAAGTACTCGCCGCCTGCACTATCAAGAACTGCCACACTACATTCGCCAGCAGCATCAGCTAACGAACCAGTTAACTTAACAGTACCAGTTAGTGTACCGTCTGTTACTTTATAACGACGACCAGATACTTGTTTCTTAATGTCAACTGATAGTGCTGATCCGCCTGTTAAGAATGCTGTCATTAAAATGGCATTTTCTTGATTGGTTGTTGAACCAACGTTGCCAGTGTCAGTGGATAAAACAGCAACTTTAGTAGCATTACCGGTCATTGTGATTGATGGTGCTGATACATAACCAGAACCTTTTTCATTAATTGCTACTGCTAATACACCCCACGTAATTGTTACACGTAAGTTGTTACCAGTTCCGCCAGTTGTAAACATTTGTGTAACAGTACTACCCGGATTGCTTGCTGCGGTAGCTCCGTTGTATGCTAATACTGTGTACGAACCGCCTGCAACTAGTTCAATAGTTGTAGCTGCGCCGCCGCCGTCTATACTTTTAATTCTAAAACTTGCGCGAGTTGTATATGTGCCGTCAACAGTGCCCGTCCCGCCTGCTGCTGATCCGCTGCCTAACGTTACAACTTCTTCGTCAAGATAGCTGCCGCCGCCGTTATCAATACTAACTGACTTGACAACCATAGTGATAGCGCCTGCTGTTGCAGTAACACCGCCTGGTAGTGTAGGTGCTGCAAATGTTGCTGTTGGTACTGCAATGTAATTGTTGTTTGTGCCAGCGATAGTAACGCTAGCAACGCCTTGGCCGCCAATGCCATTATCGGTTGTTACGCTTGTGGAACCAATGTTTCGGTTACCAAAATATTTTTTATTTAAAGGACGTCCCATTTTATTTTCTCCTTAAGAAAAGTGGCGTTTTAGGCCATACGCGGTTGGATTTCCGCATAAAATTCACCCTATGTGAATCATACAAAGTATTTATCACATCGTGAGAAAGGGCACCTAAGTGCCCTTTGTAGTTTACAATACCTTTCGGTAATTGATTAACTGAACTTAACGTTACCAGCAGTAATAGCAACACGACCTAAGTAGTCAGCTGCGTTACCTAGAGAAGACGCTGTGTTTGACAACTCAACATAACCATAACGTGTCATGAATGATACGACTGGTTCGAATGTTGATGGGTCAAGAACAACACCACTGCTCATCAATGGAATGTATGGGCAATAGAATGCTGGTGCATCAGACTCGCTAGCACCTTTGTAACCGATAAGAATATCAGTTGAATCATTTGCATAGCTGTTAACATAAACTTTCATTGCACTGTTCAATGTACCAACAAACTTGGTGTTTGTAGGTGCTTCGAATGTACCTTCTGTAGTACGAGCAAACGCACTAGTTGTAGCACTTTGTAGGATGGTCAATGCAAATGGGCTAACCACTGCATAGTTACCAGCACCACGACGTGTACGCTGAGCGATCAAGTTGCTAACACGATTGATCTGAACAGCTAAAGCAGCATGCTCGTCACCCACGAATGTAGCAGTACCAGAAACGGCAGCTTGGTCATAAGTCTGTGTAGCTGAACCAGCTAGTGACAACAACGAAGCAATGATTTCTTGGTCGATTTCAGCAGTAATTTCTTGTGCCAAAGCAGCCATAATTTCTGCTTCAACGTCAATACCTTGTTGGGCTTGTGCGTCTTGAGCAGCTTCAAACGTCCAGCGAGCTGACAACTTACGTGTCTTAGCTTCAACTGTTTGTTTCAAGATTTGAATGCTTAAACGGTTACCAGCACGGCCTTCTAAGCTAGCAGTTGAAGCTGCTTTAGCTGAAGAACTGTTCTCGTTACCAGAATAAGATTCTGCAATCTTGAATGGGCTTAGTGCCTCTTCTCCAGCTACAATGCCAGCACCTGAAGATGTATCGCTATAACGAACACGTAAAGTGTGGATTTGACCAACTGGGCCTGTCATTGGTTGTACACCAACTAACTCGTTAGCAATAACGGTTGGCATAACACGACGAATCACCGGTAAAATTACGCGGTTTAATGTTGAGACGTTGCCGGCAGAAGTGGCACCAGCTGTAGCAGATTCTTGCAAATACTTGCGAGTATTCTCAAGAGTCACGCCCATTACTGATTTTTTTGTGCCTTGTAAGCCTTCTAATAGGGCTTCTTTAGTTTCTGCCCAACGTCCATTTAGTAGTTCTGACATTTAAATTTCTCCTTAAAATTTTAGTCCTGCGAGCTTGCGAATATCAACGATATTGCTATCTGTCTCGCTGCTACGGGTGGTGTTGGAAATCTTGTTTCCGGTTACTTCTTTAGCCTCTACTAGTGCCTGTTTCTTCTGCGGAGCCTGGCCAGCAATTACAGCTGGTAGGTACTTGTTAAAACTTTCTTGAAGCTTAACAGTCTTTACATTCTCCATCAACTCATTCATAATGCCACGTTGTTCTGCGTTTAGCGGAGCAACTAGTTCACTAATGATTGCTTTTCTTTCTTGAGCTTCTTTCAAAGCACGTACTTCTGCTTGTTTACTTTCTAGGATTTGTTCAGCTTGAACAACTGCGTGAGCAGCTTCTTTGATAGCTAAATCTTTCAAGTCTATGACTTTGAGTAATTTTGCAGTTTCCGATTTTTCATTTAGGTAGCTGGTCGAGTACTCTGCGGCAAAAGCCTCAAATAACTTACGACCAAAATCTGCACGTCGAGCAGCTTCGATGTCTTCTCTCAGCGATGTAAGCTCAGAACGTAAGTTCTGTGATACAACACCTTCAACCATCTTAGCGGCACGTTGAACAAATTGTTCTTTGACCTTCTTGATTTCTTGACGACCTTCACGGACTAAGCGTACTTTGGTTTCAGCCAACTCGCGTTTGTCTTTGAAGAATTCTGTGATTTCCTGGGCTAGAGCCTCAACTACGAATGATTCTAATGCACCAAACTTACTGGCCATTGCAACTTGATCTTCGTGTAGTTCAGAAACTTCAGAAGCCAACTGACGTGTTACGAATTCTTTCATAACAGCAGTATCTTTCTTCATCTTCTGTGCATACTTGACTTTCATTTCTGAAAGTTGACGACGATCATCTGCAAACTCAACAAGCTCAGTAGATAATTGTTCAGAGATCATACGATCCACTGCATCAATCATTGTGTTCTTGTCATGCTCATACTTTTGTGCAAATTCTTCGCGTAATTGTACAGCAACCGCTTGACGAGCTTCATTAATACGCCCTTCAAATGCTGCCTCAATTGACTCTTTGATCTCCTCAGAAATCACATTGTTTTCAAATAAACTTTTTAGTGCATCCAACATGTGTTTCTCCTTTTATTGGAGTTTGCTTATTATGTTCAATAAGCTCTCTTTGAGATATTTCTGTGCTTTGGGGTTGCCCTTGACCTCTTCCGCTATGCGTAAGGCACTTAGTCCACCGCGACTATTCATCAGGTGTTCATAAATTGGTGTAGGGTATGCTCCCGGAGCACTAGGTTGAGCCACCATATCTACTGTGATGATCTCAAAATCTGATACTTCACCGGAACCGCTATCGCTAACGTTTCCGGATCCGCGACTTGACACGCCTAATTTTACGCCGCTTTCCAGCATTGTGCGAATTAGTTGTCCCATAGGTGTTGGAAGTATTTTCAACTTCCCGTAACCGTTAGGGCCGTCCATCCACATGTTTGTTATCATGTGCGATACACGGTCCAGGTTAATTTTTAGATCATCTGGATGATCCACTTCTCCGAGAACTGAATAACCGTTTTGAATCTGATCGTTAAGGGTCTTAACAGCCTTGCCAATCTCATTAACAGGGTACACACGCTGATTTGCATTGCGGATGCCGCCTTGTATACAGATACCACTCATATACAAGGACTTCCCATCTTTGTCATCAGATTCAACGATCATTTTTGCTTCGTTGAAACTGAGATTCTCTCGGAGGTATAACATATTTTTCAATGTTTTAATTATTTCTTAGCTTGACGTAACAAACTTTGTTTGTTATCTGCTGTTTCTCTTGAACCAGCTTTCTCTGCACCATGACCTGGTTCTTTCTTCTTGAACGCTGTCTTGCCTGCATTGGCACCTGGCTTGTTAACATTACCAAAGTCTTCCACGCTAGTAGTTGGCTTTAGCAATCCGCCTTGTGTACCGCCTTTCTCTGTTGAGAAAGATTGAGCGATATTTTTGTTAGTGCCGCCCATGTCGTTTTTCATGTTGTCAATCAACGACTTAGTGTTAACACCGTTGTCACCGCCTTTAGGAACGCTGACTTTGTTTACATATTCAAACAATTGGCCTTCTAGTTCTTCTTCGTCGCCCATTGCGTCCATTCCGCCCATGTCGTCACCGCCCATTGCGTCCATTCCGCCCATGTCGTCACTGCCCATGTCGTCATCACCGCCCATTAATTGTTCAAATTCTGCTTTTAATTCTTCTAACGCATCTTCTAAGTCAAGAATACGATCTGTTTGTTCTGCATCGTCCATATCAGAATCGCTGCCTTCTTCGTCGCCGAATGGGTTCTCTTCACCTTCTTCGTCATCACCTTCTTCGCTGTCGTCTTCTGCATCGTCAGCTGGTTCTTCGCTGTCGTCTTCTGCATCGTCGCCAAACATTTCGCCCATTGGCTCTTCACCAGCTTGGCCAGAAGTTGCATTTTCGTCTTCTGATGTAAAGTCTTCTGCTAATAGTTCTTCGTAAATTTCACGTGATTTAGAAACTACGATGTTGTGAAAAATTTCTTTTGCTGATTCTTGATCTTCGTTGATCAAAGCTTCAAGCATAGCTTCAAATTGTGCGCGGTCAGTCATGTTTATTCTCCTGTGATTGATGATACAAGGCTGTATTATATTTACACTAATATTACAAAAGTGCAGGGATATAGGCTGAAAACAGTCAGTTTTTAACTATTTTTAAATTATGCTGGTGGTGCTACGGGAGTAGCATACATGGAATGGATAAATTCTAGTTCATTTTCCTGTTCTAGTATATGTGCTTCGCTTGTTTTTCTTAGCTCATTGATCTGTCTTAATGTCAATCTAGTCTTACGTGTATCCGAACGATGCAAGACTGTGCTGTCACGCTCAGGGCTATAACGAAGATCGTTGGCCACATGGCGTTTTTCAGGATCAATATAAAACAATTCTCTAAGTATCATGATGTATTTATGCTACAGGTGGTGTGCCAGCTTCTGCAGGATTAGGCATTGCGCCTGGTTCACTGCCTGGCTCGCCCGGAACTGCCATATCTTCTGGAGGACTCATGTCACCGGCAAAGCCCATGTCACCTTCAATGCCAGCTGCACTGAGTCCTGCGCCACGCAATTCTCCGGCGGCATCTGTATTAGTTGGCTCACCTTTGCCGGACTCTTCACCCCACAAGCGTTCGTTTTCTGCAATCTCGTCTTCGGTCAGTCCTAAGAAACGTTTTAATGCAAAACGTTTTGACATAAATGGTACTGCTTGAATAGTGTTAAATGTATTAATACGTTCAGTATCCATGGCCGCTTGACGACTACTTGCAAAGTTCATTGGAGGATTAAACTTCAATTCAAACAAGTTTGCGTCAATATTCATGCCACGTGAGTACATGTATTTCTTAAATTCGCTGTCAAATACTGCGGTAATAAGTGCTTGCAAACGTTCGCAATACTTGTTAAAGCGTAATTCTTGAATGTATGCAGTACCCACCCGCCCATCGTTAAATGATGCTTGCGAGTCATCTGCACCAGTTGGCAAATAGCTACTTGGAATGCGTAGTCCACGGAATAACTTGTTGGTAAAGTACTTTAAGTCATCAATTTCACCTAGATTAGTACCGCCTGGCAATGTTTCAACTTTGCTTCCTCGGCCTTCTGCTGTTGTTGGAAAGAAATAATCTTCGTTAATGCTTAATGGATTGTACGCACTATCAATAACGTTCTGACCACCGCCGCTTTGACTTGGAATTCTGCGTTGATGAATTTCATTTTTAACCCGTTCAACGAATGCCATGGCCAAGTGACTGGGCATATTACCCACGTCAATGTGAAACACACGGCGTTCTGGAGCACGTTGTATACGATAGATAAGAATAGCATCTTCCAACAATTCTTTTTGTTTGTAAACTTTAAAGATGTTTTCAAGTAAGCTATTGCCAAACGGATAATTGTTGTCTAATCCTTCTGACAAACTTAAATGTATAATATGTTCACCATCGATAGCATGTTCGGTTTCACTTAGTCCAAAGCGACTGCCGCTGGCAGATGGGAAGCCGCTGGATCCTTTGGCACTGGCATTTTGTCCCATACCGCCGGCAAACGAACTTGTTCCGCCGCCATTGTTCTTTGGATTGATGTTTGGTGTAATTTGTGTGGCAACTAAATTCATAAAGTTAGGTGCCATATCTTTAATAACATATTGCTCAGGTTTTTTGCCTTCGCTTTCATTCACAATAATCTTTGTAATCTTTCCCGGATCAACGTAACTCCATTTTTGATTTTCAGGATCGCGAATAAAGAATACATCACCGTATTTGAACACATTGCGTACAATACGAAATATTTTTGTATCAAATTGTTGCAGTTTGTTCCACTGTGACATGTACTCGCCGAGTACTTGTATTTCTGTATTAGTAGCTTGATTTTTCCAAGCAACTGTAAATGGACTCTTGCCGTCTTTTAGTTTTTGTGTGCAGAATTCCGCCAAAATATCCAATGCGGCATTGACTTCTGGATCACTGTCCATAGTTTCATATTGTTGATAACGCTCAATGCGATTTGGACTGCCGGTGTAAACATCTGGCAGATAACTGCTGTAGTTAGTACTGGCAGGGCCTGGACGGCTACCAGAGTTCTTGCCGCTAATCGGACTAAGATTGCTGCCGTTTCCTTGATCTACAGGAGAAAAATATTTTTTCCAACTCATTATTCAGTTATCCTTAAGCAAATCTGTTGCCAGACAAACCACGTGTGGCTTTGATTTGAGCTCCAGCAAGGTCAACGCCGCTGGCACTATGTTCAACTAATTGCCGTATACTACTATTTAACTGAATTAACTGATCGTACAAATCTTTTGCAGTGGCTTCAGAATCATTGAGATTGATTGATTGTGGTTTTTCATCTGGTTCTTCTGTTGCATACTCGTCCGGTGTTGGTTCAAACCCTTTCATTACATCAGTAATTGGTACTGATGTAGCTGATTTTTCAACAATATTTCCACGTTGTATTCCAGATTCAAATGTAGTTTCTACACTAGTGCCAGCACCGATACGATTGGACAAATCGGATGTCATGGATTTCATACGTGCTTCCAATGCAATAGCCTCTGGATTAACTTTTAATTCTTTAAGTACATCTCCTCGTTTTGTATCTGGACCCATGGATTCACTAATTTTATTACTGATTGCCACACGGTCTTTATTATACTGGCTTGTCAACGCTTCTAATTGTGTCTGTGCAGACTTTGCATCTTCATTTTGTACAGATTTGCGTGTTGTAGAACCTCCTCCAGTTACTGAACTTATAGTTGTTGATACGCTGTCAAATATCTTTTTAATGCCAACATCTGAAGTAAAGGCAGGAGCTGTTGCAAGTGCTGTTTTTTCTGCTTTCTTTTGAGCATCCGATTGACTCATTCCTTCGGACATGTATTTTTGTATTTCAGAAATGCTTACTGGTTTTGTTGTGGCAGGAGTTGGCATGTTGCTGGGTAACTTGCCTGATAAATTTCCAAGATCTATTCCAAATTTTGCCAATTGTTTATCAATTATTGAATCTGTTTTATTAGTACTAGTATCTGGAGTTAATGGTTTTGGGGTTGTTAATGTTACTGGTGGAATAGCTGATACTTTGACATCTGCTACTTTTACTTGTGGTATGCCAGGTACTTTGACATCTGCTACTTTTACTTGTGGTATGCCAGGTACTTTGACATCTGCTACTTTTACTTGTGGTATGCCAGGTACTTTGACATCTGCTACTTTTACTTGTGGAATAGCTGATACTTTGACATCTGCTACTGCCACATTTACTGGTGGTATGCCAGGTACTTTGACATCTGCTACTTTTACTTGTGGAATATCTGGCACTGCTACGTTTATTGGCGGAACAGCTGGTACCGTTAATGATGTCTTGGATTCTGATTTTCCAGGTTCAGGGGATGTAACACCGTTAATTTCCTTTAAGGCTTTCAATGTGCCGGTGTATATAATATCTGAAGTTATCGATTCGGGCTTGCTTGCAGAACTAATATTGGTATTAACTGAATCAAACATCTTGGTAATATCAATGCCACCAGATTGGCCAGCACTTTTAGTTCCAGTCATGTTGGACAACATAGCACTGGCAGTATCACTTGCTGACATCATGCCCACTCCAGATATAAGATTTTTCATCTGTTCTGGAGTTAATACTGTTTCGCCTTTATGTAGCTTGGCAACTACATCGTTCATTTCAGCTGAGAATCCTGTCTCGCCCACTGTGCCAGTGCCGCGAGTCTCAACAGGTATTGCTTGTGGTGTTCCAGTAGGACTAATCTGCATTGTTGGGGCGGCAGGGGCATTGTTAGACGGAGTAGTAGGAGTTACCGTAACATTCGGAGATGTTATACTTACATTTGGCGTAGTTAATTTTAAATCTCCACTTGGAGTCATACCTGGACCACGGACATCTGTAGATGGACCATTGGGATTAAGTAATTTAACAATTTCATCAATGGGTTTTTGTATGTTTGCTTCTTTTTCTTTTACTGATTCGCTGTTTGGGCCGACTGGTAGTGTTAATACTTTTTTGATTCGGTCAATAACTTCAGCATTTTTCCCCAGTTGTTCATTTAATTTGGCCAGTGCTCCGGTTGCTGCCGCGGCATTTTTAGAATATGCTTCTGTTAATTCAGAAATAGTTTGAAATACTTTTGCACCGTCGGCAGTTTTTGGTGGATTTGCACCACTAAATTGTTGTTGTTGTCCCCGTGCGGCTGCACCGCCGGCATTTTCCTGTGCATTTTTTGCAGCCTGTTCTGGAGTAAATCCTCCCAACTGTCTATTTTTTTGTTCTATTCTAGCAGCTGGCCTGCCTTCCTCAATGGCTTTTTCCAATACGCTTCGATTAGTTCCTTCTTTCATGCTCTGGGCCAATCTATTTGCTTCTGGAGATTGCTGTCTAGCACGTATTTCTGCCTGAACTCTTCGAAGATTGTCTTCCGCGGCAATACGTTGTGGATCGTCTACCTTAAGATTTTTAGTCCGTTGAATATCTTTGACTGCTGACGTAAGTTGGCCGCCCATGCCCATGGTACCAACACTCAGCATTGCTCTATCTTCTTTTGACAGTCTAGCACCTGAACTTAGTTTAGCAACTAACTTCTCCATCGATTCGCCTGACGGTGTACTGATAGTTTGAGCAGTTTTCATTGCTCTACGTGCAGCATCATCTCCTAATGCAGCTTGCCGTATCTGAGATTCATTATTCTCATTCATAGCAATTGAATTTTCTATCAACTTGTCTCTGTTAATGCCGTAAGCAGATGATATTTGATTTATTAGTGTTGCTTGTTTAGCCATTTCTTTGACTAAGTTGTCTCTACCTTCCTGAGTATCTAATGCTTTATCTTGGCCTTGTGCTGCCATCATTGCTAGTCTTGGTACATCGGCAGCAGTTATAATATTTTTTTCAATAAGATTTCTAATAGTCTTATCTTTTCGTAACTCTTCTGAATAATCGAGAAATTTCTGCGTGGCATCATTTGCACTATATCCTAGCCCTGCCAAACTTCCTCTAAAATTTCCAGCTTCATTTGTTACGCCTTTCAGCATGGCAGCATTGTCTTCATAACCAGCTGCTTGAGCTCGAGCACGTTGGCGGACCGGATCGCCTTCGCCAATACCTACGTTAGTATTCTTTTGTGCTTCTTGCCTTAATGAATCGATATGCCTAACAAAATTTCCAACACCTTTGCCAAATATATCAGCTGCATCTTGAAATGCTCTACTAGGAGCTTCAGAACTTCTGTAACCCAGTATAGCAGCAGGTATTTGTTTTACTGCATCTGTGTTAATACCCACAGCTTTGGCCATTTCTTCAAGTTTAGTACTAAGATCCTTGAACGATTTTTCGAGATCTGCAAAACTACCAACAAACGCAGGGCCACCTTTAAGTGATGCACCTTTTGTTTTACCGTCTGGATCTTGCCCGCTGGAATTACCCGTTGGCCGCAAGATATCGATCAGGTCTTGTAAGAGTTCTTCTGTAGATTTTGCCATAATTTTTTCCTGGAAATATGCGTATATAAATACTACACATGATATTTATCTGGAGTTAATAATGGTACAAAATCCCTTACAGCAGTATTTTAGACAGCCAAAAATTTACATATCTCTTCCCAGTAACGGTGTATACAACTCCGTGGGTACTGTGGAAGGAGACTTAACCAACATGCCAATTTTTGGCATGACAGGTATGGATGAGATTATATTAAAAACTCCGGATGCCTTGATCAGCGGAGAAAGTGCTGTGAAAGTAATTGAAAGTTGTTGCCCAAGCATCAAAGATGCTTGGGGATTGTCAGCACTTGATACTAATTTGTTATATGCAGCCATAAAAATTGCAACATACGGAAATAAAATTTCAGTTACACAGACTTGTCCGGTATGCAGTACTGAAAACGATTATGATTTGGATTTAAATGTAGTGGTGGAACATTATGCAAATTGTAAGTATGATAATAAAATTACAATTGGCGAATTAGTTGTTAAAACGCAACCGTTAACATATCGAATGGCAACGGATCTCAGCATCAGAACATTTAAACTACAGCAACGTCTTGCACAAATTCAGCGATTAGAGTCTGAAGATGAACAAAATGAATTATTTAAAGGCTTGTTTGTTGAGTTGCGTAATGCACAAAACGAATTATATCTTGCCAGTGTTGAAAGTGTAGAAGCAAATAACACAGTTGTTGTTGAACGTGAGTTCATAGCTGAATGGTTGCATAACTGCGACAAGGAAATTTTTGATTTGCTCAAGGAACACATTGATAAGAATAGAAATGCATGGAATTTTCCAACATACCCGGTAAAATGTACAAATTGTGAAACTGAATCAAATGTTTATATTGAACTTGATCAAACAAATTTTTTCGACAACGCCTAATCAGTTCTTCCTCGGACGAAATTCAGGCGGATTTAAACAGACTGGATCAAGAGACTAAACAATTTAAAGAAGAATTGTTTAGGATTTGTTGGTACATGCGTGGAGGAGTTACAGTAAACGATTTACTGTATCTCTACAGCTACGAAGATAGGGAAGCTATCTACGTTATCATAAAAGAAAATATAAAAGCAACCAAAGAAACTCAAATGCCGTTACTGTGATTGTATTTTTTTCTGATAGTCTTGACGAGATATCACTGCTTGAGTTTTGTTATTTTGATAAAATCCAGACTTTGTCTGTGTCCAATCGCCAGGATTAAATTTTTCGTCGGACGGTGTGTTTGCGCTGGGTGAACTGGCTGGAGCAGATGGAGCAACAGCAGGAGTAGGCGCAACCGCAGGCGGCGTTGATGTGCCTAACGATTTTTTACTTCCTGGCACAGCACTTGGCAATGGTTTGGCTCCAACTTTTGACAATCCAGTGTTTATATCAACTCCGTATTTTTCAATTAAATCTTCATAGGCCAAAATAAGTGCTTGTTCAAGAGGGCCAACAAGGCCAGCGGCAACACCAGCTGTTTTGCCAACTACATAAAATGCATCATCAACTATCAACCATTTAATTGCATCCAGCGGACGTAGAGATTCTTTTTTCCCGTCACTGTTGATGTCTGCATTCATGATAGGTATATCAGAATTTAAAAAAGCCAAATATCCTGCCAACACAGACTTGGCACCGTAACTGGCAAACTGTCCAAGTGCATTGAGTCCAGCAGCTACTTTTTTAAAACCAATAAGAGTCAGTGCTCCGTTTCTCAGCAGGTTTAATACTTTAAATACAGCAAGCGCACCGCCCAGTAATAATGTAGGAGTCTGAAATGCCAATCTGCCAACTGCTATTTTCAAAGTTTCCCTGTGTGCTTCCTCAAAGTTCTCCTGCGTAATTGCCCCTGATTTAAGTCTATCTTCCCAATAACGCATCACAGGCATGTATCCATTCTTTGGATTATTAAATACTTCATCTACATTTGAAAAAATCTCATAGGCCAATAATGTATTGATAGCAGTTTTAACACCTGTTAGAAACAAAGATCCGCCTGTGTTACCAGTTTTTGCAGCATCAGCACCAACTTTTGCAGCGGCTGTGGAACGTTCGTGTGCTTTTTTAACAGCAGTATAGATCATATCCTGAATCCAAGCTTCGCCTTCAGCACCTTCTGATTTTTTAGCAGCCAGTAAACCAGAATCTATATACCGCTCTGCGTCTTTGATGTTGGGTGCATGGTCAAGACCTCCGCTCTTCATCTTAGCGGCAATAATATCAGCCAACTCATCGGAAGCTTCTTCAAATGCTCTTTTATCAGCCGCTGATATAAATTTACGAGGAACAGCTTTGGCACCACCCTTTAAAAGACCAAGCCATGAAAATGGATTAGCTTCAGTTAGATTGGATTCACAAATAATATCGTAGACTTTCATAGAGAACTGTTCATATGCTGTATTTATAACTATATCAAGATGAACTACGTTCATCTGTTCTTCGCTATCGCTCGAACTTTTATACTTCGTAGAATACAATCAGTTACGGAGTAATTTTAATATTATCTAGATTGTGTAGTCACACTTAGCCCTGGCGGGCTAAAAATGAACATTATCTGAGTTGAGCAGTTCACTTAGCGTTACAGCATTACAGTGGCGGTTGTCCGGTACCACGAGCTGAGTCTTAATTACAACGGCAGGTCTACACATATACGCTAACATACACATAGCCGCGGGTATTTCTCCCTCTTTTAGCCTTTTAAAAATACTTTTCTTATAAATCAAACGGGTTATATATAGGCATATCCCATCGTCGTCCTGTAAAGGATAGTGATTCACAACTCTGCTGCCAAGCAGAAATTCCATTACCTGAGATGCACGTAGACCAGGCAGTAAGGACACTTAACAACGCCAGTGCGGGCTTATTTGGCAGTAAATTGCCTAGATTTGTTGAGCCTTGAGTATATGCGAGCCATGTACACGAACACTAATCTGCCCGTTATAATAGTCTTTTGATTCTAATACTTTGTGATTGAATTGTTCTCTGGCCTCTATATAGGAGCATTCTGATTTACTTTTACAATAAAACAGTATCTCTCTACTGAAGTTTTCCTTGCCTAATTTTAATACATCTGCGTGTAGTTCTAGATTTGAGCCATAATATTCTTGCCAGTCGCTGTCGACTTTGCTTCGAATTTTCTTTTTTTTCTTAGTGCCATTTTTTAACTTGACTACTTTGTAAGTAGTTTTTGCAAATTTAGCTAGTTTTTTGCCTATGTATTTTCTTCCAGAGATGTTATTTGTTATCAAATACACAAACCCTACACAATCTTCGGGTAGAGTTTCTAGTAATATATTCTGATAGGTCCATGACATGCTTTAGTTAGCATCATCTTCCTCGTTGCCTGTATGATCCTGATTTGCCTTGCGTTCTGCCTTGTCGGCGTCGATCCAATGTCGCCAATCTTGTATGTTTGCTCGTCGCTGCCTTGCTATAATTCTAAGTTCGGATAATAGTTGCCTAGTTTCCAATCCTGCCTGTCGTGTGCCTTTATCAAGCCAACGTTGATTGGCTTTGTAATATTCTCTAAATACACGCATGAGTTCATCATGCGTTTCTTCATCTCGTTTCATTCACTTACTTCAACATCATTTGCATAACTTGTGAATCCATTTTCTTTAATAACCTTGAGCACATTGTTTACACGACCGATAAGTTCGTCCTTGTGACTGATAAGGAAAATATTCTTCTTACGTTCACGGCTCATCTTTTTAAGAACAGCCAACGCACCTTCGACACCACTTGCATCAAGACCGTTATCAACCAACTCGTCCACAAACAACAAGTTAATCTGCTGATACAAACTTTCCCACACGTCACGGAACGCCCAAGACAATGACAAGATAAGTCTATTGCGTTCTCCACGGCTCAAGTTATCAAAGTCAAGATCCTGACCAAGCTGTGTAATCAACACAGTTAGGTCGTTCTGGAACAATACACTGTGCGGCAAGCCCATCTTGTCGAGATAGTAGGTAAGTCTGTTGTTTAGATACGCAAGATTCTGATCAATAATCTTTTTACGGATAAAACTATCCTTGCTTGTTAACAGTTTAAGCAAAAACTCTTGATGTTCTTTCAAACTAGTAAAAGAATTTACCTTATCCCATGTAATTTCTTGCATGGCTGTGTTGCGTAGTTCGTCAATTTGTTCTTGATACGGATCTGTTTCGCTTGCTTTAACAGTTAATTGTGTTTCAAGTGTTTTTAAATTATTTTGATGCTTGAGTGCTTGCTCAACTGTATCATAATACGTATCAGGTCTTGTGCTTACATCACCGATGTTTGCGATCTCTTTGGTAATCTTGGCCAGATCTGTTGTAACTTTATCCAAATACTTCTGAGCCTCTGCAAGATGCAGAGTAGCTTCCCCAGTCATGGACTCGTGTTTGTGGTCGTGAAGCTGTTGTTCACAAGCATGACAAGTTTTGTTTGCTAGACTTTCTAATTCTTTTGTATACTTTGTTAGACTTTTTTCAGCTTGTGTTAATGCACTTTCTAAAGTTGCACGTTCTTTATTCAAACTTTTTAACTGTGCAGTTTGCTCAATGTACAATTTTAACTGATTATGAGATGCAAGTTCAGCTTCAATATCAACATTTTCCAATTCAATGATAGCCCGTGCCATCTTTTCAATGTCCACATCGTGTTGAGTATTCCATGCAGTTTGTCTTGTAAGCAAACTATCAACACTTAGCTGGATCTTTTCATTGGATTTCTTTGCTGCCTCTATATCAGCATTCTCTTGATAGATGTTATCTTTAGTAGTTTTAACAAGTTCTTTAAGCAACTCTGCTTTTTCACTTAGCAACGTAATGCCCAACAACTGTTCAATAATAACACGCTGGTCATTTGCCCGCATGGACAAAAATGGTTCTGTATAAGTGTTTAGTGCTACAATATGTTTGAACATATCGTGACTCATGCCCAACAAATCGTCAAGGTCCTTTTGCGTTTCACGCATATCGCCTTGTGCGTCGTCAGTTTCTTCTGTTTCTTGTGCTTGATTGTTGACAAAGAACTGTAGCACATTAGGTTTACGACCACGTTCAATACGATAATCGATTCCGTTCTTTTCAAAACTCAGTGTAACCAACATTCCTTTATTATTAATCTTGTTAATGAGATTATCTTTTTTAATGTTAGTTAAGGCATTGCCGTAAAGTGCATAGCTTAATGCATTGACGATAGTAGTTTTGCCTGTGCCATTACGACTTCCGCTGTCATCCCCACCTTGATCCAAGTTTTCTCCAAGGACCAGTGTTAAATGTTCTTTATCAAAATTTACAGCTTGGGTTTGATTACCCACGCTCATGAAATTACGTACTGTTAAATCTTTAATTGTTATCATAGGCTATTATAAATTTCCAAAAGTGTATTTTTGTTAAACTGTTCTGAATCAATGCTAATAATTTGACTAGAAACAATCTGATCCACACTTTCAAATGATTGGATGTCAATGCTTGTATTGATTTCAAGATCCTTCTTTTCCGCAATCAACGTAAGTTCGCGAATATTGTAATCTGAAATAAACTTTTCTTTAATAAAACTTGCTTCTTCGTAGCTGATATCTATGTCTAGTGTAACACGTAAATGTTGCTTGGGCAAGATAATTTTATCCGCATCGTCTATTAGCTGGCTGAGTTTTACTGTACGGAATGTGGGTTGATTATCCCAAGCATGATACACTGGTTTACCGCCCCATTCTAAAATCATCATACCGCGATCATCGTCCCATGCGTCTGCATAATTGTGTGGGAACGCATTGCCAATATAAATCATGTTTTGACGTTGTTGTCGTTTATGAAAGTGTCCGCTAAACCCAAGTTCGTAGTTTTTAAAACTATCCAACTGAATTTCACCATGATCCGGCATCTGAACCATGGCATTCATGAAGAAACTGGGCAATTCAAAGTGACCAAAGATATATTTGCCACCTTTCTTGCCTATGGTTTTCCATTCGTCTCCGACAAGCCACGGACATAAGGTGACGTCGCCAATAGTAGTAGGTTCGTGTACCACAGTAATTCCAGGAATATACTTTCCGAATTCGACGCTGTGAATATCCCGCTTGTCTTTGTAATAAAGATCATGATTACCAGGAAAGAAATAAAACTTATCAAAAGCCTGTCCCAGTTTCTCAAGGGCTCTAAGGCTGTAGTCCATAGTTGTAA